TCATTCCGATATATTCTTTCTGATCACCTTCGCCGGATTCCCTACCGCCACACTATCATCGGGTATATTTTTCGTCACCACACTTCCGGCGCCAATAATACAGCGATCACCAATTGTTACGCCAGGACAAATTACAGCACCACCGCCAATCCAGCAATCCTCTCCTATCGTCACCGGATAGGCATATTCCTTCGGGGTACGACGTTCTACATAATCCATCGGATGTTGTGGAGTATAAATCTGTACACAAGGTCCCACTAATGTATGGGCACCAATCGTGATATAACCTCCGTCCAGAAAAGTACAATTTGCATTCACAAATACGTGTTCACCCAGACGGATACCATCCCCATGATCGCAATGGAAAGGCGGGCACACAACGGATGTCTCCGGTATTCCCGGTATCAGGTCTTCCAACAATCCTCTGTAAGCCTCATCGTAAGTACTCAGTTTCCGCATTCTTGCCAGCAACTTCTTGGCATATTCAAACTTTACCTGTACTTCCGGGGCAGACATATCCGCCAGTTGCGAACTACGCATTTTCTCTACTTCATTCATATATTTCAATTACCAGATTATACTCTCAAAAGCGTAATTATTCACCCTTTCGCCATTACACTTTCCACAAAAATAGATATTTATTCCAAACAGCCAACCATACTGATAAAAAGAAACAGTAAATGTTTTCAAAAGAATCGCAGCTATACTATTTTATATACAAAAAATATTCGTATATTTATTGCAATTTAAACAGAAACAAGCATTCGCAATAAAACTATTTTAAAGACAAACTGGGAAGTTCCCGCACTTTATGAAAACTATATTCTTTTTTATATGCATATCACTTTGTACTACATATATATATGCACAGACAAATTATTATGCTGTAACTAAAACATTCAATGAAAATGGTTACATCTACCAATGCGATGTGGCAGCGTCAAAGACAGTCACACTCTATTACAAGAGTAACAAATTACTCTTTACCACTCAAAGTTACAAAAATACAGGAGAAACTTTCTCACAAACAGATGAAGGTATCGTTTTACTACAATATGACGCATGGACACGAGTAGAGCGCCTTTCCATTGTAAACGCTGCATTTTCCGCTAGTGAAAAGCAAAGAGTAAAAGGCCACGAACTCATAATAACAATGTGCATAAATTCAGATACCGGCAAGGTTGATGAGGTCGAATTTTCTTTCATGAACTTCGGTACTTATGCCACAATCCCTATCTCTGTTTACCGTAAAATCGAAACAGATTTGAAAGAAAAGGTCTGGTATATCCCTACTGAAGAGGGCAAAAAATTAAATTATATATACTATTGGTGGGCACAAGAGCCCCAATAATAAGCCTTATAGTCAGTGATAGCGCCAGAAAAAAACTAAAGATAAAAAAAGGAGGACACCCGTACATTACGATACCCCTCTTTTTGACTATTTACGATGATAATATCGTAACTTATTGAACAATAACGCATTAATTAAATTGTGCAAGGCAGGGTTATAGCCCAAAAAGCTAATTAAAGGCAAAATAACCCTTTTTTGGTAGAAACTCCTACTCTACGATGTAGGCTTTCATGTAGTCCGATTAAGGTCAACTAAGGACAATTAAGGACAACTGATGCCAAATGGACACAATTAAATTAATGCGTTATGTTTTCATTAACAATCAAGGGTAAGGAGAACCCCAAATCTCCCCAGTTAGTCAAACTGGAAATGATTTTCTTCAAAACGGGTTATGCCAGGGTTCCGAAAGTATTAAGCATCACGGGACCATTCAGTGAGTGGGATAACGAAACCCAGTGCTTCACATCTAAGTCGTCCGAGGCGGTAGAGAAAAACAAACGACTGCTCGACCTCAAAACAAAATACCTGAAAGTGGCAGAAGACTGGGAAGTAGAAAACAAACCTTGGGCTCCTGTACAATGGTCGCATCACTTCGACGTTCAAGAACAGAAAAAACAGGAAGTAAAAGTAATTTCTGTAGCGAAAGCACTCGATCTTATCATTGAACAGATAAGTAAGAGGCAGCGTATCAAACACGGACAAGTGTTATCCAGTGTTGGTACGGCTCGTTCCTACAAAGACTTGCGCACGACCTTAAACCAGTTCACCATTGAGAAATACGAACGGGCGTTCTCTACTTACTACTTCAACGAAATCACCACCGAGTTCGTAAACGATTACGTATTCTTTATTCAGAAGCGGGCAGCGGAACGGCACAACGAGGGAAATCTATATGGCCGTATGCGTAAATTCTACGGTTTACTATTCTATGCAGACAAAATGCGCATTCCGGATATAGACCTCACTGTTTTTGAACAGTCAAAGCCAAAGGCCAAAGCAAAGCCTTTTGTCCCCAAAACCTTACCGGCTGATATAATCACTAAAATCGAGAACATCGACAGAAGTCTTTTTTCCCGGTTAGAGCTATTCCACATCGACCTCTTCCTGTTTAGCTATTACACGGGCGGTATGGCTAATATCGACGTGGCATATCTGACTAAAGATTGCATCGACCAAGACGGCAGACTCAACTACGAGCGTATCAAATTCCCTAAAACAGCCCGTATGAAATTCACTGCGAAAGCTCAGGCTATTGTTGACCGTCACAAAGACAAATGCTACGGAGATTATCTATTGCCGGTATTCTCCCACAAACATCAAACAGAGGCACAAAAAAGAGGCCGCCTGAAAAGATTATGTGATAAAGTAAACAAGACACTCAAAAAAGTGAAAGGGCTAATAAAGTACAAAGGCAAATTGACGTGGTATTCGGCTCGTGGTACGTTTATCTCAAAGATGATAGACAATAATATCCACCCCATAATTGTAGCTCAAATGGCTGGTAATAGTCCTAACACCATTTACAAACATTACTTTAAAAATACGACAGAAGATGTAATAGACAAACAGGTAGAAAAGGCATACGGATATTAAAGAACCAGAAAGCGATAAAGGGCATCCAAATGATGTCCTTTATCATTTAATATATCTGCGGCAAAGCCACAAAAACGCCATGAAAATAAGAAACGAAACGGCACTAATCACAATTACCGACAGCCAAAGCGGAAATCCCAGACCAAAGCCCAGCGCAAACACAGCACCTTCCAGGAAGCCCAACGGATTAATGGAACTGAACTCAAACCCATCGGTTTTCGGAGCGCTTATATAAGTCAGCACACAAAACAGCAATATCAACCCAATGGCTGATATTGCAAAAGTTTTCAGATTATATTTCGCTATATTATTCACTTGCTTTCCTTAACCTTATCCACAAATTCTTTTGCCGGTTTGAATGCCGGTACGTTGTGAGCCGGAATAACAATCGTAGTGTTTTTCGATATATTTCGTGCCACCTTCTCCGCACGATGCTTAATATGGAACGTCCCGAACCCTCTTAAATAAACATTTTCACCCGAAGCCATAGAGCCTTTCACATTTTCCATAAACGCTTCAACGATAGAAGAAACCTGAACTTTCTCCGCTCCGGTTGATTTAGCGATTTTATCAATAATATCTGCTTTAGTCATTTTTTAAAGTTTTTTAGTTAGATGCGCAAAGATAGCACTTTAAATGGAAAAATAATGTCCGATTACCCCTTAAAAAACAGCCCGTCAGAAGCCTTATTCGATTAATATATACATACTTATATACTGTTATCTTCTTATTGTTCAAGAGAATAAAAGTACTGTCTTCATTAAGGGTTTCAGAGACTAAAAAAATCAAAAATCACATCTCAGCAAAAGGATCTGACATCAAAATCAGACGGTGGCAACCTGACATAACAGTCATCCGATAACAACGAAGCCATAATTACCATACCATCCCTCAGCGTGAAGCACAAACGATTATTTTTTCTCTCCACATGGGTAATATCAGAAAACGGCACAGGGAACGGCTGGTTATTTCCCCGGAAAATCAGTCCCTCACGACCGTATTTAAAACTGGAAACATCCGGATACTCTTGAAGAAATTGTTTCACCGGAGATTGAATGGAGAAATAGTCTTCTATGCCGTCATACATATTCCATATTTCCATGCCTTCCTTTTCGGCTCTTTCCAAAAGATGTTTTATTATTGGTTCCTCGCTGTTTCCATAAACAACGACTTCCGAAGCCAGAAAATCAGCCCTATGGGGAAATCCATCCAAAGTTACACGAACGGCTGCCTTCCCTAAAACTCGTTTATAACGTAACTGGTCTTTATAAGAATAATCTACCTGCTGCTTTTCGGATGAAATCACGGCATACAGTTGGACTTTCGGATAGGATTGGGCATATTCCATAACAACCTCTGCCGCCAGCATTTCAAAGCCACTCCTTGCTTCAGAAAGAAAAATAGTTTTCCCTTCATTATATAACTCCTCAATGACATAAAACAATTCTGTCCGGATTACATTTTCCAGATTCCGGTCTGGAACATTATCGGGGGTAATCAATCCACCGTTACCAACAAAGGCAATCGCTTTTTCCTTTATAATCTTCATCTTAGCCTGGTCTTTTAGGGAATTAATATTGAGGGGGAAGTCATAAAAAGCACGGAACCAACAAGACCTCCCCGGGTGCGACCAAGCAACCCACAAGACACAAGCCAGCTCCGTGCTATACCCTAACACGTGCTGTCTAATGCCTTGTTACTGTTTTTCTCTCATTTTCTTGGTCGCTTTGGGAGGTTAAACAGCAATTCGTATGTTTTTGTTTCGAAATCTATTCTATAAGCATCCGTTTTTTCAATTACAATGCAAAGGTAATCAATTCAGCTAAATTTAGGCAATTAATCCCGGATTTTAAGTCAGCCACGGATTTTTATAAGGGTCGAAATCAGTCTGAAACGTCGTTAGCTGCCAGTCTGTTATCGGTTTTTTGTCTTCGGCCAGTTTACGAGGTATCTGGGGGTTAAGCCGTAGTTTGGAAGCGTCATTCAACCATTTCATTGAATCCTCATAATCCTTCATCCGAATGGCACTCACATTATTCGGGGCGATTAGCTTTGTCAGTTCGTACACAGCCAACCGTACCATGTGTTTTTTGATATTATAATTTCGGGGATCATTCAGCGCGATATTATGCCCTACGATAGGAACATCGGCATTGACATCCATACCCGGATAAAATACCCGGCCTTCATAAACTACATACTCGTGCCTTTCCAGTTCATAATTGTTATAACTCGGATCATAATCAGCTACAGCCCCCCAACAATCCGACTCCATCGGGTTGATATTGTTGTCAAACCCTTCCAGTGTCAGCAACGCATAAAAAGCCCCCTCAAACGACACCACATCCCATACTTCATACGGAACCGGCAACCATTCGGCGGTTTCTTTCTCCTGCCACCCGACAACCATTGGGATGCAGATATTCCCAAACTGAAACCCGTTATCTTCCATACAACGGAAAACCACATCATTGTATTTCACAATATCCCCGGTATGATAAGTGGCAAACTGCGAATACCGGACCACTTCATCCACATTGAGATTAAAATCGTCGTGTTCTTCCCAGTATATCATTGTAGCCGGTGCTTTATAGCCGCTAATCGAGCGGATAACCTCGTAGATGCGCCCTTCCTGATAAATATAGGCGCCTACTGGAAAGGTTATCCGTCGGTCGTATTCGGCGATGTATTTCCCCCGGTTCAATTCCTGTTCTATCTCGTAATTCTCGCTGAGATATTCGGTAATACTCATTTCTGCGGACTCCTCCGCCTGAATAAACCGCTCCGGATTATTGCGGGTCATTTGGGAAAGGGCTTCTGCCGTGATAATTCCCAGATAGTCTGAATCGTTTAAAAATCGTCTGTACATATTCGTTTAATAATTAAATCCTTCTTGAATTACGGCGGTAGTAACCACTGAACTGTTATTATCGCCGCTTTTATACTTATACCAGCTATCCCGGAGATAATAACATAGCAGATAATCCAGGCAGTCCGACAGATGACCGTATTTCTCGAACTTCATCCCGGTCTTCGCATCTGTTACCTTATGCTTCGCCTTCGTGCCGTCTTCATTTTTCTGTTGGTAAATCATATCCTCGGTCAGTTTCCGGCATTTCAGGTCTATTTCTACCGTCCATCCGTTATATCCTGTAAATACCTCATTGACAAATCCGCAACGAATCACTTGCGGGGGTTGCTTTTTAAGTAACTTTAGCTTCGGACGAAGAACGCCTTTTCCCAAAGTATCGAGAATAACCGTGTAGTTATTGATACCGTCCTCTGTGGCCGTAGAACGTTGCAATCCAGAAGGATCACCTGTTACATCCACTCCGCCGATATGTTTTTCCCGATATAGTTTTTGTTGCATCCGTCGGGCCAGTGCAGGAGTGTTATTTTCCTTATCCTGTGGTTTGCCCAATACCTCCTCCAGGATGTACACCTTCTTCTTTTCGTAATCGATTTGTGCAAGCAACACGGACATCTGCGGTGCTACATTGAAGTCCCATACGGTAATCAAAGGTTTGGTCGGATCGTACACACGTTCTTTTAAACCGGCAATCAAATGTTTAACGCCGTCAAACTTGTTGTAAACAGCCATATCGTTCGACTCCACGAAATCCCAGTTCCCATACAATAGTCTTTCTTTCGTCGCTTGGTCTGAAATCTTATTCAGGGCGGCCTCGTAGGTCTGTCGGAAAGCGATGTCCGGATTGTCGAACACACTGAAAGGCACATAAAACTCACCTTCCCGAAGAATCGCCTTATCTCCGTTGTCGTCCTGCACGAATCGGCTGCGCACCCAGTTTGTCGTAGGATTGGTCGTCAGTAGTAATTTAGATACCATGAACGTTTCGTGTGTCCGCCAGCGTAAACGGGAAAACAAGACTTCCACGGCACGCTGCGAGATTTCACTCACCTCGTCGATAAATCCAATAGTGTATTCCGAAGAACCGAACCTTTCAAAATTGGGGTCACTGGGAATGTCAGCGAGTTCTTTCATTATAATCACTGAGTCATTCCAAAATGTCAGTGTCCCCTCAATGTTATTCACCCTGTAATGAACATCCTCCACCAGCCCCCATTTCTTGATAATCATCCGGATAGTATTCCACGTCGATTCCTTCAGCGATTTCAGCGTTTTACGACCAACCACGGCTCGAATATTTTCAAACCGGAGGCAACTACTCACAATCCACACGCTACCGATGTACGATTTACCACCGCCTGCGGCTCCGCCACCCAGCACAAGCTGAGGAACATTCATATTGTTACATTGGTAACAAAACGGCTTGTATTGCGGGTTATGGTTTATATCGTAACCAATCAGTTGTTGCCGGATAGTGCCCCCGCACAATGGACACTCCGGTTGCAACAGCTTCCAGAGTTCGTATTGCTTGGGGGACGGGCAAAAGTCAATGTGAAGCTGTTCAGGAGCCTTTAATTTCCGGCTTTTCCCCATTACTCAATAGTGATAGTAATTTCCTTCTCCCGGCTTAAAATCTCATTTAACTTGTCAGAAGTGGCACGGGATTCCAGGACTTTCCCCTTTACACTGTTCTTACCTACCAATATGCAACCCTCTGTATCTTCCGCATCGTTTCCCGGATGGATTAAAACACCCAAAAAGTGCGGCACATCGTGCAGGCAAGGTAATATCCGTTTAAAGCGTGGGCTACGTGTCATACTCACTTTATAGCACCCGGCGGGAATAGCGGTACGGCCATATTCTTTCTCCTTGCACCGGCATTTGATACCTTGTGGGGTATCAGGGCAAAGCAGTGGCAAAATCCGGACGGTATCTTCCAGCGTATTGCAGAAGAACTTCCCGTCAATAAAAAGGTCGCCGATAGTATAATCCGGCCCCTTGAATTTTCGTTTCAGCAAAAGTTTCATCTTTGGATATATTAAGATTACATCCGAAGAATAGTAGCCTAATCCCTTCAATGTTGTTTTTACAACATAAAACAATCCAAAATTACTCATTATGTATAGGTCCGATTTGCTTTATTGGTATTGATATGTTTAATTATGTGAAAAGCAACAGCGTAAAGTGAAATATATCTCCTTAGATAATAGGGCAATGAATAATATTCTATATTTTTGTAAAAAGGCATCTTCATAAGACGTGGTTGAATTGGCTGGTAATAAAATTAGTAGAATAATGATGAAGGGCTAAATAACAAACTTAGAATCTAACATATTGTTTAACAATTTAAAATATATACCTTATGTGCTACATGGAAAACGAAGATAATGACGAAAATGTCAATGAACAAGATCATGACGAACAAGAAATTAATTCACCTGAAGAGAATGATTTGGAAGAAGATTTGCTTGATAATGATCCCGAAGAAGACACGAGTACAAATGAGCAAAGTGTGGAAAAGAACGTAAAAGACAATTCTGATATAGAATCTAACAGAAAAAAAGAGTGTAAAAGCAATATCAGTTTTGGAAGTGGATACGGTGCTTGTTACAAATGTGGCTGTCGAAGATTTGAAGGAACGACACATGATGATATTTGTCATAATTGTGGACATAGTTATTATGATCATTCTTAATTCGGAAGGAGGATTAATATGGCATTTGGTACGTATTTAGCAATAACAGGTGGTCTGAAACTCTTAGAACGTTGTTTAGGACCTAAATTAGACACATGGAGTGGAAAAAATGCTCTTGATGCAAAAATAAGGGAAGAGGAAAGACTTGGTAAAATAAACCTGCAAGATCGTGCTCATTTAGATAAAAAGGAAATCACAGAATTGCAGACAATTTTAAATAGGAACGAACAAAATAGAAAAATCTTTTATGAAAAATGTTTTCCTTTGGAAAATCCTTATGAATTAGTTATAAATAATTCCTTATCCTTGAATGAAAATGGAACAGTAAGACTGAAAACTGTACAAGCTAATGGGAAGAGCATAGTACCTTGTCGAATTATTTCCTCTTTGAAAGAAGACGAACAAGTGTATGCTCCTGCAATAAATGCTACGTTATCTTCCTTTATGGCGACTTTCTTTCCCGCAAATTCGGAAAGAGCTGTTGTTTCAGATATTGGTGCATGGAAACCCAATATACCAGCAGATGATACATATATAAACCATTTATACAACTGCTTAAAGCAACAGCCTACCATGCTCATTACACCTACAGTATTAGGAGAAACTTTTGTAATTAAAATGTGGTCTTGGGGATTAGGTGAAAATTTGGAGTATCCTGTGGGGTTTGAATTTGGACGTATTAATATTGGCAGATTACACGAACAAACAGTCTATGAAGAAACAATTAAAATGATAAAGTTAGCTGAAAGTAAACAATTAAATAATTATGATCTGCTTGAATTATTTAGTCCTCCATTAAAAGAAAATATATCTTTTGTAAAGATAATGCAAGAGAAAAAAATGGAAGGTGATTTAGCTGATTTTTTCTTAAAAAAATTAGTTACTGCACCTGAAATAGTAAGAGAAGTGAGAAAAAGGAACTCCGAAAAAATATCAAGTGTATTTTGCTGTATGTCAGGGATGTATGCGGATGCTTATCATTTATTGGAACACAAAACAACGCCCATATTACCAGCATTGTTACCTTTTCTTCCTGGGACTGAAACTTTTATGCCACAATTGCAAAAACATTATACAATTTTGTTAGATAAATTTCAAGTAAGAGAAAGCAATAAAGAATTAGTGGCAAATATTTATGCTGATGTTGTCGAGGCATTTTTTAATCCTAAAATAGATATTCCGAAGGAAAGAGGATTATTGGAAAATGCTCAATCTTTTCTTACTGCACATGAAAATAGAATATCGAAGTCCAATTATAGTAAATTGCGCAATAGATTAAATTGCAGTATTGATAATCTAAATAGTATCAAAGAAAATAATCAAACACAATTGTCATGGAGTTAAAAGAGTTAAAAGAATTGATGGCTCTAAAAGCGGAAGAACAAACAAATATTCCCAAATTACAGTCCATTTCAGAATTTTATCAAGAGCTTCGAAATTTTGTTGATAATCTAAATTTATACAAAATGGAGTTTATCGAAAATTATATTGATGCCCCATTAAATAAATGGTATCAATTAGAGCAAATGTCGTGGTTAAAAGATAAATGTGTTGTTGGAATAATGGGACGATATTCAACAGGAAAAACAACTTTGATGAACTCTTTGCTAAAATTGAATTTGCCAACAGACTCAGAAGCTAATACAGCATTGCCAACATATATTGCTTATGGAAAACAAACTGAGTTTCGTATTTTGGATGCAAATGGAGAAATCAAGAAAATACCAGAAAGTATGATAAAAATGCTTGACCATGAATATTCGGGCAATTTTCCATTTTCAAAAATCATACAATATATAGTGCTAAATCAACATGCAGAACTCTTGCGAAAAATTAGTTTTTTAGATACACCTGGTATTTCTAAAGATGAAAGAGATTTACATCTTACTGCCAGTGTTATTGATCAATGTGACGTTATATTTTGGTTGGTAAGTGCTATGAATGGCCAATTGGATGCTCAAACTGAAATCCCTTTTTTAAAAAAGTATATAGCTAATGAAAATTTATATATAATTCTTACTTTCACTGATCAATGTTATGACGTAGTAGGTGTTAAAAACACAATAACACAAACATTAAAAAAAGAGGATATTGCATACAAAGGAATATTAGAATTTTCAAGAGACGAATTGCAAATGGAAAATAGTTTGGAAAAAATTATTTCAACACTACAAATTGAAGAGGAAAAATTTGAAGCATTCCAGCCGATAACTTTTTTGGAAAATGTTTTAAGAAGTATCAACGAACAGATTACAGAATTGTTAACTGAGGCTACAGAAAAGAAAAATGACATCGAAAAAGAATGTACAAACTATCTAAATAGTATAAAGAATATATTTGCTTCATTGGGTAGTAATCTTGAATATTCAACAAGAGAATTAAATTCATTAACAAATACCGTAAGTAGTAGATGCTCTAATGTTATGTTTTGTAATGCAACATACCAACAGCTACAAGGTAATTTGAATGCCTTAATTAATAGATACAACAGTATGATTAATGATTATAATAACTTGGATACTGATGAAATCATTAACTTTGGAGCAATGAATGTACACTTAGAGACCTATGAATCTCACATTGAGTCGCTTACGGAAAGTAGAAATAAATGTATTGAATTGACTAACAGATTAAAAAAACTTTTTAAATAGATAATATCATGGAACTAAAAATAAATAAATACAAACAATTTATTCTTAATACAGCTATTAAAGCTGAATCTAAAAAGTGGATTGATGTTACTACATTAGAAAATATCAAATCCTCTTTAGATACTGATGAATTGACCATTGGTTTTGTTGGAAAAATGAATATGGGTAAATCTTCAATAATAAATGCTTTAATATTTGAAGATGACATATTACCAACTTCTTCTACTCCTATGACCGTAACCTTGACTAGTATTAAGTATGGAGAACAAGAATCTGCCACTGTAACGACTATTGCTGAAAAAGATTTTGAAGAAATTTGCAAAATAAAAGATATAAGTGATGGTTCAGAATCTGCGGAAAGAATTCGGTCTGCAAAAGAGTTATATGAGGCTATTATTAAAATAGATAATTATAAGGATTTATTAGGAAAGACACAAGTTATAGAAGATTTGAAAGATTATGAAAAATATATAGGTTCAAATGGAAAACTATCAGCATTAACAAAGACAGTAGTTATTACATTGCCTAAAAAAGAATTACAAGGAATAACGATTATAGATACTCCGGGATTTAACGATCCAATTTCTTCTCGCGATGATGAAACTTTTAATTTTCTCTTATCTGCAAATGTAATCGTATTAGTACAAGATCCATACTCGGTATTTGATATTACAGATATGTATTTACTGGAATCGCAAATATCAAAAGCTGGCATTGGAAAAATGCTAATAGCAATTAACCGCTTTGATGCCTTAGGGGATATTTCATGGAAAGAAGAATTGAATAAAAGAATAACAAAAAAAAATAAAATTATTGCTGAAACAGAAAATGATATTGTTAAAGAGCTGCTAACAGATTGCAAAATGACTCCTGTCTCAAGTATTATGGCATTAATTGGATACTTAAAAAAACAAGGAGCTGAAATTTTGGCTGAGAATATGCAGGTTAATTTTTTCTATAGTAAAATTCAAGAAAGGTTCCCTGAATTGGAAACAGCCAATGATTATATTCAAAAAAGTAATATACTTTTATTAGAATCAGAAATAAATCGAATAGTGGAGGATCAAAAAGTTGCTATTTTACTTGATGCACCATTGAAAAAAATAAAGGAAATACTTAACTCTGTTTTGAAAAATAAAGAGAATGAAGTTAAGGATTGCGAGAATATAATAGAAGATTTAAAGAAAGGAATACCTGATATTGAGAAAGAAAAACAAGAATTTAGGCAATTTATAGAGATTCTATTTGATAGGTTTGCTATCTCAACAATACAAAGTACGCTTTTAGATTCTATTAGATTTGTGCTTGATGATTTGCAAAGTAAAAGAGCCAGTTTAATAACTGGAATTTCAAATAAATCATTTCCAGACCCAGGTAGATTTGATAAACAACAAAAAAAAGTAAATCATGAAAATATTCAACGTTTATACTGGGATATGGATAATAATATTCGTTTAAGTCTAAACACAAAATTAAATGGAAAAATTCGGGGTCAAGTTGAAGATGAAATCAATGACATCATTGCGTATTTGACTAAACATTTGCCATCTAATATGAAAAATATACATGGTAATTTTTTGAAAAAGTTGAAAGATGAACTAAAATGTAAACTGCAAAATATAATTATTAGCATAAACACAAAAATTCCAGATATTCCTTCTAATTCTACTTTTAGAAAACAAACTGCAGCGATGTACTATAAAAATATATTTAATCAGTCATATTTAGATGATTATTTAAATAACTTTCTCTCTCAATTTAGAACGTATGCAGGACAAGTTAAAACTGACTTAGAAGATGTCGCCGGGAAATTAGATAGAGAACAAAAACGTGTTTTTGACGCCGCTAATGATGAAAATAAAAGTCAGCAATTAATTGGAGAAAAAGAAAATGAAAAACAGACTTTAAATGTAGAAATAACAGAGATAAATACAGTTCTAGAAGGTTTAAATTCAATAACTATTAATGTAGAATAATTATGCCAACAATTTTATTTTTTTTATTAGGAACAGGCACAGGTGTTGCTCTTAAATATCTATGGGATAAATATAAAGATTTTGAGACTACTCAAAGTCAGGAACTTATTACACAGATAACAACTCCTATTATTATTGAAGAAAATATAGAATTGCCAGACAATGAAACAGATAGATTTTATATACAATCTATTAGTTCGCTATTTGGTAGTTATGATGTGAATATAAATGAATTGAACGCTTTTGGAACATTATGTAATAAAATTCAGCGTAAAATACGGGTTGATTTATTGGAATTACTTGTTAATCAAACATCTGCTCAATCATTACTGCATACATACCAAACTGAGAGCATCAAGCCATTCCAAGTGTCATTCAGTTTTGCTAATAGTGGTGCGTATATTTCAGGCAGTTATTTAACAGATACAATTAAAAATTTGGGACTTTTTGCAAGTTCAAATGAAAGTCTTGAGGGTAAAGTAGAATTAATCTTGAAGGCATACTATGCTAAAGGAATAGAAGCTATTCTCAATAATTTTGGAAAGGAATTTGAGAAGTTAGAATTATTAAACGATGTAAATGATTCTACTTTAGAAAAGTATTATAATACATTAAAAGAGGATATAAATTTCCATTTAAAGCTCCTAAACAAATAGGATATTTATTGACAATAGGTAAAATTGTAATTTCATAATAATAAGTCTTCCATAGCTACTTTTAATGTTGTTATGGGAGGCTTAAACGATAGATTTTTATTTTCGATACGGCTTTGAAATGACTTGTTTGCAAACATAGTTCTCTATTTTTGAATGTTAATATATTCCGAATACTTCACTTCCACGTATGGATTATCCGTTGTGATAACCTGATGCACCGCTTTCACCTTCTTCCAGAACAACCACCGTCGTTTATACTCAATCCACACGGCCTGCCTCAACGTCACGGGAAGGTGTACCGAACCAACCAGCGAATCCCTCTCGATAACCCCGTGCAACTGGATAAAAGGATTCATCATCGACACAGCCTGAATACGAACGGCAATCGAATCACGTACTACCACCGAATCACGTACCGTAGCACGAATCGGGGCATCAACCTCAATCTGGTGTTTGGCAGCCGCTTCGAGGTTCTTAATCTTAATCCCCATCTGTTTGATTTTTGCCAGATCATCAGCCCGGTAACGCTCCAATTCATCCATGCTTAACCGGAGTGTTTTCACATCCGTTGCCATGGTTGCCGAATCCACCTGCCACCGTTTTAAATCCGAGAGCAGGGCATCACTGTTTTGTTCGTGCCGGTCCCGTTCCTCTTTCAACCTCACAACTTTCCGTTGCTGCAACCACACCATACCGGCGAGCGCCGCTACAACCACTAATAAAATACCTGTCCTTCTATTCATAAGCCGACTTTTGAGGAACAAACCAGACAAATTCATCTTTATACATTTCGGGGAACAAAACCATGTACCCCTTGCATTTTCTTACGCTATCTGTCAGGTCTTCCAGGACAATACCCGTCTCACCCAACAAACCATCCAGGTGGATTTCGGTCAATTCCGGTGAGGGAACAACAGTAATCTGACTACCTTCCACTATCATAACCATTCTTCTTTAATCATTAAACAATAGCTTAAACTCTTCTTTTCGCCTGCGTTCCAGAACCACAGACACCTTTCCTTTTATCAGTCGGAAACTGACATACTCCCGGTAAACATCCCGGCATCCGCTACGGAGTTTCTTTACCAACTGGCTTTTCATCACGCGGGTTTCACCCACATTATAAGCCAATATACCAAGAAGCAGTGAATCCCGTCCAAAACTGCGGAACACGGCACATCGGTTTAATAAATCCGCACGCAGCAACGAATCTGCACATGCCTCACTCATTTCAGCCGTAAACGTTTCGTTTGCCACCAGCTTGTGCCCGTAACCCACATAGGGATGATGCTGGGCTGTATGTAGTCCCTCGTACCGTTTAATACAATCCACCGACTGTTCAAACAACGACTGGGAAAACACCGATGCGGGTATCAGCCCAAATGCAAGCAGGATAAGTACCATTCTCATTGATGCTTGAGCAATTCCTTAATATCGCCGCGCATTTCCCGAAGGTCGGCTTGAATGGACACGAACTGCGTCATCGTAGCCTCGAATACCGCTTTGTCGAGCTTGATTGCGTCTATCTTCTCGTACTGGTCTTCTATTTTTATTTCCAGTGTAGAACACCGGTCTGTCAGTTCGGCAATTCGGGAAGTGTTAGTGATATGCTGCACATAAATCGTGATGATAAACGAGAATATCACGAACAGCGAGCGGTAATTGTCTGCAAAAAAATCTTTGACTGTAGTCATAAGTAATTATTGTATTAAAATCGAAAAAGCATCTTTAACAGCCCGGATGAGCATTTCAGCCCCTGCGCTATCTTTGAATATCCCGAATATCACCAGGATAACAATCAGAGCGATATAAATAATCCGCTCCATATTCCGGCTACTAATCTTCTTCATGGGGCGGTGGGGTTTGAGGAACAACGACATTAAAAATGATATTACCGCCGCCGTCGCCTTTCTTCTTATCCTCTTGCGAATGCTTGATAGGATAAAGTTCCATCAATGCTTTTGCGGCATTCACCGAAACCGCCCTGAGCGACGCAGGTGAAAGGGCAACCCCGAACTTGTCGATATACTCGTTCTTGGCGGTTTCTGCCATCACCGATTTCAGCGTTTCAGCCACTTGCAGTTTTACGGCAATAGCTTCCGTTTCAATCTTTCGTTCTTCCAGCAATTCACTGATACAAGAAGCTATATGCGATTTGACAAGCAAACGGCGTGCAGCCAGGGAAAGATTTTTCTTATTTTCTCCAAACACCTCCCTGTAGCACGCCGTTGCTTGCCCGGCAAATTCTTTGTCCCCATTGACGAACAACTCGCAAAATTCCTTTTCGGCATCTGTCAGCTTTATATCTTTTTCTTGTTCTTCCATGATTATTCTTTCGTCGGAAACAGCCCCATGCAAATAAGAGACTGTGTGTTTCTTTATCACGGAATAGTCTTTTCTCCCCCGGAGGGTTTAACCAGATACGACTTTTCTTCAATTAATTGCTCCATCAGTACCTCGTAGAAAACATCGGCCAGAGCGTTAGCAGCGGCTTCGGCATCTGCCAGTGAGTTGATGGTACGCATGTTAAAGGCAATGTTCAGGTCGTAGCCTGAAATGACGGCCATCAGTTCCGTACCGTCATAATTCATCGCTCCGTAGGTCATCCGGTCGTCGGCTTTGAAAACAACCGTATCTTCTGTTTTCTGTTGTTCTTCCATTATGTAAGTATTATACAATCAGTTATACATTAATAAAATAATATTCTCTACTGAAAGAGAAGACAGAAATATAAAAAAGTCACAAGACTTAAATTTTAAAGTGAGCACGTGTCTTTTCCTTTTTCTGAATACAAATATCCCCGCCACCTTCCTGCCGTAACCGGGCAGAGCAGACCGCCGCCACATTCAAAGTAGCGGTCACATCGGCTCCAGCATCGTGCGCATCGTCCAGCTCGATACCGAGCCGCTCGGAAAGTATCTCCAGCTTGTACGAGGTTACATCCGGCAGATGGGCGAAAGCGAACCTGCCGAGGTCTATCGTATCCACGTAGTGCGGTTGGAAATTCCCGTAGAAATCCACCTTTCCGGCAAACACCTTTTCAAATTCCGGCATCAGCCCGGCGTAGGCTATCAATTGTTGGAGAAACCCGATGTCAAACGTGATATTCTGACCAATCAGTATTGGCTTACATTGTTGTCCCTTCGACAGGGTATTACGTTTGCCGAACTCAATCACATCCTGCGCCACTTCCTTCAAATCAACCCCCTGGTTATAAAGCATATCCATCGTAATAGCCGAATAAGTCAATGCCACCGGTTCATACTTCATCGATATACCGGCGTCTTCCTGAACAAGAGCCTGACGGGTTTTAAGTACCTTGCGTTTCGGTGCGCCGCCTATATCCAGCTTCCGGTAAGGAGCGATATACCTTGCATACCGTTCCAGCACTACCCAGTTATCCAGCCGCACAGCCTGCATAGCAAGCTGCGTGCAGGCACAGTCTACACAGTTCAGCCCGCCCGTCTCAAAGTCCAGGACAACGGCGGTATAAATTTTCGGTTCTACTTTTGGGGCTGCCATAAACGTATTTTTTGATACATGTCACGAATCGTTTCTTCATACTCCGTCAAAGAACCGTCATTGTCAATCACGAAATCATAAAAGGCTTCCGGCAGTTGCTTACGGGTTCTGTCCCGGAAAATCCGCTCCTCGTCGATACCCCTGGCAACCAACGTTTCATAGTTACTGCGCACCAGCACCGTAACAATCCTGAAACGATGTCCGTGAAGTTTCTTCAACGCCTGCACACCACTTTCGTCCACAACGTATGTACAATACCCTTCGGGCGGAACCTGGTCGCGCAATGCAAAATATTCATACCCTCCAAACTTGGTATGTGTCAGCATATCGCAGAAAGGAAAAATCTGGATATTCCGGATAAAATAATAATCCTTTCCATGCGTTTCGTCCGTTCGTTTGGAACGTGTCGTATGGCTGATAATACTAAAAACATTCAATTCATCCTGGAGCAGCTTCGACAGATAGGTCTTGCCCGAACCCGAAGCGCCCACAATGGCAATAATCGTAGGTTGCATTACATTACTTGAATTAAAGATGATTTATAAGTCGTCAAACTATTTGCGCCGGAGTAATCACTATACTTGATAACCACCGACACGATAATCACTTTATTTTTAAGACTTCCGATAGGGGCCGGATAATTTTGCAGAAAATCAGACCAGCATACCAGTTCCATCATATCGTTATTTTGTTGAAGCATGATTTTGGCAAACTTCTTTTGTTCGCCTGTCATCTTGTCTTTATAGGCTTTCTCTTCGGCCTCGCTGACCGTGGCGCAGACAACAATTCGTTTTCCCTCATTGTCAGCATCAAAAGCCCGCCGCAATTCCATGTAAGAGGCTTTCCCCTTCACTTTCGCTTTCAGTTCCGAACCGTCAAAAATCCGTCGGTAATCTATCGAACCGATACCCGAAACGGCAATCTGTTGCATTGACCAGAAATAATGCTTGCTGATTAACTCGTCCGGAAAATCCTTGTCTGCCAGTTCAAACCCCAGTTCACGGGCGGCACGGCTGAGAATGTCATACCGGTCTGTCACGGACTTTACCTTTTCTATATTGTCGAAACATCCCGCAAGAATCATATTCTTGACATGGCGGGCATTCACGGGCACACGGGTAGATTCTTCGGCATTATCCGGATCATCCCAAAACTCATATTTCTTTAACTTATAGCGGAATATGCGGAAAATAAAATTCTCGATAGAAAGATATTCCCCGTTCCGTTTTCGTTCGTCCACGATGTAATCCACCGCTTTTTTCCCCAGCATTTTAATCCGGGTGAGTGACCAGAATATTTCGTTGGTATCATAGTCCGTGAAAAATTGGGCTTCGGAAACATTCACGTCGGGCGGCACAATCATCGCCGAACTGCATTGCTCCATTTCCGACATCAAAGCGGGTATCTCTTTATCGTCTGCCCATTGCAAGGCTACCGTATAAAACGCCGTCGGATAATTGGCTTTTAACCAGGCGCCTGTATAAGCTGTGATTGCGTATGCAGTAGCGTGGGAGGCATTAAATAAATAAGTACCGGATAGTTCTATCATGTCCCAGACCTGCAAAGCATCTTCTTTCGGGCAACCACTCACTTTAGCACCTTTTATAAATTTTTCTTTCATCGCACGGATCTTATCTGTGCGTTTTTTAGAGATAAGTTTTAGCAGATTTACACCTTCACCAAGTGAAAAGCCTCCCAATTCACGGGCTATTTGGGCAACCTGTTCTTGGTAGCAATTATGAACGACCAAACCTCCCACACAAAAACTGTGATTATTCTCAACAGAAATATCGTATGTCCTTTTGATTCCATCTTCTTTTACGCTTAAAACCATTCCCCACACATCATGCTCGCAACTACCACCGTATCTTTCTATGGTCTGCAAATAACAAGGAATATTTTTCTTCATCCGGCTGCGTAGGTATTTTGCATTATATTTTGATTGCAATTTCTTAAAATCCACAGTATTGAGGTACATGGACGGAACACGGCAGCCACAACTACGTTTGGAAATATCCGTGAAGCGTTTCTTAAATACATACTGTAATTTTTTAGTAGCATTATCCCCAAATTTTACACAGTTTACCTTCTGTCCGTTTTCATAAGTTTCAAAATAGGAAGAGGGTATCCTAAAAGATTGTAAAGCATAAAAAATCTGTTTGGCCATATACGGATTGACAATCCTGACCAATCCGTTACTCATACAACCGTCACCTTCAAAAAAGCCGGATAATAACATTAAAGTAGGCTTTATTGGAATAAATTTGTCATAAGACAGACATTCATCCAGTCCGATAAACTTTAAATACTCTTTAAATGGATTCGGACGGGTATGGTTTGACCATGAATCTTTTGTATAAGTCAATCGAACATACCAACAGCGGATACAAAAATAAACGACACTATTCAGGTCGAAGCATTCATCGAATATTCCTGCTATGGTTTCCGCTTCTGCTTTATTGCGACAAGCTATTGAAGGTGTGCCGGTTGGCGCATACGAACCATTCGCCAGATAAATCCCCAAACACCAATCCTTCAAAGTTCCCGTTTCTGTTGCTTCGTCCGACATCCAAAATCCTTTTATCAGGTGTTTCTTTGGAATAAGCTCACCGGATTCAACCCAACCGTATTGAGTCAAGACCTTGTGGTCTTTTGTACAGACCAGTTCCTCCCCATGAGTAGTACGAACCCGTATGGTCTGTTTTTCCCCTTTACACATTATACAACTGACATATTGATACGTTCCATCCTCAGTCAGCACATAGTCACCCGCCCTGACTTGTTGTATGGGATTATTACCCTCTTTCGTCTGAACCACGGAATCTTCAGCTATACATAGTTGCCCATACGTGTTTTTCAGAGCCTCATACGTTCCCCAAAGATAGACCGGAGCCACATCACCTCGTTTACAGTTTAAATACCTTTCAGTAGAACCCGCCTCAATAGTGGCAGGCCGGTAAAGCGCATTGGCCGCAATCAGGTCGTGAATATTCGTCGGTTTCATATCCATCAGGAACTTAGTCATCCCTTTTGATGAAAACTGAAATACATTCTGGGTAAACCCGTCTGAAAGCAAGCGATAAGTCTTCTCGTCGTCCAGTCCGCCTTTCACAATATCGTCAAACCGTAATCCGGCATCATATACCCGGTTACATTCGTTTATAGTCGATTGGATTTTCGACAGCTCCTTAATTCCCAGACAGTCATTTTTCAGCAGACCCACTTCATCCAGCGAGTAGCCGTCCAGTTCCGACACCAACACGTCATCTACCTTTTTTAGGGGAGTGTAATCGAAACATTCCATTTCTGCACCGTCTTTTTGCTCCGGCGTAATTAAGATAGCCGAGGCGTGGATAGAACCCGAACGGGGCTGGCCCATCAAAGGGCGGATGTCCTCAATCACTTGTGGATAGTCCGTAATAAACTTCTTCACCTTCTTATTAGTAAACGCCAGTTTAAACAAGTCCGTCCAGGTCATCTTGTCATCATCGAATATCGATGTGATATAATTCACAATATTCAGTGGAACCCGGTGTACACGTGCCACGTCTTTGATGGCGGCTTTGATTTTCAAGGTAGTCAAAGTCCCGGCAGAAAATACCCGCTGTTTCCCGTTGATATTATAACGCCGTTCCAGATACTCTTTCACTTCCTGACGGCGGTCGGATTGGAAGTCTATATCCACATCGGCGAGTGTACCGCCGGGACCCTGACGATAACCGTCACTTACCGAACAATCCAGCACCTGAACCGGATTCATTTCTTGTCTTATACTTACATGCTTTATCTTCATAAGGTCAATCTTTCTTTAGCTATTTGAAAAATGGTCTCCTCTTTCTCGATACCGATAAACCGTCGGCCCGTGTTCCGGCAGGCAACTCCTGTCGAGCCGCTGCCCATCACAAAATCTATCACCAAATCACCTTCATTGGTATAGGTACGGATAAAATACTCCAGCAAAGCAACCGGCTTTTGGGTAGCGTGCAGGTAACAGGTCTGTTTGTCCGTGCTGTATTTCAATACTGACCGGGGATATCGTTCCGTGCTGTCATAGTCCGTGTATAACCCGTGTTCCCGGTATATGTCACCTTGGCTGCATTTCCGACGATGCACGGAAGCCACTACCTTCCGGCTGTGTCCCGCTGTTTTGATGGGATGATAAAGAGGTAACTTGTGATAAAAGACCAATATGTCCTCATGGCTTTTCAGGGGCATCCGGTTCGCATTTAAAAAACCGGTAGCCGTAGTCTTTTCCCAAACCCAGCTATACCGCAAACGCCGCAGGTTTGAATTTCCCAATGCACTTGTGAAAGGTTGCTGGCAGAAAAGAAGCACCGGAGTACGGTCACGGCATACGCCGCGTATGGCATTCCACATCAGTGGAAAATCAATCACCGAATCCCAACGGCAATGTGTTGTGCCGTATGGGGGATCGGCAAGAATTAAATCGGCTTTCACTCCCCGGGCAGCCAGAGAAGGTAACACGTCAAGGCAGTCGCCGTGGTACAGAAAAATGTTATTGTCTATCTCGGTCGGATGGAACATGGTTTATATAGTTAATCGTCCACAAATAATCTTTATGGTCGAACACTACATCGTCACCATCTTTCAATTCATCGGCATATACTATCACCTCTTCTTCATCCCGCACGACAAGTAATTGCGCATCCCGGTCGAAACGGACGATTTTACCGTTTTCCAGTTCAAACTCCACATACTCATCCGACTGCAATTCTCCGGCGAGTAGTGTCGCTTGGGCAGGATAAAGCCCGGCACGTTCGGGAAGCAGGAAACGCTCAAAAAGCAGGTCATACTTGATAGGGTCTATCAGGGTTATCCCCATCAGGTAAAGAGCCAGGCATCCTCCCGCAGAACCACGTCCGCAGCCGACGAGAATGCCATTACTCCGGGCCCAGTTTACCGTGTCGTACTGAACCAGCATGTAATCCACATTGTCGGTCGATTCCAAAATGTAAATCTCATGCTCCAACCGTTTCCGGTAAACGGCTTCTTCGCCTTTCGGAACTAACCGCTGAAAGCCTTCTTCCAATAAGGATAGAAACATGCTGTGCCGGTCGCCGTATTTCGTTTTTTCCTCGGCTGTCATATCATACCTCGGCATAAAATTCCGTTCAGTCTCATATCCCGCATCAGCTCCTTCAGCAATCTCAACCGTATTCCGGCACATCCGTTCAAACAAGGCTTTTACATCCCATTTCTTACTATCGAACAACGGCTCAATCACTGAAAAATGTTCGTCTATATCCTTAAAGAACTGTTCGTCGCTCTGCTCATGCGCCGCACCGGTAGCTATTTTGTTCAGAACAATCTTATTCCGGGCATCATCCCCGTCCAGATAGTAATTGTCACATATTAGTATAGGCTCTATCTCGAATGAAAAGGTGAACGGATCAGCAAAATTTTCAAAATAACAAGCTACCGATTTCAACACCTCTACATCAAGGCGTTCCGCTTTATACTCTGTTAAATCCACTTGAAAATACAGTTTACCGAAGGCCGCTTTCAATTTTTCGACAGCCTCCCAATGCGTTTTCAGCCAAAACCCCGAACGTTTCCCGAACACCAGCACATTTCCCCCGGCATGGTCGGTAAGTTGCCCGAGCGTCAGCGTATGCTCCTCACTATCCACCATTACCGCCTTTTGGATGCGCAACAGGTTACGGAGTCCATTTTGGGTTTGGCAATACAATTTCATTTCAACCGTTTCATCCCCGTGGCGAAGCCGGAACGAATACCCGAAAACATGTTTTAATCCGGCTGCGGAACATGCTTTCTGTAAATTCAACGTGCCACCCATCGTATTATAATCGCAGATACCGATAGCCGTATGACCGAGGTATTTCGCTTTACGTACCCAGTCTGCCAGTTCACCCGAACCGTTCAACAACTCGTAACCGGTATGCACCCCCAGATTGACATACGGTATGTTCAACCGGGTAGGCTGACGTTTGCCTGCATATTTCAGCAGCTTGAAATGAAACTCCTCCCGCAAATCGAAATAGTACCAGTTCTTGCCAAAAGCAAAGGCCGCATAAAAAATATCTTCTTCCATCAGTACGGACGGGTTCTCCATTAAATTAAAACGGATGTTCCCCTCGTCGCCCTTGAATATAGAACTCACTCCCGAAAGGTCTGCTAAAAACACCTTCCCGAAATCTTCTATCTCAACCACCTCGTCATCTATTTGCCGGTACGCTATTCGGTTAGCATCCAGCCATGCTGTTAATTCTTCCATTATTCTTGTAATTTGGATAATTTATATTCAATAGGTGTTTTCAACCTTTCCGCAAAAATCTCGAATATCTCTTCAAAAGAAAGGTCTTGCCAATCCTTCTCCGGGTTGGGAATATCAGCTACAAACACCTCAAAATAGGGTGCTAATTCCGTAGCGGTCTGTTTGATGGCCGCGACTGCATCCCCGTCATAACCGATGACCACCGTGCGGACACCTTTCACTTGCAACTTATAAATTTGGGTAAGGGAAATCTTCTTTCCGAAAGTGGCAACCACGGCAATATGGGAATTGTCATATAAATCCAGTTTACGCACTAGGGCAACCACATCGAAAATACCCTCCACGACAATCACCGTATCGGTTTCATTTTCAATAATCGAATCGTAGTTATAAAGCAACCGCACAAAATCATTCTCCGTGGAATTATTGAACCGCCGGATCGGGTACTCACCCCGACGTTTGGCTTTCCGGTTATAAGTATCGATTTCATCTTTCGGCCAGACATGGCGGGCAACATAACCCACGACATCATCGCTGTCGATAACCGGAAATATCACGTAATCGGTAAACCGGAAATTTAGTTTTCCCGTCGTACCGACTTCAAAATAATCGTAATCGTCATAACAGAACCCTCTCGATTTCAGATAAGGATGCGTGTACACCCGTGTATAAAAGTCCGGCAATTCCACAATCCCCAGTGTATCGTCTACCTCTTCCTCCATATCGAGCGGAAACAACAGGTTCGTGTCGAGCGGAGTGGTCAGGTCTGCCGTCGGTGTCACCATCAAATCCGGACGCCCGATTTCTTCCAGCAACTTTTCGAGTGTCTGTGTCGAACGTCCGCAACTGAAACAGTGGCTCATAAAAGGCTTCTTGCGCAGTGTCTCTTTGCCGATATACACGCCAAACTTGCCTTCTTTCCCGCAATACGGGCAACGGGCTATCAGGTTTTTACCCGCACCGTCCCGTTTGGCTCCCAGATGGCGGCTTATCTCTTCAATCAGGAAATCGGTTTCTTGTCTCGATAGAGCCATGTCGTCAGCGGTTTAAGGTTAAACTACGCTGGGCATCGAAAAATACCTCATCGTCATAATTCGTAGCAATCTTAATCGTATCTCCCTTTTTGAAAAAACGGGATTTGGCAATATGTAACCGCATCACATCCTCGTTCCGTTCCGCAGACGACTGGTTCAGACTAATCAAATGGGTGCAGGGACGGGACAAACCTTTGGCCTCGCTGCAATTGTATTCAGTCAGCACGTTTTTTTCGTCATTTAACCAGTCCCGGTTCTCAATAGTAGCTTGATAGGTCACAATCATCCATACTTTTTCATCTGCCGCGAGGTCTTTCAAATCATTCGCAACGGCAATCCGTTTACTCCGTTCATATTCGGCATTCCAAACCCGGCGGCTGGCATCCGTCAGCAAATCCATACTGTCGATAATTACTATGTCCGGAGAGTGCCCGGTCTTCTTCCGGTACTCCACAATACCGTTTTTTATATCCAGCGTTGAAACCCTGGCATTGAACCGGGGAAAGCAACGCACTGTTATGCTGCCGCTCAATGCCTCGACCATCTTTTCATAGCGCCGCATCTCGGTCTCTGAAATTTTTCCCCGCTCAAAGTAATAAGCATTTTTGGCTATCAGGCTTCCAGAATAGGCATTGAGTGCTTCCTCTTCCGAACCTTCGAGTTGGAAATGAAGTACATGCAATCCGTCATCTACGTTGGCACGGGTGCCGATATACTTCACAATATGCGATTTCCCGACACCGGTACTTGCTAAAAAACACGTGAGTTGTCCCCGCAAATTTCGTCCGGCATTCAGGGCATCCACGTAAGGGATATAAAACCGGGTAACCTGGGGCAAAGCCGATTGCTGTTCCTCAATCTCACGGGCCTGGTTCTGACGGAAACGGGCTATAAAAGTTTTACCCACATCCACAAATGCCGAGGATTTCAGCGTAAACCCCGACAACCATTCTGCATATTCCCTCAATAATGCCTCTGCCTTGTCCTGCTTGCTTTGGTTATACAGCTTGCCAACCTCGTTGTACACCGATTGCAACCGGACACCTTTTATATAAGTTTCCAGCATGTCGAGCACTACTTCCGGGTTGGTATCCGCTTCATACTCCTGAAAAGTATTGATTAGCTCTATCGCATCGTAATCCTCATGGAAAGCCTGCGACAAAATCGCATAGGAGGGCGGCATATTGTAATTGCGGAAATGGTTCGCCAACACTTCTTGAATACGCTGGAAAGAACGGTCCGGCAGATACTCTTTCTCCATATATTGCACCAGCACGCCGCACACCGATTCATGCAACATGGCGGTTGAGTATAGCTCATACAGAAACTCAACGCTCAACGGATTACTTTTCGTCTTACTCATTCCCGTCCTCCTTTGCTTGATATTCGGCTACCCGGATACGGTAAAGCTCCGGGTAAAAATGCCGGGTTCTATTTTGGCAGGCATCCGAAAAACGGCACATCCGGCAGGCAACAGAAAAAGGCGTCCAAAGCAATGTCGAAGCGGCACAGATATAATAACCGGCTTCCGTCGATACGGCACGCCGTTTCGTATGCTCTTCCCAGGTAGGATTGATAAAGCGGTAATAAGGATGCACCTGCCGGTCTTCGATAAGTCCCAGCAAATACTCACGGGTAAGGCTGTGCTCTTTCAGCCATCGGTCTTCATAATACTTCTGTCCGGGCTTACGGGTGACAAAACGCACACACGCACGTTCTCCGAAAGAATGGCTCAACTTCCATTTCAACAAGTAGTCCGGTGTAAACCTTGAAACAGCGTACACCTGGCAAATACAAAAATCTACAATGCGTTCCAGCCCCACCGTTCCAAACGTAAGAGATAGATACCCTAAACAAGCATCAACCCGTCGTTCCGCAACCTTACCGCCTGGGAAAACAAACCCCGGCAACACCGTGCGGCGCATCAACACCGTAAACAAACGGCTCATTAATTTACTGTTGCTTTGCATGACCGTCACGGGTTAGTAAACTTCTCATTTGCTTCTTCGCTAAGAAAATACGGCTCTTAATCGTATCCATATTCTTAGTCTTCAAATTCCCGTTCTGGAAAGAAATCTCCACGATTTCCTCCATCTTATATCCGGCCTGTTGCAACAGCAAAGCCTCCTTATGAATAGGTGTCAATTGATCCAGTGCTTCCAGAATATCATCGTTGTAATACTGCTCATAATTATCCATGCCCATACAATTACAACTCACCTGGTCACCCTCGTTCAAATCCGGCAAATCCGATACATCCACGTTATCGCTTGCCTTCAAACCCGTATTCCGCTTATTCAAATCATACACGTGGCGTTGAGCCACCGCGTAAATCCAGCTTTTCAGTGGCCGTTCCGGATTATAAGTTTCGATGTACCGGTAAAAATTCACCAGCACTTCGCTGTAATTATCTTCTATATCACACTCCTCAAAAGTAAACTTGATACAAATACTATATATTAATCGCTTATGCGGTAAAATATATCGGGTGAATAGTTCCGTCCGTCGTTTCACCGACTTCGGATCTAAATCACGTTCGGATGGTAAAGTCTGTTTTTTCACGCTCTTGCCAACATGAAATTGAACTTAAACTTCGTCTCAATCTGTCAGCTAATTAGCGTCAATTCATAATCTTAAAAATTCATTTTACACGTTCTCTATCCCTTTCTTGGATACAGCCGTTCCTTACTGTTTCCCACTTCCGTAAGCCGGGCAAATCCCCGCCTATATCCGGTATTTATGACAGTAGTAGGTATAAATCCAGAAAGCGTCCGCCTCGTCGTCCGTCCGGGGGCGGTAGCCATACTTCGTGACACAGGCGTTAATCATATCAATCTTCGTCGCCCGGCCGTTACCCGTGGCAAACTTCTTCACCGTAGCCACATTAATAAAAGCCGGTTCGGGCAAATCCAGTTCGTCACAAACTTCCAGCAGGATACCACGGAGCTCCGCTAACTTGCGCATATCCGTGAAATGATTGTTCACGTTAATATCTTCTGCAACCACCTGACGAATGCCATGCTGCCGGATAAAACCGATCAGTGTGTCCCGGAACGCCTTATGCTGCTTATTGTCATTGCGGGCCTTCGATTCATAGAAATTCCAGGCGCCACATTCATGGGTGGAATAATAGCCGCACATCGTGGCTATATCCAACCCGAGCACCTCAGCGCGTGTCAAAGGCCCCTTACTGTACAATCCTTGATTCACCATGCTCTTTACGGATAACAAGTGTATGCGGATAGGCTTCGCTCACGTGCCCGTGCGACACGACCAGCGCTGTAATACCCAACCGGTTCAACGATTCAAACATCTTCATATTCCCTTCTTCATCCACGGCGGCCAGTATCTCGTCCAGCACCAACAGATCCAGTCCCTTGTCACCCTCGCAATTACTGTTCACCAGCTTCTGCATAGCCAGGATGGAGGACAAATTCACTCTTGCTTTTTCCCCCTCCGAGAATTTACCGAAGCTGCCGCAATCCACCCCGTCACGGACTAACGTCACCGAAATTTTCTCCCGTAACTTGCCTGTCTTCAACACCGTGTAACCCGAAAACTGAATCCGTATATCGCTACCGATACTTGCCAGAAACTCATTCGTTATTTTTGAAAGAGCTTCTATTTTCGTATTCGCCAGATACGATTTAAACTGGTTGAAACGTTGTTCCTGCTCTTGCAATTGCTTCAACGTCTGTTCAATCTTATCTTTGGCGTTCAATATCTCCTCCGATTTCTTCCGGTAATTCTTTAATGACGCACGCAGCGACTCAATGATTTCGTCCGGAGAGGAATTGTTGATTTCAACAATGGTAGCACGCAGCGTCTCAATAGATGACTCGGCAGCCGTAACCTCGTCATTAATAGTCAATTTCTTTCGTTCATTGGTGCGGTAAGCCGCATCGATCAGTTCGAAGGCTTCATCGAAAATCTTACGGCGTACCCCCTCAATATCCTTTTGCAGGGAAATGATTGTTTCTCTGATTTGCTTTTCTTTACGGGACATTGTTTCCAATTCAAAAGTGGCGGTCTGCAAATCCTTCCCGGCTGTAGACAACCGTTGTTGCCATTCATCATTTTTTTGACGGATAGCCTGACGGTCGGCAGTTATCGTGCGTTGTTGCTTCTCCACCGTAATACAATGCTGTTCGGCCTCGGTTATTTCATTCCCAATCAGGACAAGCGAATGCTGCTTCTTTGACAATTCCTGTTGCCCGGCAATCACATCAAACTCCTTGTCAGCAACAAGGAATTGGTGTTTGCAAGCCGGACAGGTAATCATCCCGGCCAGTTTGTTTTTCAACGATTCCACGGCTGCCGACAAATTGCGGCGTTTAGTACGAAGTTCTTCACCGGTACGGCTTAAATTATGGAGCTTTATACCCAGGGATTTCAATTCTTCCTCAACAACCTCATTACGGGTTTGGTACTGTTTTGTAAAAAGAGCGTATTCCGATTCGAGGGCTGTGTACGCATCCGTTAGGCGGGCTTGTTTGTCCGTCGCATTTTTTTGGTTTATCTGGTGGTTCGCAAGGTTCTTTTCGACAGATGACAATTGTATTTTCTTGGATTCTATGACCTCATTCCAGTCTGTCAATGTGCCGTAAGCCGATACCATGATTTTCACTTGCTCCAGAATATCATCCAGCGGTTCGTCTGAATTTTCCAAACCCTGAATTTCAGTATCGGTCTGTAATATATCAGTTCTGGCATTGCTCAACGAAGTCAATTCCAACTTTTTCTCACGGATAAATGCCCGTTTCCCGGTAATAGTCTGTTCAATGGCTGCTATTCTTTCCGCTTTACTCCTGGCACATTCCTCCTTACTGTTCTCTTCTTTCTCCATCTGCTCGGTAAGCATTGCGATACGCCCGTCCACGCCTGAGAGTTCCAACTCCGCATCCCGCAATCTGGCCTCAATCGGTGCAATGTCTTCCAACACCTTTTCGATAGCCTCGTCCACCACAATGCCGTTACTGAAACGGTTGATTATTTCTTTCTTCTCCTTATCCGAACAAGACAGGAAATCCTCATACTTATGTTTCGAGAGCACGAAATTGTTAAAAAGCTCGTCACGGGTAATACCCAATTTTTCCAAAATATATTTTCCATAGGCATCCACCGAATGTTGTACAGCCTCGTCCGTATCTATCGGCTTACCGTCCCGCTCAATAAAACAATGTACCTGGGAAGCACCCTTGCGGTATAATTCCCGTTCCACGGTAAAAACTTCATTGTAACTGGTATTACTGAATTCCAGCATCACGTAACATTCATCCGCTGTATCATTGATGATTTCTTCGTTCTTGATTTTTCGCAGCGGGGAGCCGGTAACACCAATGGCTATACATTCCAGTAAGGCCGATTTGCCCGATCCGTTGCTGCGTTGGCTCTCATTGTCCCGGTTATCCCCGAAAATCAGGGTAGTAACCCCCTGGTGGAGGGTGTAACTCAATTCCCGGAAGGCACAAAGATTACGGGCGGCTATTTTATTTAATTTCCACATACACTATCTATTTTAGATAAATAAGACAATCCGAGTTCTACCTCTGCTATTTCCTTTTCCCGGCAAAACTCCTCGTAGGTTTCCCTGATTTTATGGGTATCGAACTTTTCAAAAAGGCTGGAAGCCGATACGTCCGCCGCTTCCGTCTCTTCCGTGATGATTTCCACCTTAGAGGCTCCCGCATGGAGTAGCTTTTCTTTAGGGATGGAGGAAGCCTGGACGGAAGTCGTGTGAATCCGTACCTTGGTGCGGTAATGCCCGTCCGCTTTCATTTCGTCCAATAAATCCGTCAGATGTATATCCACTTGGTCAGCATCGACATCAATCACTTTATACCGGAGATTGATTTTATTCTGGATAAATTCAGTGCTTCCGTCATTGTATAACACCGTATAACCTTTCATTTCATCTTCGCCGAAATTATGTTGGCGGCTACTGCCGATGTATTCAACGTTTGTCTTCGGGATAACGCAACGGTTGTGGTAATGGGCGACAAAAACTTTGTCGAACCCTTCAAAGAGATTGGCGGGAAGTTCTTTTTCGCTGGGCTGCGACAAAGCCCCGTTTATCCCTTCATGCAAGTATAAAAAATTGAATTTTGTGGAGTCCAGCGCTTGTGTTTTCACCGTTTGAAGTTTATCGGTAAAACTGCCGTCTTCCGGAAAATAAGGGATCAGGTGCAACAAAGCATGTTGCCCGTCACCAATGGGCAAAGACACATAATCATTCGCCACCACGACATTTCGATGTTGGTCGAAGATATGGCAGTAACCCCGTTCCGATTCAGGGGCAACCTTGTCATGGTTTCCGTTGGCGATGGTAACCCGGATGCCTTTCTTGGCGGTTGCCAGCAAAACATCGTGAACGGCCAACAGTATATCAAGTGTCTGGGCGGCACGGGAAAGGAACAAATCACCTCCCAGGGCTATCTCTGTAATTCCCAACCGTTCACAGATACATAGTGCCTCGTTCCAGTTCGCGACAAATTCCGGTATATTCTCTTTTCCGACATGCAAATCATTGAATAACAAAAGACAAGGATAAATTTCTTTAGCCATAATAAGCGTGTAAAAAGGGAGGAAAAGGCAGATTGAAAGGCTGCCTTTTCCGTTCCTCGGATGAATAAATAATAGATGATTTCCGCTTATCGTCTGCGGCGACGTTCAGGGGCGGGAGCTTCTGCCGGTGCTTCCGGTTCCGGTTCGGGAGCCGGTGCCGGGGTGGGCGCCGGAGCCTCTTCATCGCCGGGGGCAGCGTCCAAAGCAGCTTCGATTAAGTCCAGCAACTCCTGATTGTTGGTCGAACGGGTAACACGTACCGGCAATTTTTCCTGCTCGATAAACGAACGGATCAATCCTCTCAACTCCTGGCCTTCTTCTGTTTTGTCCGAAAGCCCTTTTTCCTGCAATTCGTCATAGCGGGTGAAAAGGTCGTCGATGAGGATACCGCTTCCGTTTGAACTGTTTTCCTTGGCATCCTTAGTTCGTTTGTCGAAAGAGAAACTGCTCGTGTCTTCTTTGGGAAGTTCCGAACCCAGTAGTTCAATAGCCTGCTTCATTTCTTCCTCGTCCATAATTGACATGCCGTACTTCTGGTCGCACTGTTTCAGGTATTCGATGGTAGCTTCGTACTGGTAACGGCTATAATGATAAATAATGCTCGGAATCCGGTTGGTATTCATCAATTTAGTCAATTCTTCCGAAGTCAGTATGTCATTCTCCGCTTCATTATCAATCTCAATCAGATATTCGGTCTTTCCACCGTTTTTCTTCTTCTCGATTTCAATGGGATAAGCGTTGTAAACAGAAGAAATCGGGCATGGGAATCCCGGTGACTTAGCCAGCTTTTTTTGCCATAATTTAAACTTGCGCTCATCCAATTCCTTAAATTGGGAGTGAGAAAGGGTTAGTAACTGAATGCCTTTGGCGCGTTCGTTCAGGTCAAGGATGTACATCGCATGGCCGTAGTTGAATTTCAGACCACCGCCGAAACTACCACCGCCGATTTTTTCAGCGAGCTTGTCGTCCCCACGGTCTTGCGCTTCTGCCACGGCGAGTTTGCGGTAAGTGTCGATTAAGTCCAGGGAGTAACCGGCATCCGTTGTGCGGGGAACAGTCACATACATCGAAGTCGGCTTGGCATTCCCCGCAGTCGGTTTTTCAAGTTCCATCAACAACTGGCGCACCGGATATTCGTAACTGCGACGGTCACTCGTGCCGTCAGGATTCGGGGCAATAGGCAACACCCGTAGCCGGTAAATGCCCAACTTGTCGAGTCTGTAATACTCCGTTTTCGTAAAGGTCTTGTTCTCTTCGAGCGCACGTTGCTGGGCTTCTTCATAAGATTCCTGAGCCGCAACAAACAACTCCTCGACCGACAATTGTTGAAGGTCTTTTTCCTCTTGCTTTTCTTGCATGATTGTAATACGATAAAATTAAACTGCCCGAATAGCAATCTAATTCAACAGCAGACAGGTTCGGTTTCACCGCCTGCATTCAACTAATAATATGGGAGGGAAAAGACGGGAGAACTCCCGGGTCCGCTCGGCATCATGTGCCTCAATCAAAATGATGTCAGTTAGAGAAACTGATAGGCTGCAAAGATAGAGCCTTGTTATTAATTAGCCAAATTCCCTTTTAATTGTTTTTCAAAAACAATTAAAACCAATTGCTTTACAGCGAATTAAAATCAAATACTCGGCTAATAATCCAAATTATATAGGCAAACCTCTAATCCGTCGAAGCTCCTGCTGTATCGTTGCCTGGTTCTCCTTGATAAAACACTCCAGCTTCTTCTTCCGCAATCTTTCATAATACAAAGCTCGTTCAGGGGTGAGTCGTTTCGGTCGCCTGCAATAAATCCCCATATCACGGTACTCTTCCAGATAACGGAAAAACTTAGGTTTTCTCAAAGAAGGATCACCCGAAGCCCGGCAAACCTGTTCAATCAGTTCCACCTTCGGCTCAGGAAAAACAGCTCTGGGCGTCAGGTTAAGAATAATGCTGAAGACTGCCGGTGCTTCGTACTTCAACAAAAAGCCGAGACGGGTTTCCTCAAACCTATACTTTTTGTACGTCCCCGTTGGCCTTCCGTCCTCTTTTCGACGTGGGGACAGGCTCGGCTGGGGCGATTGCGTGATTCTCGTCCCCCGGTACTTCTGTGGTCTTGCCATTTTGCTGCACGATTTCAGGGTTTACACTTTCGGTTACTTGCTCCGTTGGAAATACTTTGGGAGAGGCTGCCGCAATACGCTGGCGGCTCTCCACGTCTTGTTGAATGTTTACTCGTTTCATATTTATACAAAATAGGTGAAATTAATTTCTGTCGTTGCATTATACCAGCCGCTTTCGTAAAGCTGGATACTACGGGAGTTGGCCCGGATAATAAAGGACGAACCCCGGTTATACTTCGTGTCGTCATTCCAATCACAAAGTGTTGTGCGCAACCCGTATTTGGGAGGCTGTATTTGATTGGGAATCACGGCCACCACACCGCCCATGTTGCTACCGTCCCTATGTGCGGTGTTAATAATCCCCTGTATGCTGACGATATTTCCGATTTGCCGGATAAAGAGCTGGCGGGTGTCCGTACCGCTACCCGAATTGTTCATCTGCAACCACCCCGTGTCGCTTATCTTGGTCTGGTAGTCATCGGCATAAGCCGCCCCCAGGGTACGGCATGCCAACTTCTTGGCATCAGCGTTTGGCAGGGATAAATCCGATAGCTTTCCGTCCTTACGCAAATAACTGTCTGTTACTTCCTTCTTGGAGAATACATCGAATTTATCCCGGAGTGCTTGCTGCGCTTGGGCGGTAGTCTTTCCCGATTTCACAAGAAAAGTAATGTAGTCCTGGAACAACGTTTCGACCACTGCAAAACGACTGTCCGATACGCTTTTGGTATATAAACCCAAATTTGCGGCGATGGTATCTTTATCCGAAGAATTGTACCCGTCCAGTAACCGATTGGCTTTTTTTGCCAACTCTTTGACAACTTGGGAGGTCGGCACATACCCCTCTACTTGGGCATAGCTGGCACCCGTGCTGTCTGTGTAGGCAAAACTGCCTGTTTTAATTCCTTCCAGCTTCTTTTTCAGCGTTTCGGTAAATATCGCACCCGTATAAGCGCCGTCCGAACTCAGTTTGCCTTCCAGCATCTTATCAATTTCGGTAGTCGAATACACGCTGATATTTTTTCGGGCTTGTGCCTTATCCGGTAAATCCGACAAATTGGAGCTTTTGGATAACTTCAAATCTCCCGTCCCTCGTTTCTCCGCATCAAGGTTTACCCGGATTTCAGCTTGTTTCTCCGCTTTACGGGCAGCAGCCTGTTCGGGGCTCATGCCGTTGATTTCATCCGCTGAAAGATTGATAAGTTCTGAAAGTTTACCTTTAATAGTCAAATATTTACCGTCTGTCTCACTTTTGGAATAGACAGATAAATTCATCCGGGCAACGCCTTTGTCAAACAAGTCATCCAGATTACTACTGACATTCAACTTGTATTTCAGGGCATCGGCTACATCGTCGGCAGTCACATAACCCGTACCGCCATCACCGATAGAACCGTTCGAAATGGCATCCAGTTTCTTTTTATATGTAGTCGTAAAATCTTCTGTTGATAACTGTTTACCGCTGACCACCGACACTTTTTTTGCCAGCGCATCATCAAAATTCTTTTGGGTGACAAAAATCGAATAAATATCCGTCCCTTTCATCCGTACTTCCCCGGAAAGGTCTATAAATCCCTTCGGGAGAAAAACCAGATTCCCGAATAAGTTACTCACTGTAAAATCATTAGTACTGGTAGTGAGGTATCCCAACGAGGCGATGGTCGTTTTGTCCCGGTCTTGCCATTCGATGATGGCGGTCAGCTCCGGATCGCCTTTGGCAAAGGAAGTATTACGCAAGACGTAGCCACATCCATTGCCGCAAACCTGGAAAGAGCCGTTCACGGAAACTGTCTTTGTCTTTCCTTCTACCTGAAACAAGGGTATGGAACACTTTTTACCGTCGTACACGTTGAAGTTCCGAAAACGGCTGGTAGTCTGGTTATATCCGCAATGGTTAATATTGATAGAACCGTCATCGGTATCGTCACCAATATTAATCAGATGGTTTTGGTATAAATAGGCACTCCCGATTCGTCCCCGTTTCAGGTTCGTCGCATCACAACTAAATCCGTTTTCATCCAGTCGGGCTAATTCCGTCATTCCTTTCAGAAAAGAAAACGAACCGTCCGTATTCAACACGATTTCTGCCGTCAGCAATTCATTCAGGTAGGCTCCTAAAGAACTTTCACCATTTTCCTTTACCCGGCTGCGGAAACTGCGCCCGCCACTTCCCTGGGCGCTGATTTCTTTGGTTGATTTCAACGTCTTTTCGACCGTTACTTCCCCGCTGAAAGTAACATCCTTTTTCACTTTCTGACGGGAAGCCGGGGAATCCAGCAACAAGGCGTATCGTCCGACAAACTTCTCGTTGAGCCGGGGAGCATACTCACGGCTAAGTTCCAGGTATTGAGGCGGCAATCCCGTTACCGGATCGATTACTTGCGGAACGGCGGTTCCTCCGGAACATAGGTAGCAACAACGCCCGCGTTTATTGATTTCATTGGCATAGACAACCGACTCGTTTGTGTTGGTCTCATAAATGAAATACGGGAAACCTGCGGGATTCGCACCCTCGAAATAGCGGATCTTACCACCAAGCCACACGTAACCGGGGGTAATCGTATTGCCTTCGGTTTGGCAGCCGGAAATGATAAAGGCAGGACATTCCGAAAAAAGGGCGGTCAGGCTCAATGCCAGTTCCTGCAAATTCAGCACATCGTCCGAATAGGTATATCTTCCGCCGGTTTCTGCTATATATTCTTTCATATTTTAGTGTTGTTATTAGGTGCAATTTCTTCTCCGTCAATCTTGATTAAATACGTTTTCCCGGCTACCTTATAGGTGTTTACCACATAAGAAAGCTGGTAGACAAACTCTTTCGTGGGTATTTTAATGGGGGGAACGTTTACCATAAAACTCACTTTATTGATGGCGCGTTCCTCCGCTATACGGTAAAACTCCCTGGGCTTTTCTTGTGGATTGGAGGTCAAGACAGCCTCACCTTCTTTCCAGACAGTGAACGGGCGGCCATGTACAGCGTTTTCATGGTATAAATCCACGCCCAGCGACACGCTCTCCGACAGAAAAATACGGTCGGTAGAATCAGCGAGGTAACGCCCGAACTTATAATTGAGATACCACTCAAAGCAAATAATCTGCGAGGTCATCCGGGCTTCAATATGCTTATCTTTACAGAAAGCCATAAAACGCTCGTTCAGCGTTTGCAAGGGGTAAGCCAGACTTTGTAGAAGCAGGATGTACCGGCGTCCGTTCAGGTAATAAGGCACGAGCCGGTTTACCAGTTTGTCGATAGGGAGTTTATACCTCTTCATTATGGTCTACAATTAGTTTGATAGCTTCCCGGAAATTTGGAATGTCTTTTTCTTCACCGTCTCCACCCGATTGTTTCAGGTAACCCGAAAAGGTATGGCTCATCCGTCCGATACGCTGGGCCGGTGTCAGATGGCCGTCACTGTCATAAGGAGCGATAAAAACTCCTTGTTCCGGTTGCGCTGCTGCATCGATATAAACGTCTGTTACATGTTCGGCTTTACGGATGGCGGCAATAATATCCGACACATAAATGGTCGAGTCAAATTTGATACCCAGCATATAGGTATTAAGCTGTTCCTCAATCAAGTCGTAAATATCCGACTCCAAAACAGCACCGTCATAGTAAACCGACAAACGGGGAATCAGAATATCCCCTTCCTGGCTGGTTATTTCAATGCGGGTTCCGGCAAACTTAATCCGGTTGATATACGACTGAATCAGTACCAGTTCCTCTGCCGGAATAGCGTGCAAGTTCCCTTTGTCACCCGTGGCAACCTTTAATATCAGTTTATTATCCAGGTTCACGTCATCATGGCTTTCCATATAGGAGGCTTGCGTAATAATCTGTTTCGTCGGGTCAATCTGGTTATATCCGAATGCCAACCCGTCTTCACGCATCACCAGTTCGTCACCTTGCTGGTATTGCAGTAAGGCGTTGATATAATAGGTGGGCGTTCCGTTAATCCGGTTATTCAGAATATTCGATATGTCGATGGCAAAAACATCGAGCAGGCTTTCGAAGCTGAATACTACCGCCGCAAAAGTCCACGTAATACCGTTCAGAATAGAAAGTTTTGAATCACTTGAAAATTCGGAAAGTTCAAGGCGCTTATTGCGTTCCCGTACCGCTTCATCATATATTTGTTGTATCGTTCTGCTCATACTTATAAATTAAACCGTTAATAATAAATTCCCAGGGTGAGCCTTCGTTCCAGGCTTCTTCATGCGTCAGTACCCAAATGGCTTCCATGCCTGAGCCGATTATATACCGCCCGTTTTCATCCTTAGTCGGTTCCCTGTATATCCCCGAAGGCTGGCATTGAAGCGTTATTTGGCAACTACGCCGGTTGTCGTGCCGGGTAACCAGCCCCGTCAGGTAAGCGTCTATCGTGGGCTGGCGGTAAACTGTTCCGCATAGCGAAAGTCTCATCAGGTTTTTCAGTTCCAGTAGTGGAGTCAGGACATCCGTTTTCAACCCGTCCAGGCATACATCATATACTTCCGGGATCATGGGCAGGCTGACGATGGATAATACGGCGTTCCGCAGGGTAAACCGTTCCACGGAAAGAGGTTTTAATATATACAGTTCCGACGGGTGAAATCCCGTGAGGTCAAAGGCTTGCAATGAACCTTCCATATACAGTGAAATTTTTCGTTTACCACCTACCGGACAATCAAAAAGATGATTGGTTTGTACCGCCTTTCCCGTCAGCGGGATTATCTCGGCTGCGGAGTTGTCCCCCCAGTCAATTTCCAGCTTTCCCCGGCCCGATATAGAAAAACCGGCACTGATTTCCGTGTTCGCCAGATAAAGCTCGATAGCCAAAGGAAGTGTGAAGACTTTAGGATAGACATGCAGTTCTCCCGAAGCCGGAGTGATGCCATGCGTTTGATAATAGGCTACGACTTCCCGGTCTATCTGGTAATCATCCGTATAAACCAACTCGTCGCCGGATTGTAAATCGTCATCCAGAGAAAGGGATTCATTATTTACCAGCAAATCGGTAATTCCTTCAATGGCTCCGTAGGTGTGGATTGCCACATCGTAGAGGTTCTGTCCTGCAATAACGCTGTATCTACCCATTTGTCTCTTTTACTTCCAGTAATAATTCTCCTGTCGCTGAATCCATATAAGCATTGACAATAATCATATTGTCCGCCTCAAACTCACTTTGTAACTTGGCTGCCAGTCCCGTATTCTCAAAGTTCCCATGCAGGTAATCAATCAGCCCGACACCCGTCAAGGGATGCTGGTAAAGAGTTCCCGCAGAGGCTTTTAATAAAAAGGTTTCGTTCTGCGGCAACGAGGCTTTAATCAGCAAGTCCGTTTCATGCCCGCTATACAACTCAAGCCGGCCTTTAGATAAAACCAGATTGTAATAGTTTTCGCTGTTCAATCGCCGGAACTCCGCCAACCGGATACTTTCACCACCGGGCAAAACAACCGGATACCAAGGCTGGTTGGTCGTCCGGTTTATCACATATTCCGGATTATCGTCTGTATCACCAACACGGAACCGGAGCATCAGTTCTTTATATTGCGAGGCATAAGGCAAATAGACGTGTGCCTGAAAGCCATCCTGTACCCGCTTCTCGCTTCCTTTCGGAAGAAGGACATCGCCATAAATATAATTATCGTTATCGGCGCCTTCCATATAATCCAGCAACACAAGCCCATAGAGCGTTTTGCCGACAATATTGTCGGTCGTTTTCAATTCGCCGTATTGCGTGTCAATCTGTATATCTTGTCTTGCCATAGTCTGAAAAAAAATCCCGGCTGCTTTGTCAGAGCGACCGGGAAAGTTCACTCTACCCGAAGAATAGAGTGAAAGGGCAGGAATGGTTTAATTTAGACAGTCAGACCATCGAAAATTTTCTCGACAGTAGCCCACATATCATCCGGCAAACTCTCATCCGAAATTTTTTCACACACCTGTTTCAGATATTCGCCCTCGTCAGCAGAAAATTCAATGGAAAGCGGAGCCTCTTTCTCAACGTCCCATTCGATACGCTTGGTCTCAGCATTCTCTCTCAGATTAATCTCCTCACGTTCGGAATCTGAAATCTCGATTTTGCGTGCAATCTCCTTCTTCAGATTGAATTGCTTAAAGTTACCCTCTTTGGGTAATAGTGCCGGGATATACAGCCGGTCTTTTACTGTTAGTTCCATGCTTACTTTTTTAATGGTTTACTTAAAATGAATAGTGGCTATCTGTCGGAAATGTTTTCCGGTTGCTGCATTTCTCCGGCGCTCTCTTTGATTTTCTCAACGAATTTCTCAAAATCGAGAAAATAGAGGGATGGCTTACCTTGCTCGGTCAGATTACAAAAGATATTCCCGTTCTCGTAAGTGATATATCCGACATCCAGCTTTTCTATTCCGTCCGGCAGAAAGGCTTGTACGGTGGCGTGGATACGGGTTAGCACTTCATTAATCAGTACATACTCAATGATGTAAGTCGCATTGGCGGTCGTCTCTTCCGCCGTTTTTGTCAAAACTGTATTTGTTATATTCATAATTAAAAATAATTTCATTCAGAATAGAGCATACTCACATAAAAGGTTTATCTATGACCAGTCTGCCGTGCTAAAAACTTGAAAACAGAATGAACCTTCGTTTGCTGAAGCATCATCTTGTGTTTGTACATAAAAATAAGAGCTGTAAATTCCCATAATAGTGGCATATATAGGAGTTCCCGTATAGTAACCGGTCATTTGAACGAAAAAGTTACTACTCAGGCTCCACGGCAGATATACAGTATAACGTCCGGTCCCGGTACGGCTGATGGACATTCTTGAGCCGTCGAAGGTTTTCTGTTTCAAAGAAACGCTCGTCCCTGATAGTGTGACAATCCCCGAAGCCAGCACCTGAAGGAAGCTGCCGTATTTTCCCGTACACATCATATCCCTGCGATTAATGACGATCCAGCCGAAAAAAGTGGCATTGTCACCGTAACCGAGCAACTCGACAAGTTCACGGGAGAAAGTGATGGATGTTTTCTGAATACCGTCCTCAAAAAAATATTTCCCGCTGGGGGCAGTTATTGTCATATAGCCGACTGTGGTATTACTTCCCCATTTATAATTCACCAGCGTCACCCTTCGCCCGCTCTGTTCTAAAGACCACGGTAAGGCGATGCTCTCGTCCCAGGAGCCACGGATTGCCACGATATTATCGTAGTTGTTGAAATTCTCCTGGGTAGAGGTGTCGCCACCTATCCAGATAGAAGAATCGTTCAGTACAAACTTATTCCGCACGCTTCCCTGAATACGAACATTATTAAAAATGGCATTTTTGGCCTGTACATTTCCGGCTGCATCCCACGTAATATTCCCATTGGCCAGACGACCGGAACCGTCGGCGGCAAAAGATATTTTCCCGTAGCCGAAGGTAGCCGAACCGTCAGACTTTAATCCCCAGTAATCAATGCCCGTAGATGGGTTGTCATTGTACATATATCCGCTACTGCTAAATACCACCCGGTGCCCCGAACTCGGAGAAGAAGCTGTGATGGAACTTGAAGAGAGGTTCCACCCCCCGATACTTCCACGGACAAACGTACAAGTCAAACCATTTATATAGCTTGTGTTTATGATGTTTGCCTTAATACTGGCAGCATCCAACTTCGTTGAATTGATACTTCCCGCAGCAATACGGTCTGCACTAATCGTTCCGGCAGTGATTTGATTGGCATTCAGCGTGGAAGTGTAAATTCCGTTGGCATCAATGGTCGTCGTATATTTCTCTGTTGAAGTAACATCGAACACCGTCGCGTAAGCCACATACCAGGTCAATGTCGCCGAGCCTTCTATATAAAAAAAGTTAGTTGAAGAAAAGTTACTGGTTCCACAAATCACTTTATATACATATTCTGCCCAATCACCCGTTCCTGCCCTGGAAGTCAGCCATTTCGACGAACCTCCGCTGCCAATAGCATTTGAAGCCCATTGGATATTTCTTCCCACAGGAATTTTGGCGATGATACGGGCGATAAAAACTTTCCGATACGAGCACATGTGCCCAAAGTGGAAACCACCGCAACCCGGAGAAGCACTGCCGGTATTGACAATCCTCAATACATATTTGCTGTCATTTGGGGCCGTACTGTCAGAAATACGGGCTATAGTAACGGTTCCATTGCCGTTATTATTGTACACGCTTATACTATTCTGACCGTTGTAAAATGTCGGATCACGGAACAGCATCCTTCCAAATGCCATCGCCGAGGCCAGCTCTTTCGCTGCATTGGCTTTATTAGTGGCATCTGTGGCCGCACTGTTGATTGCTTCTGTCTTTTTGGTATCCGCATAGTTCTTTGCCTGATTCAGAGCATTCGTAGCGGCATTCGTCCAGTTTAACGTTACGGATGAGCCGAAGCTCACATTACCGCTGGCATCCCAGACAATATTCCCGTTTGCCAAACGTCCGGACCCGTCGTTGTTCAACCGCCATTTCGTCCCGTTATAAAGGCTGCCGTCCGAACCTAAATAAACACTGTTTTTCCAGATGCTTTGATTATCAAAAGCCCAACCCGCAATACGGTTATAGACCTCTTTACTTCCTGAACGGGTATAATTGGCAGACAGACAGAAATATTCCAGGTTATCCCATGACATCATCTGAATACCGATGAAGCCGGTTTTTACGGTACTGCCCGAGGCGGCGACCTGTCCGAATACGATATGCCCCGCATTGTTGGATTGATGCCATGTCATTGTGATACCGAGAGGCTTGTAAGCACCCGTGTACCAGTAACCGCTACCTGCCGCAGCTTTCCGGATTTGGATAGGTGTACCACCTACAGCACCCAGATTGCCATTTGAAATATTATCACTGCCAATCGTCCAGCCGCCGATACTTCCTTTGGTAAATGTGCAGCTTAATCCGTTAATATAGGATGTATTAATTATATTTGCCTTAATACTGGCCGCATCCAGTTTTGCCGAAGTAATGCTGCCTGCGGCTATCCGGTCAACACTGATAGTCCCGGCGTTAATTTGATTAGCGGTCAGCGTTCCCGTATAAATTCCGGTACTGCCGATATACGTCAATGGATGAGCGGTCAGCGTTGAATCGTTACCTTGTGCCAATACAATAAACCGGTGACGGCGAATTTCTTCCTCCACCGAAGCTGTCAATGTGCGGGGAGCCGGTGCGTAAGCCTTGGAGTCTCCCGACTGAAAAATCTGATCGGAAGCGTAGGCTATCTGCGGAGCGGAAGGAATAGGCGAAGGACTATACGAACCGTTTTCAATGGTCTGGTCCGAGTAAATATGATAAACGGCTCCCGTCGTACCGCCGCCTCTCAGGAAAATAGCGAACATGCAGCTATTTCCACAAAGGACGGCCCCGGCAAACATACGGGAATAGCACTCAGACAACTCATAAATATCCCACGAGTACGTAGCGCCTCCCCAACCACCGAAATTCGCCATAATTGATAAAATCAGACCGCCCATGTGGGTAGCACTTTTATTGTCCCAGTCGGACGGCGCTTGTTCCGAATAAGCACGGCGAATAAGAATAGTTCGTTTGTGGCTTTGGTCTCCTCCTTTGAACACCACCGGATAATACTTTCCCGACTCACCGTTTATCACAATTTTCTTGTAATAACGGTAACCATAATTGGCAGTCTTTGCAGCTTCTATATCATTCTTCCACTTTAAAGAAACAGAATCACCGAAAGTAACATTCCCGGCTGCATCCCAAATAATGTTACCATTGGCAATCCGGCCCGAACCGTCATTATTCAACCGCCATTTCATTCCATTATAGATGCTGCCGTCCGAACCCAGATAAATATTATTCTTGTAAATTTGTACCGTATCGAATACCCAACCCGCAATCCGGTTGGTACTTCCTATCTGGGCAACAATCGCCCCGGCTGAATTAGTCGCATAAAGCCCGAAATCCGTGTTGCTATTGTAATACAACTGTACCCGGTGACCGCTGGTACTACTCGAAGAAGATCCGAATACAGCAATACGCTTATTGGCTTTATCCAGTACAATCTGCCCTCCGGACAAGGTGGTGCTACCAATCGTCCAACCTCCGATAGTACCTTTGGTCACATTTAGAGTCAAAGCCTGGATATTGGCGGCGGTAATCAGCGTAGCTTTCAATTCAGTGGTGTTCAACCGGGAGGTATCTATCGTTCCGGCAGAGATTTGGTTGGCGTTCAGCGTGCCCGTATAAATACCGCTGCCGTTGATAAAAGTATTGCGTTGTCCGTTTACGGAAATGCCTTGGGGAAGGCCGTTCACCACCAGCGTCGATAATTCGGCATAAGGTTCTGTTGCTTCCAGGCCATACAGAGCAAACAACCCGTTATTTTTCCCGATACCCGGAATACCGATAAAAGCAAACGGGTTACGGGCATCAGTAATCAGGCGGTCACTGCCACCACACCGTTGGATGGCTGTGTTTAGCGCGGCGTTAATCCGGATAGCGTCATAAGAGGTTAATATCACAATCTTATCTGCCCCCAGTGCATTTAAAGCAGTCGCCAATGTATTGCAATTCGTATCACTACTGTAAACATCGTAATTCGTCGTAGAATTGACCACCAGCGTGTCACGGGCAACCACTGTCAGCGTAAGACCTCTTGCGCTCGATTCATTCACCACAGTGCCGTTTAACACCACCTTACGGGTAGCCGAATGATTCATACCCGTGCCACGGACATAAAGTTTACCGCTATTGGCAGCGGTAACAGCAGCATTGCTCCACAACAACCTCACGCCAGCAGAAAAAGTCACGTTCCCGGCTGCATCCCATACAATATTACTTCCGGCAATAGCACCGGCACCGGTCGAATCCAAACGCCATTTCATTCCACGGATACCCGTTGAACCAATGGTTATGCTTCCCGAAGCAGAAGTATAACCTCCCGAAGTATTGTTTTTCGTTCCCCGGTATATGGAATCGGCATCCAACGACCAACCTCCGATTTTACCTTTGGTGACATTCAGCGTGAGAGCCTCAATATTTCCAGCCGTGATTAGCGAAGCCTTCAACGCATTCACATCGATACGGGCGGCGGCGATTGTTCCTGCCGTAATCTGTGAGGCATTGATTCGGATGGCGTTTACCGTATTGGCAGATAAGGTTCCGGTGAATATACCCGAAGAATCAATATAGGTAGCACCTATCCAATGGAGCGACACCCCTGAACCAAACTCCACTTTTCCTGTCGATACATTATATTTAATGTATTCATTCCCATTGCCCAATTGTACATTCCCGCTTGCCTCGATTGCGAATGTTTTCTTTCCGTCCGCAAACCCATAGATACCGTTCACCGTTTCTTTGGCTATCGTGCCCGAAGCGTTACGGGTACTCAGGGCAAAACGCCCTATTGCCATTCCCGTCACTGTACCGTTACTGTTCTTCATCCCGGCAAAAATCTTTGGCGTAATAACACTTTGACCGTCAATGACTGTTTTACCGCTGTTCCAGTCCGCTACCCAATCCAGCAGGCTCGTATCTGCTCCCGGTGTGCCCGGTGCTCCGGCCTTTACTTTATACCAGCCGAATGAAATTGTAAAAGTCTGGCCATTTACCACGACTGGAATGCTTATCGTTCCCGTATCTGCCAACGTGCTGTTTCCACCGGAAACAGTATAAGAAACGGTCTTTGTACTCTGATTGACGGTAATCAAGGTAAATCCGGTTGGGGTGGAGATAGCCCCGATATTAAATCCGCTTACCGGGGTTTCTCCTTGGCGTACTGAAATAACCGAGTTGATAACAAGCGAACTCAATACCTTTCCCGTATGGTCACACGCAATAGCCGCCTTGTCAATGGTCTGATAAACGGAATAAGTGTCAACTGCGACACGTATCGTAATTTGTCCCCTTGCTATCAGTGCCATACTTTACTTGCTGATTTCTACAGTGAATGTTGCGGCTACAGTCACTTCATCACGGGTGACGGTCAGGGTGCGTCCTGTCTTAATACCCGATGTCCCCCAGACAGTATCTTGTACACCCAGTTTGTTGAATTTCCGCCAAGTGCAGGTTGCTCCCGTAAAAAAAGAATCCGGAAGTAATTCTCCGTTTTGCCAGCAATTCACGGTCAGGATGGTTGAAGTCAGCCCGGAAGTCAAAGTAGTTCCTGCCGGTGCGGTAATCTCCACCTGATACGGATCGCTCATATCCGCAAACGAAATAATATCGCTCACGGTAGTATTGTAAGTACCACTGGCAGCATCCGTATCCTTGATAGTGCATTTGAAGCTGTCGAAATTCAATACTGCCGATTCGGGAATGGTGATTTCATTCGTTGTATATCCGGTAATGCCTCCGGCATTGGCAGAGGTGATTTCCGTCCAGTTTCCACTACCCAGTTTATACCACTTATAAGTGACATTCGTATTGTCGATAGTGGAACCTCGCCACATGTCACAATGTGCCTTTAGGGTAGGTGAAGCCCCGTTTTTGAACACAGTGCCGTCCGGAGCATAAGCAATCGCGCAAATCAATTGACCGGCGTTTATGGTCTTTGTATAAGTGATAGAGGTTTTTGCTTTTGTTTCGGCACCCGTATCCGGATCGACATAAGTCACCTCACATTCCACTTGAAGCTGATTGACCGAGGTCATGTTGTTTTTGATAGTTAAAGCATAGGGGGAAGCTGTTGCCGCTGTCGCTCCGAAGGTAGAAAGGGTGGCAGAGCCGTTAATTTTCCACACGGGGGTTCCCTTTAGCCGGGCAACCTGATTTGTTCCTACTCCTGTCACATAAACTTCCGGTTTAATCACCAGAAAGGGGGAAGCCGACCATGATGGTACATAACTGCTATTTTCCTTGTTGAAAATTTGAGTCGTAGCCACGTTGCTACCCAGATAAAGATTAATGGATTTACCATCGTTTAAATCCACAATCGTGATTTGTCCTCTTGAAATAACTGCCATAATTTATAATGATTTAATGAATGATTACTTCACACGTAAAAGTCGCCCGGCGGAACACATCTTCATCGGTTAAGGCTACGTTCCGGCCAATTCCGGCATGAAGCTCGTTCCAGACGGAATCTCCGTCGGGATTGTTGGAAATTCTAAACCAGTTGAATTGATTGTCGCTAAGGCTGTTCGTAATATCTTCTCCACCCTGATAGACATAAGCAATGAGTGTAGTCGTAATGTTCCCGTTGATAAAATGAGTCCCGTTGTCCGTCAGGATCTGTACCGAGTAAGCATCCTCGCCATCAAATAATTCCGTAAGGGAAACCTGCCCACGGGCGATTAGCCTTTGAGCGTCGTACACCTCGCACATCAGGGCGCCCCGGACACTAACGTCGTCTTTGGATACGGTGATTTGCTTACCCTGATAGCTTCGGACAACCTGCGTTCCGTCTGCGTTAAACAGCTTCCAGTTATAATGATATACCATGCCGTTTACATCCTTCTCATCTCCGGAACGGTACACAACGGCACAGGCTTCTATATCATTTTCATCGTTCTTGACGATAAATCCTTTTTTTCCTGTAATCTCCACGAAATAAGGGTCTGAAAGGTCTGTAAACGTAAGAACATCACACGCGATTTGTCCGGCAAAACCATTTCCGGCACTCATGTCCGTATCTTTGATAGAGCACTTGAAGGTTTCAAAATTCTGTACCGCATCAGCGGAAAGCACAAGCTCGTCGGTGTTCCAACCCGATACGCTCCCACGGCGATTGTCTTCATTCAACAAAGCCCAACCGGGACCTAAAAGGGAATCATAGAAAGGGGTGGTTACAATGGCATTCACCACATAATCACGGATAAGCGGTGTAGTGAGAGTAACCGTTTTCGTCTGAACATCTACCGATTGTATCACATGGGCATGTTGATCGATCAGGTATATCGTCGTTCCGGGTATCATATTAGCCACAGAACGCAGGGCTATCGTGTAAGAACCGGCTTTTGCCGACATGGAAAGTTGGGCATTGGCAAAAACCGATTCATCTTTCACTCCCCAACGGTAATCAACATCCGTATTGTCTATTTTAGCTCCACGCCACAAATCGCAATGCGCTCGCAACTGACCGACACCATCTCTGAATATATTCCCGTCGGGTGCATACGCCACCGCCACCACGGTAGAACCGGGATTAACCAATTGGGTGAATTGTAAATCTGCATTTATCGGGTATTCGCTGCCACTGCCATCCAGCCAGATTGCCTGAAAAGCATAGCGGATTTGGGGGGCATGGGGACTGATATGGTTAGCCTTAATGCGAAGAACATACTTGCCCATTGAGCCTTCAACCGTACAGCTATCCTGTCCGCTCACTATTTTCACCCCGTTTTTATACCAGCAGGTCGAACCGGGCTTAATTCCCGGTCTGCCGGAACTCAAATCGGCAACTTCCTTTATCAGGTCAGTTTCCCCATAACGGTCAATGTACAGGGAAGGGGTAAGCAAAAGAGGTGTATTCCCCCAACTGGGTTGCCATACATTTGTTTCACGGTTATAAATCTGAGTGGTAGGAAGATTTGAAGATACAAAAGCCCGGATGTTGGATGGTTTGACCTGGGACAATATCTGATCCTTTGCCACCTCATCCAATTCTCCCCAACGAATAGTCATATCCGTCAATTCAATATCATCTTTCGTCCATTTGAATTTGCCTCCGGCAAAATGCCCCGTTCCGTCCGCATGGATGACAAAAGAACCGTCACGGGAACAAATCGAACCGTCCTCGTTCAGACGAAGCAAAGGGTTTTGGATCGTTCCACCGATACCCCCTTTACAAAACCATGCCCCGTAATCTTCGGTGTACGACAATTGCGCATCCGTGGGTTGGTATTGGGTAATATGTTCACCGCTTTCCATTTGTGGAGCGGTGAGCAATATCCCGTTCAGCCCGCTTTTCATCCCAACAGTAAAAGCAGGACGCTCGGATGCTGAAACAATAAACGATACTTTATGCCGTCGCCATTCTCCGGCAACGGTAATCTCTATCTCCCGGATGAAATGCTCGTCCTGATAAAAAGAAATCTTCCCTGCATCCGATTTTATCCAGATTGAGAAACTATACCGTTGCCCTGCATGGTCACGCCGCCAGGCTACGGATTGTACGGTAAGTTCCGTATCTCTATCCACACGGATAGCATGACCGATACCAACCGGGCTGTTTTCTTCAACAACCACGCCGCCGGAAAAAAGACAATTCACAGAGTCGGGAATAACATTCTTATGAATTTTTCCCACATAAAAAGTTGAAGCGTAGCCGTTAGCATCTCCTGCTGTCAGTGTTCCGGCGATATTCACATTACGGGTAGCATAAAGGTTTTGAAAATAAGCGCCATACCCATTGAGTATTCCGAAAACCGGATCAATGATACCCGTAATCTTTCCGATACGGGTTTTAGTCGAATCTGAAAAAGTGGCAATATCCGACAAATGGACAATGTTCAGATCTGAAATCTCACACCAATCCTCACCGGATAGAATCGGGGCTATCGTAAGTTTACGGGCGTACTGGGGAGGATAGTCCACCGTAATCAAAGTTAGCTTATATTGCCACTCGGTCGATATACCTACGGTATCCGTGCCGTCTGTCTCGCTTCCGTCCGAATAACCAAAAGAAAGAGCAACATTCGCCAGAGGTTTGGAAGCCCGGATATGGTAAGAAATCACCATCCGTTCAGGGTAAGCAACCCGGCCTGTAATCGGAAACTCAAATATTTCACCGGCATGGATACAACGGCTTTTATCCATCAAGTAAAGCGAACGTTCCGTTGCCATGCCATCAATAACATCCAGGTAGGGAGAATTGGAGTCGGAAGCTGTCAGGTATAACGCACCGCTTCGCTGCTCGTCAAACAAATTGGTAACCCGTACAAAATCCAGCAGTTCCCCGTTTTGCGGAACATCACCTTCCACCAGTGCCCCGATAAAGTAGTGAGATTCTTTGCTACTAATAATATCGGTTCCGGTTTCCAGAACAATCATCAGCGAATAAATCAATTGGTTCGCATCCCGGTATTGCCGTCGGACAACATCACCAACTTGCAATCCCTGTGTCTTATGTGAGTCAGGGGCAATAATGATCTTATATGTTGAATAATTGTATTTTGACATCCTTAACTGATTCTTTCCATGTTATCACCACTGCATGAATCACTGACCCAAAGCGAACCGTTGGTAGCCGTATTTTTTTGTACCTCCAATTCGTAAATCCGCATTTTCTTGCGGATGGTCAACTCGTCAAAAGTGGCCGCGATATTTCCTGTTATACCATTTTTCAGTATCGCCCAACCATAACCGGCAAAGCCGGAAGAGAAACGCTCCGAACTGAGACTGTTCAGGAAATAGGCATTCCCGAAATGCTTAATTCCGTCACTGGCGGATAACAGGTAGTTTTCGCTGGTGAAGAATAGGTGTTTGTCTGTCAATCGGGTGAATGATCCGTCAATTCCAACCGATTTTTTTGCTTCTATCGCCTGGTCGAAAGTGATAAAATCACAACCGGTCTGGAGATAGAAAGAACGTGAGCCGCTTTCCGGTAACTGGAAAACAGAAGTTGAGGCCCGGAATCCGAAAGCCGCTTGGTCTGATAAGCCGGATAACAAAATGTTCTCCCCATCCCCGGATAGAAACATACCGCTCTTGCTGCCGAACCGCATTCTCTTGTGGACGACAAGACCTTCGTTGGCATCGTTTTCCCGGTAGGTGGAAAGTAAATCTGCCCCATAGTTATGGGCTACCCGCAAGGAGTCCGGGAAATAAGCCGCTCCGTATTTACTGATTAATATATTATCCCCGTCTATATCGGTCAGCCCGGCAAAAAGCCGTATCTGCTGGGTATTCTCACTTCCCAATAGCAAATGCCCGTAGTCACACGAAAGTTGAATGTCACTTTCGTTTACACGGAATAGCACCGGCGTATCACCAATCTTTAACCCATACCCGCTGTTAATCGTGAGAAAGCCATTTAGCAGTGCCTCTTCTTGACGGATATGCAGGACTGTTTTACCGCCAAAGCCTAATTTTGCTTCATACAACGCCGAGAGTTCGCCCAAAAGGGTGACATGGCCCGAAACTTGAAGGGTTCCGGCCACCGTAGCATTTTGCATCGACCAATTGACTGTAGCAAGATTGGCGTTCCCGGCATGGTACACTTCCTTACCTTTGATATAGATAGTATCCGGTGAAAGTGCCACCCCTTTGGCTTTACTCTCTCCAAAGACCATCTCTCCACGGCTGAAAAGGTTGGAACTACCGAATGAAAGCACGGGATTCTCAAGGATCGCTATTCCATCCCCGGCACTGTAGCGGATAAATTGTCGGCCACCAAGATACAGGTTGCTACCGCCGATATGAATATCCCCGGATACCTGCAAGCCGTAAACAGGGGTTACCCCGTCTTCTGCGATTTCTTCATAGGCCCATAATAACCGGGTGTTTCCCATACCGGCTTCAAAGCCATAATTCGCACGGAGTGCCCCTGTCATATTTCCGCCCGTCTTTTTCAGGTAATCCAGCAAAATACCGCCACCGCCTTCCCCGCCTTCTCCGGCAACCGCTCCCGCTATGGCAGAAGCAAAGTTATAAGCGGTATTATGTAAACGGATCGATGTATCGTCGCCTTCCTCGATGCCGTAAGGGTTATCCTCGCTTTTCTTATCCTGGGCATTAAAGAAATTGTGGTACAACTCGGAATAGATGGAGTAACAAAGGCTGTCCGGGTCTAATTCCTGAATATCGGGTAATAGGATGACACTCATTTCGTATAGGCGGTTTGAGATAGGAACTTCTGAATCTTAGAGGCCAGCGAGGGGAAATTGGGTGCGTTAATGGCAGGCATGGTGCCCATCAGGGTGGGCGTCATTATTTTGCTGCACTCTGTGATGAAATCCAGCATCAGTTGGGCGAGCTCGTTGCCAAGTACAAGCGGCTCACTGGCATCTTCGCTGCCGATAGTCACTTTCTTATCGGACACAACCACCGTCGTGCCATTTACGTTCTGTTCCAGCTTGTCCGTGGTTTGGTTAAACTGCGATTTATCTACCTTATGGGCAATACTTTCCGGCGTGACCGTGATTTCTGCCTGCTTGTCATCTTTATTCTTGACAATAGTCTTAATATCTTCGGCAGTGTAACGGGTGGAACTTTCATTGCCGGTATTCTCCAACTGGTCATAATCGGGAGAATCATTGCTTTCCGCATCCAGTTCTTCGGTTTCTGCTACACCGATCACGCTCTCTTTGTGAGCGAGTATCTGTATAAAATCAGCATGGGAGAAATTAACGACATAGGCGTATTTGGTCGCCGCATCCGTGACGATAGTAACGTCTGAAAACAAGGTGGGAATAATCAGGAACCCACCGGAATTATCCTGCAAGCCCGATAATAGCACTCCTTTGTGAATAATTGGCTCCGAACTGGCGGTCTCGTCGGGAAATTCACCCACGTCGATAGTGCCGAGATATTCATCGTCATCACTATTCACCTTTGCAACATACCCATGAATCAGTCGGGCTGTTCCTACGCCGCCCGTACCACAATGCGACATATCCACCCGGTCAATGCTACGCCCCAAAGCTATCTTTCGGATAGCTTCACTAATCATCCGTTGACTGTTCTTCGTTTCCATTCTTCTTCTTTTAGTCGAAGAATAGTTCAATTACAGCCCGGAGGTTGAATCAGGGAAATCTATCGGGCAAAAAAAATACCGCAATGCGAAAACACTGCGGTAGGAATTACGACTTATTTTTTACACTTACTTTCGATTTTCCAGATAACTGCAAAACTCATCCAAAGAACGCTGTAACACATCTTTCGGAATCAATTGCCGTTTATATTCCGCTATCATCGTCGGGCTTAAACTACGGCTGAGAGCATATTCAACAACCTGCCTTTTCGCACTTTCACACAATAGGATTCCTATGCTCGGATTCTCATTGCTCCGTTTTACGTCCCTATCCAAAGCCTCCAGATAGAATTCCAATTGCCCCATGTAAGAGGGCTTGAATGGAGTCGATTTCAACTCCACACAGGTGAGACATTGTAAACCTCTGTGAAAAAAGAGCAAATCAATTTTATAAATTTCTCCGTCTACCTCCAAAGGATATTGACTACCCATATAAATAAAGTCCTTTCCACCTAATTCCAGAATAAACTCCTTCATGTGTTCCAGAATACCCTTTTGTAGTTGCTTCTCCGTATGCTTGACCGGTAATCCTAAAAAATCCAGAATAGCCCGGTCTTTAAAATCATAACCGTTATTCGGATAAATCTGCTTAAACCCCACAGACTGACTCCGGGGACTTGAAAGGACTATGGAATAAGCATCTTTAGCTATAGCATTACCGAGTTCTTTCACGTTCAACCGTTCTTTATTTGCATAAAGCATATAAAAAATCCGTTCCGGAAACGTGCGGCAGGAAGCCATAATTTCTACATGGCTCGTCCAGTTTACCAACAGTAAAATACGGGGAAAACTTACGTTCGGCTCTAATTGTGTCATTTGAAATGACATAATTACATCGTTCTGGTTATCAGGTATTTGTAATTGTGTCGTTTCTGATGACACAATTGACTTTACAAATGGAAGAGCTGCAATTTGCTCCGCAAACTCAGCACTGGAATAGGTCTCATAAAAAGAAACCATCCGGTAGAGGTTTTTCCGGCTGAATCCTCTGAGTGACGGGTCATTACGACGTAAAAATTCAGATAACTGTGTGACAACCTTACTGCCCCATTCTGAACTTTTTAACTTGGAAGAAACATAACTTCCTACTTCCCAACTCAAACGTAAATTCTCTTCATTGACATTCTGTAACGCGCGGGTGCGATGATAAAGGATGATTTTCTGTACATCCCCGAATTGCCCTTCCAGGCTTTCCTGTATATTATCATTGGTCATATACTACTTATATCTTATTGTCCTTAAATTAATTAGGCGAATTAGCACATAAACGCAAGTGTATATAGTACTAATCCATTCTGTCACAAATACTCTGCTAAGGTACAAATAAGATTTAATAAAACAGATATTCTTAAACAAATCTCTCAAATCCATCTATTGTGTTTTTCGTTTAGTATCTTCTGCTTCTATTAATGGTTTATGCCACTGCCATAGCTCGTCCAAAGTTTTAATGTCTTGAGGAATAGGATTAGGCTTTCGGAAAGCCTCTGATGGCGTCATAGGCTGATACGCAGAAAAATAGGCTTCACTGGTTCTGCGTGGATTCCATGCCAAAGAAGAATCAAAATAACTTCTCGCAATATCATAATGTGTACCACAAATAAACCTATCCCATTTGTTTCTCAACTCATCTTCTGGTGAAATATCAATAATCTCAAATTGCTCCATAACTCTTTCGTCACCAGTTCCCCAAGCATCATTCAATAGTGTTACGGCTTCTACGTCCGTTGCAGGCGCACCAAATCCGAATATAGTAGCTCTGACGGCTTTGTACTCAGGGGAAAGATGGTCTTGTAGATATTTCCATTGAGTCTTTATAAACTCATCTTGTTGATAATTCTTTTGAGTTATCGGATATAATAACCTTGAAGCAATAAACTCTTGCATATTTTCTGGGTTATACATCCCCGTTGGTCCAAATCTTTTTCCTGTCGAATCCCAGCCAATAGAAACATTCCCATGTAGGAAGAATATAGGAGGCAAATCATCAGTATATTGTCTGCATCTGCACCATGCTTGATATAGAAAAGGGTCCCAATTGAAGGTAGCAATAGCATCTTTAGCCCTTAGAGATAAGACTAAATAATCATAAATGGTAGGTTCGTCAGGCAATTTCATTGAACTAAAATAATCAAAGACTCTTTTTTCTATTTCTTTAATAAATTCAGAGTTGGGATTATCATTATGAAGATTACTATACAGTTTCTCGAAATTTGTGGCTTTTAGATTATCCGGGACTCTGTCCACAATATCTTGTAATCCCACAATCTCTATGAAGTTATTCATTGATGGTAACTTCTTGCCGTTTTTTTCAGGATTGCGTAATGAAGAAGCAATACTGGCTCCAGCTCCTAATATTACCACATGTCCTCCTCCATTATATACTTGCTTAATGCCTTCCTCTTTTGTCATTCCTACCATACTATTATTATTTACAATTATTTTTTTTACTGGTGTCAAAGGAATATTTTTCTTTTTTCTATTTCTATTCCTTCTTAGTTTTTTCTTGCGTTTAACAAATCTCTGAATTTCACTCTGTTTCATAATGCTTTTTTGCAAAAATACGATATTACACTGAAAACAATATTATGTTAGAAAAGAAATTCTAAAAAACAAATTGAAAATTTGAACAGAAATATATAAAAATAAAATTAGGAAATAAATAACTGGGATTGTGAATGTTCGAGCTATTAGTTAAGATAATCTCTTTCATCTCTTAATCCACCGACTTAATCTTATACGGTATTGTAATCTTCTGACGATACCCATTCACCCCGAACGTAGTAGTGACCTCTTCCGTGATGTAAATACCGTTTTTTGAAGGATTCCGGTCATCGATCAGTTCAACCTGCACTGCCGTGTTAAGTGCCAGGTCTCCGAACAAGGTCAGACTGCCGGTTATCCCGTTCAAATTGTAATTCCTGAAATACTCGATAGTTTCTTCAACCAGCTTATCCGAATCGATTTTCATATTGGGCGACATATACGGCACAATAGTGTAAGTGCTCAAATCAACCTTAGTCTTGGTTTTCGCCCCCTCTGCCGTCGTATTCCCCGTTACTTTATGTGTCTTCTTGCTAATCTGGGTAGCATTTACCGTTTGAAACTCTTTGCTGCCTGCCATCGTAGGGTCGTAATCGGGATTCATACGAACAGTCACCTCAAAAAACTTTTCATCCGAACCCAATGCTTTTCCCGTCACCGCTAAAAACTTCGGGTTGGTTTTCACCACTTTCAAACCGTCTTCCGCTACATGGTAATTGAAATAAATGGGGAAAGGCTTTGCCTCGCTGTCTTTCGGAAAAACGGGCTGGCTCTTGGAGGACGAATAAGGGCGACCGATAGCGATGGTTGGCATATTGTCCGGTGAGTCTTCATCGTATTTCAAGAAACAGTACACCTTATATTTACTCCATTCCGACAATACATCCGCTACGGTAAAATTATCCGTAATCTTCACTTTGCCGATTTGAATGTCAAACCGCTTTGTTTCAGAATGGATTTCAAACCCCGTGTCTTTTAATAAACCATATTTTTCACCCAGCACATCGTTGACGCTGACCGATGATTGCGTTTCAAACTTCGGGGCTTGCTTCAACTTCAACTTATACGCCATATTTTCACACTGTATCTCAAACTTGGACGCTGAATTATAAGCTGAAATATACCCCTCAAATATATTCTTTAACAATCCGTTGTAGCCAAGCTGGATGCTAACCCGCTGGCCGACCTTAAAACTCACCTCGTTCATGGCTTGCTGTGAACTTCGCTTTTCAATGACTACGCCGTCCTGCATGATTTCCGTCGTAATCCGGCTGGCATCTTTTCCTTCAATAGTAGCATTTCCGACAATCGTACTTTGGTAAACAGTGCCTTTAGGAAAAGTAATCTTTGCCGTACCAATCAACTTTTTATAAGTCTCGACAATCTCCACCTCTTCCACTTCGGTCAGCACAATGGGGTCCTTAATCACCATCGGGTTACCGGAATCGGCATCCCCGATAGTGATTTTGCAGCATAACACGTCTATCATATCTATAGCCATAGTTTCGACACTTTTAAGAGGGAAGCCGGATCGATAGCCTCAGCTCCCAGTTTTGCGTATTTAATCCATTTGTTAGAGTGCTTGATTGCAACATCCACCTTTTCCTCGGCTGCCAGTTTCAATTGTACACTCTCCGAAGGTTCCACGGCCACGCACGAAAGGCTGTAAGGCTGCACATTCCTGCAATCCGTGGCGGAAAGCGAATAATTCAGCACAATCAGCTTGTCGATATTGAATTGCCGGAGTACCGTATTGTCGCAATCAATCACCCCCTTAAACTGCATCAGCTTTAAAAACTTCGAGACTTCCGCCTCCGGATAAACATCGGCGTACTTGCTCGTGATTTTTCCGCTAATGGAAATTTCCAGGTCACCGCCGCTGATATATTCTTTACGGCTGTAATCACGGCCTTGTACCTGTGTCATCACAACGTTATTCTTACTGCTCACCTGTACCATGGGCTGTAAATCCACGAAGGTGACCAGCCCGTATTTACTGTTTTTCTCCACTTTGCCGGTCGCGGTATCGAAGTAATTCCCTTCTTCTGAAATGGCAAATTCCAGGTAATCCTGCACCACACGACCGACTATTGAATCCGTGTAATTTTTCTTTTTCGCTACGGCCTGTTGTTCACTGATTAACTGGTAGTATTGCCCGGTCTTATTTGCAATACTCGTCTGGGATTTGCTTTGCAGATACTGGTCACGTTCCTTTTGTTCCCAGTATTGCAGGAATCGGGGATACGAGCGCAATGCGCCGTATGCCAACTGCGAGGCCGTTTGGATAAGAGCTCTTTTCAATATCTCTTTATCCTTTGAAAAATAATGCACGGCACCGTCTTGGAACTCTGCAAGCCCCATACCCAAACCACGGCGGGCGGCATCGCTGATATAGCCGCCCAGTGAACCGTTGCTGATAATCCCCCCGCTTAGGAGAACCGACTTTCCTATATTAAATAATCTACTCATTGTCTTTACTTTTTAACCGTTCCAACTGCTGTCAAAATCATGGACGACATCGATTAACGCTTGGGCGAGCTGTTCTTTCAGATTCTGTACTTCCTCACCTTGTCCTTCCTTACTTTTCAATAGATTGATAGCTTCCACGCTTAGCAAGTTAGTGATGTTCACGATAACCTGCTTCGGGGCAGCCGAGGAGAGTTTTCCCGTACCGGAATAATTACCACCGGCCAGCCCGTCGTCTGCACCGGAATGATAACTGAACCCGTTCGCATTGAAAGGTCGGGGATCGGCTTCATCCGGCTCATTGGAAGTAAGCGAAGTCGTGAATCCCGCTTTTTGCATGATATTTTCCGCTATCTCTGCCGAACCGCCCCAGGTCTGACGCAGGGAAGAGGTGAAATTCACGACCGCATTATGGACTTCTTGATACCCGGCGAGTGCATTTTCCCGCTCTTTGTCCGTAGCTTTCTTTCCCAAAGCCTTTTGTACCCAACGGCCTTCCTTATCCTGATAGAAACCATTTTTGGTAAGCAGGTCAAAATCAAAACCGTTGGCTCGTAAAGTAGCTTCGGCATTAGCTGGTGACGACATGATTCTCCGGTATTCCTCGGCTATCCTTGAAATCTCCGGCACTACCTTCGTATTCATGTACACCGCATAATCATACAGTTTGTAGGCATCCGCTTCCTTCATCTCGCCGACACCTTTCTTGTAGATGATTTTGCCGTTCCGGTCTTTCGTCCAAAGGGTATTATCCAAGTTCTTTTCATCCTGACCGAACTTACTTCGGATGTTTTGGACAAATGCACCGATTTCTATGTCCGTCCGGGCTTTTCCTAATTCCGCATAAGCCGAATTGACACGGCTTTGGCTGTCTTTCTTGGCAAGTGTCCGAATGGCTTCACGGGTATCGTCCTGCCGGGCGTCGGAAAAGTTGTAAAAATCGTCGTATTGCGGACCACCGTACTGCCCGGAATGGGCAGCACCGAAAGAAGAAAGAAAAGCCGTCCACCAGTTCCCGGTAAATGCACCGATCTTCTGACCGGATGCCTCTTCAATCGACTTCCCGGCTGTCAGTTCCTCAACTGCCTTTTTCGCGTTCATGGCCTGCTTGTAGGTTTCCGTCAAAGATTTATTCAGTGCATCGATGGAAGGATAACGGTACTTCCGGTTCGCATCGATCTCTTCCAATACCGCATCTTTCGCCTCTTTGACTTTCCACGTCTTGTAGGCTACCCAACCCAGAGCACCGACTAAGGCTGCTATCCCGGCTGTGGCAGCTACGGCAGTGGTTCCTAACGCACCGATGGAAGCACCGGCTCCGACTAACCCGTTACCGGTAGCTACCTGGGTGGAAAACAAGCCCAAAGCACCACGGGAAGCTAACCCGCCCATACCGGAAGACAATAAAGCCTGTGTCATGGCACCTTTGCCTGATATTCCGGCAGCACTCATAGCAGAAACAATAGCGCGTTTACTTGCAAATGACATTCCTCTACCGCCACCCATCAGGCCGCCCACCATTTGAATCACAGAACCTGCCGCCGACTGTTTGCCGATAAAGCCTAAAGCAATTCCGATGTTGGTAAGTGCTCCGGCCAGTTTGAATAACTTTGTCGCTACAAATCCGGAAAATAGGAGTGGCTCAATCCAGTGAAAATTGCGGGTGAACCAGCTTGCCACACTTCCCAAAAGGGAAAGTATATTCAGGATAGACTGACCGATAGATGTCAGTCCACGGGCAAATTCAGGGGCGCTGAATTTTGCCAGGAAGTCACGTAATGTCGATTTGATAATCGGCTCCAAGACTTCGTACCCTTGCATGAAACTCTCGGTAAGCTGTGAAGTGACCTGAGCCCACAGACCTTTTGTGTTGTCTTGCTTCACTTTAGCCAGTTCGCTCGAAATTCCATGTGAACCCCGGTTCTGTACGGTAAGTGTACGCAACTGGTCATAATTACGCACGAACATCATGGCGGCATTGCCTCCGATTTTGCCAAAGATTGCCTGCATGTCACCGACCGTCGCGCCTTTCTTGTTCAAGTCCTCGAAAATGTCGGCAAGGGGACGGAGTTTCTCTACCTGCTTCCCGTAAATATCCCGGTATTCCGTGAATTTTACGCCCAACCGGTCTAATACCTTTTGTGATTCACGGGTGGGTTTGGCAAAACGGGTCGCCATGGCACGAAGCGAGGTTCCCGCCATGGTTCCTTTTACACCCATGTTGCCTAATATACCGATAGCTGCCGCACTCTCTGTAAATTCCACTCCGGCCATACGCATATATCCGGCGGCCATTTTGTACGACTCTGCCATTTCCATGACATTCACGTTCGATCTGGAAACAGTGGAAGCCAAAATATCAGCCACCGAACCCATACCCGAATTTTTAATATCGTAACCAATCTGAATATTAGTCGCCAGGTCTGCAATCTGGGAAACATCGTTGTCACCAATCAGTGCCAAATTGACAATCGGACGGATAGAAGCATTGATAGCGTCTATTCCCATACCCGCCATACTCAAATATTTTACCGCACCGGCAACCTCAACCGCCGTGAATTTGGTTTCCACTCCGATTTTACGGACATACAAAGCCATTTTAGTGAAGCGGTTCTCGAAAGTGGTTAAATCATTATCCGCTACCCGGAGGATACTCTGGGCGGAAGTCATTATGTTGGTGTACTCGACAGCCTTCGTCAATTCCGATTTCAGGAAACCGTACATGGCATAGCCGTTGAGCATATACATCATCGGCAAGTTACGGATCGAAGGGGTACGCACGTATTGTAGGCGGTTGATAGCTGCCCGCTGCTTATTAGTCTGCCCGGTGACGACGGCCCGCTGTTGGCGTTGCGCTGCCGTCACTGCACGGGCGGCGCCTTGTTGTTCCAAACGGGTTTTCTCGCGTATGGCCCGTGCCGCATCGCTGGCGGCTTTTCGTTGTGCAGCTTCGTTCGCCTTGACCTGCCGCTGGCGGTCCCATTCTTTCCCCTTCGCTTCAATCACGGCTTTTTGAGTCGTGAGCCGGACGGCTTCGTCCGCCCGGCGTTGCTCCGCTTTTTGCTTGGCTAATTCCCGGTTGGTTACCAGCTTTTCCTGCAATTTCTCCGAAGCCTTCGGCGATAATACGTAAGGCTTTTCCGGATTATATAGTAAAGGAGGATGAAAAAGGGTATTGGCTGTCTGCGGAGCAACAAGGACATTCCCCTTACCGGATGAAGGTGAGCCCATTTGCACACCCATCGTCATTTTGGAAGCACCTTTAAGCTGGCGCATTAGCCCCAGTAACTCTTTCAACCGTTCTTTGGCTACATCCGTTTTAATATTGACTTCACGGCCTTTTTCCAATGTTACCAGGGCGGCATTGATTTTTCCGACCGCTTTGGTAATGCGTTTTTGCGTCTCCATCATTGTTTTGACAGATGCAGCCGCACTTTTTTCAATTTCTGCTTTCCGGCTTTCAGATAACTTTTTGTCTAAAAGAGTCTTGGCATTCGACTTTATTTTCTTGGTATCCAATGGGGCTTGTCCGGCATTAATAACCAGATTGATTCCTTTGGAAAGTTCCCCGATTTCTGTGAGTAAAGTCTTCACACGTCCCAGTTTTTCTTCCGTTCCGGACGTGTTAATATCCATTTTATAAGTATAATCCCGCTTCTTTCCGCCTTTTGTCCGGAAAATCTTATCAACTTCATTCACCATCTTCTGAATGTTTTTGATCGCGGGAGTCAAATCATTTTTAGCCAGAATCAGATTTTTCACCGAATCGGCAAACGCCTGCACCTTTTTAGTACCTTCGGTGGCCTCTACATTAATGGTATAGTTTACCTGATAGTTTTGCTCTTGGGACATACTTCTTTATTTCGGGTAGAATAGCCCATTACAGCAAATTCCGATTAAAAAGAAATCCCCTGCCTGCTAAAAAAGCTGACAGGGGATTGGCAAGAAATAAATTAAGGAGCTGTTGTTGTAAGAGCGTTTGTCATCCGGCTTACGGTCATCTGTTGATGGAGCCATAAAGCCTCTTCGGAAAGCATCGCAAACTCTTCATCCGAGATGGTATTCAAATTGACGCCGGGAAAGTAGTGACGGATATAAATCGTCCGCTGGCGTATCCGTTGCTCATCTTTTACTTCCCAGCTTTGGATAAATTTACCAGAGCAGATTGACGGGTAGTGATAATTTCCGATAATTGCCCCATTAAACCGAATAAGAACAGTGATTCATTATCCACCAGTTCTTTGTCCCCGTCAAGGAAACAGTCTTTTGCCAAGGTGCGCATGGCAGTCACCTCATCCTTTTTGGAAGCGGCCATAAATTTTGAGAACTGGGGAAAGGTCGGTTCGGCGAGATAAGCGACATACACTTCTTTCTCTTCACAATCCGGATCGCCCCAGACCACCATCGGATAGACTTTTCTGAGTTTCTTCTCCGCTTTGATTTCCAAAGCCTTTTTTCTGATTTGCTCTTCCTGAGCGAGCGTGAGTGTTTTTTCTTCCATTGTTTCTAAAATTATGATTCAGCCTCAGACTACCTGCTTTCCGGAAAAAAAGTTTTATAGCAAAACAAATTTTCCTTGAATACCGCAATTCTTTAGCACTTCACTATTCTTTATATCAAATGAAATCAAACACGATGGTGCTCCGGCAGTCCCGCCACGTTCACCGCTTACATGATGAAAAGATAATCTGCCTTTAATGAATAAAATTGAATGTGCCTTTTTGAAAATCAATTCCTGAAACAACCTCGTTTCTGTTCGGGCAAAGGTCAGTGCTATCACATTCCGATGTTCGGCACAACGTTCTATAAACTGTGCAATCAAAGCCGTATCATAAGGAGGATTGCAAAACACCCGTCCAAACCACGGTTGTCTCAATCCATCGTCCTCAATAGTATAGTGATTTGCTGCCGTTGGCCAGGGTCGGTTTATAGGAGAACAAGGGTCCAAATCAAAATCACCCAGTTTTGCCAATAATTCCGGCGGTGTCAGCCATTCATTTTTGCCGGTACTCGAATTTCCTTCAAAAGTTACGTCCATTTATCTGTATTCCGTTTATTCTTCGGCACAGAATAGTTCAATAAAGACCGGATAGTTTATAATCAACAGAAGAAGGAAAGAACAATAGAAAACAAAAAAATAAGGGAACGATTTAACGATTCCCTTAGTCCGTATTCACAATAGAAGGAAAGTGATTATTCAAACAGCTTATCTAACTTCCTTTTAATTTCCTCCCGGCTCACCGCCCCAACCACTTTATCCACGACATCGCCATTTCGCAGGAACAATATCGTCAGTACATTCCGTATCTTAAACTGTACGGCCAAATCATTGTTCTCTTCTACATCGCATTTGCCGATATTTACCCGTCCCTCATACTCACGGGCAAACTCTTCCATCATCGGTGCAATGGCTTTGCACGGGCCACACCACTCAGCCCAAAAATCTATCACCAAAGGCTGTTCCGAAACTATTAACTTCGGAAAGTTATCTGTATTAATCTCTAACATTTGATTTTTCTATATATAATTAATGTATAGTTCTCTGTTTTTCAAAAGACTGCAAAAGTAGCCTTTTTACCCTATATACAAAAGAAGCGTTACCGTAAAAAAGTAACGCTTCCCAGTTTTAACTTTAAATCGTGTCCCCATCGCCGATTACGATGTCAAACGGGTTCAAATCGAACTCCTTAGTGATATTCGTATCGTCCTGCTGCGACTCTAAACCGTCTTCCGAGAAAATACAACCTTTCAGCGTGACTGTCGTTGTCGTCCAATCGTCGCTCGCCATAGGATTGGCAAAACTGACAATCAAATCGAATTCGCCAATATCCATCAAACTGCCGTAGCTACTGCGTAACATCTGCTGTGTTGCATAATCCATAGTGATTGATGCAGTGTAAGTTATATTTCCGAAACCTCTGCTCACCGGCTTTCCGCCCATGCCATAATTCGATTCGATTTTTCTCTTTTTATTCCACTTGATACCGGAAACCCCTTCAAGCGTACTACTTCCTTCCTCGATACCGAGGGCTGTCGATGCAAGGGTAATCATCGACCAGCTATACGCAACGTTATTAATTATAGCCATATTCTGCGATTATTTAGCGGTTAATGAAAGTCCTTCTTCGACATAAATCTTAACGGCAACACCCACCGGTACAATTACATAGCTGATACGGAGCGTATCATCCACCAACACATTTTGGTTCGCGTCGATATTCACGGCATAACCCGAAATTTCTTGTGCCGCTTGCATCTTTGCCAGTATGTCACCGATTAAAGTCTTGAAAGCTGAAATTTTAGAAGGAGCCAGAAATCCGGTGGCCGGATTCACCATCAAAGGAGAATTGACATAAGGCAACAAAGCGGCACGAACAGCCCGGCGGCTTTTGTTGATAGTACGGTTACGGGCAATTGTACGATAATCCCCCACGGAACAGGTCTGGTCTTTACTGATATAAATACCGTTTTCTCTCCCTGAATATTTTATCGGGAAAATATACCCCTTTTCGTCCAGGTCATCCAGCAACACGGGCGAAAGCGATTCGTACATATTCAGGCTCGTGAACTCTTCATCGGCAGTCAGATTAATATCTCCGAAACCGAGCTCGATATTCTGGAAATTATCGTCGAACAGATTGAACGTGCGTACCCAGGCTACCGATTCGTGAACATTGGCACGGGCGATTGCTCCCATCATAGCCCCAAGGAACCCTACTGGAGTATTATTCACGTTTCGCTTTTGCATCATGGAAACCCGAGCGCAACGGGCCTGACCGAATATAACACTGGTGCGGCTCGCTTCACAGATTGCGGTCGGTATTTTGTTCAGGTCGATTTGCTTTCCGTCGCTGGTGTCACTACCTGTATTAGACGGGTTGGCACACAACACAATCGAGAGGGGCTGGTGCAGGTCGGCCATTGCCACAGCCTTGTCGTTTAGTGTCTTGACAATATTCAGATTGTATTTCTCTTCCGCACCGTTCAATTTCCAGAGCGGTTGCTCCGTCCATACACCCAACTGGTTAATCAGCCCACCGGCGACACGCTGCATGACATCAATAGCATCCCATGAAGCGGAACAATCGGCGAACATGACATAGAGTTTACCATTGCCGTCCACGTTACCCGACATTCTAAAAAATTCACGAATGTGATAAGCGGGAATACCGTGCATGAAATTGACATTATTCTCGTCTTCTTCCGTTGTTTCAACACGTTCGATAATACCGAAATCCTGAATGGCCGATTTGAAGTTCGTGATGTAAAGTACATCATTGAGCTTCAACTTCCCTTCGTTATTCTTGCCGTACCCCTCCCTGAAAAGGTCGGGTTGCATAGACACGTCGAAGAGCAACCCGGTCACTTTTTCCTGACCGGATGCACCGTTGTAAGGGATATTCCCGTCGGTGTCTTTTATAATTACGTTTCCTATTGCCATAAATTACTGATTTTTAGATTTGAAGAATGGGTTTTTGTACAGTACGGCATCCCCTCGGATAGCGGCGGGAGTGTCGGGAGTATAGGCTCCTCCGTGACGGTCCACGTACAATGCCTCGTGAGCCGGGAATGATTGAAGTACGCCAAGAACGAAGCTATCCGGTTCCGGCTCACCTGGTTTCTCTTTCCCTTTTTCAGCGGGTGGAACAATTTGCGGTTGCGGTTCGGACGGCTGAATTGATGTATCGGTGTCAGTTGGTTGAAAGGATTCAGCCCCCTCCGGGAACTGTGTTTCTATGGGATTTTTTTGTTTAGCCATGATAAATGATGAATTAAAAAAGAGAGATGGAGATTGCTCCACCTCCCTGTGATTAAAAAATTTGATAAAATGGTTTTAGACTGTTTTCTTGTAAGCCGTATGAATGACAATCTCTCCCGGACGCACGATATTTACGTCCATTTTCATCCTGAGCTGGAAAAAGAATAATTCGGAATTGGATTGCAGGCGGTCTACTTTCAAGACTTCAGTGTCGTTGGCAAAATCTACACCCATCCAGAGATTCGACTCCATGCCGGTGTTGAACTCTCCCAGCGTAATCGTATGTTCGGGGATACCTACAATCGGTATGATTCTCTTGCCTTTGAAGCGGTAACGGTTCACTTCGGTATTTTCAGAATATTTCACCTGCTTGTCGGAAATGTACTGGTCGTAGGCATCCCAAGCGTCCCAGCCAATTACAAATGCAAGGCTTGTCTTTTTGCGGATCTGTTTAGGGCACTTTTTCCACATGGCGTAAAGGGCCTTCTCAACAGCCGCACCGTCGGTCAGTTCCGTATTTCCGGACACGATACACTGTCCCCCCGCGATAGTTGCAGCATCTGTGGCATTGACATTATCAATGATTCGTTTAATGATGCCGTCGAAATATTTTTCCTTATTTCTGCCGATTTGAATAGAATCTGCCGGAGCAGTGATACCGGCATTTGCCGCACCACCTTTAGCCGCCGTCCAGATAGCATTTCCGATGTACTCGTTCTTCTTATCCATCAGCAAGCGGAGCATCGTAGCCTGAATCTTGGGGTCTAATTCCCTAAAAACCAGATTTCCGTCGGGCTGGGCGAACTTCCAGTATTTTTCGTAGTCTCTGGGATTAAATTCGAGATAAATCATAAAATCAGAGGGCTCCAGATAACGCTCTGTAAAGGTGTATTCGTTCTCTCCGTTTTCACCTTTCTTCCCGTGGTTACTGGTAGGGGTCGGAACATTATCCTGGATAATGTCGCCTAACTTGATGGCAGGCAGCGTGTATTTGTGCTGAATGCCCGATTTGATATGGATAAGACCTTCTCTGAAAGTGTCGTTACCCTGCGCGGTATAGGAGATTAAATCTTCTAAGACTTCGCCATTATACCCGTTTTGCAAAAAAGTTGTTGTATCAGCCATTGTTATGGTAGTTTTTTGATTATTCGTTGATCTTCAGCTTAATCTGCACTACCGTATGCGCCAATACGTGTGTTGTGTCTGCCATCGGGCAACACGTCATATAATAAAGGTAGAAGTTACTGTATCTTCTTGAACTCGAAGTTTTCACCCACGACCTGCGTCACCTTTTCAGCTATCTTGTCCTCGGCGGTTTTCAATGCGCCTGCCGCTGCCTGGATATTCGCCGGATCACTGGCAATCTCTTTCGAAATCTGTTCCCGGTTCGGAATGGAAGCCAGTGTCCTTTCCACCAGTTCCGGATTGCTCTCGGCCATAGCCAGCCAACCCTCTCTTGATTCAAGGGTAATCTTACCGGCTTCGATAGCAGACTCGATAACAGACTCATTTTTCGCTTTCTTTTCGGCAGCCTCTTTTTGCTGGTAAGCCGAAAGCGATGCCGTGGCGGTGGTGAGGTCTTTCTGTAAATTGGTGATAGTGGCATCTTTTCCGGCTATCACGGTCTGGGCATCCGTGAGGGACTTTTCCGTCTCTTTCAACTTCGCTTCAACCGATACCAGAGTATTCAGACGGGCCATTACATCCTTCACTTCATAATTGTCTTTTAACCCAAGCGTAGCTGCAACGGCAGCGTATTCCGGTGAATTTGTCTTTTCTGTACTCATGTTCTTATTAATTTCGTGTAGATTAGTGGTTTCTTCATCAAAAAGTTTATTGCCCTCTTCTGCCGGAAGGGAAGCACTGATTGCAGTCATCAATGTTTGAATGCGGGTAACATCTTCAATCCCCGATAACTCGTTTTTCACACGTTCGCAAATCTGCTTGGAGGTGTGCAACACACTCTCTGCCGGGATGATTCCCGCCCGGACAGCTCCGGCTGCATCGAAAAAAGTTCCGTCTTTCTCTGCCGCCCCGTCCATGATTGCCCTGACAAGCTCGGCCTTCAAACCGAAGCGCTTGCGATAAATGGTTTCGATTTGCTTGGTAAAAGCCTTCACCAGTTCCGAAGGCTCTTTTTCTTCTTCGCCATCGGGCTGGAAAGGGTTGTGAATCATTAAAATGGAATAATCTCGCATCAAAGACTTATTTCCGGCTGCCCAGATAATCGAACCCATAGAGGCGGCCATGCCCTCGATGATACACTCCGTGGGAACCGTCGAGTTCTGAATGGTAGAGTATGTGCCCATGCCGTACAGCACGGAACCGCCCTCGGAATTGATAAGTACCCGGATTAGGGAAGGGCGGACTACATTCTCCAGATAATCAAATTCATAATTAAACTGGGTGGTAGAGTCTTCTGTTACTTTGCCAAAAAAGCGGATCGTCGCGATTCCCCCGTTTTTAGCTTCACCGACTACGTTTTTAAATTTTTCCGTATCCATAAATTTATTTTGCGGCAGAATAGGCATTTCAAAACAAAAAAGTTTTTTCGGGAGGCTGAGGAGCGTGGGTACGTGGACGCGGGCACGTCAAGAACGGAAAAGAATCAGAAAAAGACTTTTTAAGAAGCTGGGAAAATAGCTGGTTTGAGTAATAACCTTAGCAGTCTTCTGCTTGAAGTGTGATACTGGAAGTGCCTTGAAGCTCGTAAGAACAAGAATACTTCAAAAGGAGTCCTTCATAGTTCCCACAAGTGGAAACTATGAAGAAAGAGAAGAGAGAAAGGGGTATAAAAGTAATAATCTTCACTTCGTTCAGATTATACTTTTATACCCCTAATGACAACCAAATATCCCTTGCGGTCTATTTGGTTGTATTGATTTTATAAGTTCCTTTTATAGAGATAATATTATAATATATATAATAATACATGGTAGTTGCCGAAATTAAGGTAATCGGAATATAATACTATCAACCAGTATGTTACAAAAAAGAGATGCAGCTTTGTCGTACATCTCCTTTCCTTTTGAAATCATTTTCCCTTATTCCTGCAAATTTGGATTCACATAACAGAAATGCCGTTGCCGGTCCACCATCCATTTGTAAACCTGAAACCCTTTCATACGGGCATACTTCCCGACGTTCACCCGGTTGATGTGCTTAAAAGAATGTTGAGCCATGTGTGCGGCCATTTCCTCATACGTCATTATTCGCTTTAGTTTCATACAATTGAATTTAATTAGTGTAAACTAAGGCAAGATTAGTTCAACTGGGAGCAATTAGTTTAATCCGGAACTTTTTTATTGCTATCCACCCTCGAAATAACTGAATACCTCTTCAATCACGGGTAAATTTTCTTCTGCCAGCCATTCCTTCGCCACATTATAGGCCAACCCTTTACTGAAACTATAATTTTCCTTTGTGATTGAATGGTGAGATAAACGCCCTTCCGTAGGTTTCAGACCTTTATTATGAAGTTCGCACAATCCATCGTGATAAAAAACACACCAGCCTTCCTCTGTCGTGACAATCTGCACCATGACAATAGGGTGTCTCATCCGTCCCAAAAGCATACCCACACACCAGAAACTTACAGCAAGTTTATCCCGGTAACCGGCTTTTATCAACCGTAATATATCCTCCGGTGTACCTAAACAAGGGGTCCGGCATTGGTTACGGCAAGCCTCACATTTGCAGGAACTGGGTTTGCGTCCCGTCTTACGGATTATTTTATGAATGATACTTTCCCCCATATTAATATTCTTCCGGATGTTTGGAGCGCCATAACTCAAGAATATACTCACGACCGGCAGGAGTCCACCGTTTAACGCTGCCGGTAGGATAAACCTTACCGTTCTTTCTCTCCCACATATACGGCACGTCACATTGCAAAGCCTGATAAGGAGTGAAAACCACCCATTGCTTCTTTTCAAACTTCACGATATTATTTTCTGCCAGAAAACGATGCAACTGGACAGTTGTAATTTGCAGCTCCTCGGCAATTCGCCCGCTCTTAAAACAATCCCGGTCTTCCACGTACTCCTTATAAAAAGCGACTTTAGGTTCGTCTTCACGAATCTTTTTCGCTTGGTCCGCGGCCAACATCAAAGCCTCTTCAAAATTCTGCGGAACGGGAAAATTACTCACGGCTTCGCTGAAACTGGAACAACGGTCGCGATGAACCGGCATCGATGCGTAACCCTTGGTTACTAATTCTTCGATACGACTGTTACACCAGGCAGAAAAATCCGGGGACAACCAACGGGCGAACTCCATGGCAAGCGATTCCTCAATCCAGGTCGCCCCGGTGTTTCCACGGGTAGTCATAATCTGACTTCCTAAAGAAATTGAATCCCCCCGACGTACAAGTGCCTCTCTGAACTCCTGTGTCGCTGCAAGACGTAACCACTCCGCTGGTAACTTCCCGAAACTACGGGCCATCTGCGTGGCATTAATCATCGTTTTTCCGCCATCCGTCTTAAAAGTAATTGGAAACTTGTCCTGATAATTGAAAATGATTGATTCTCTCGTTTGGGATTGGAGGGGTGGCCTGACCGATATATTCGATTCCATACCTACAGGCAATCCATTAATCCATTCCTGCATACGGTCACATACTTTTGCTATCTTACCGTTTTCCGTTCGGATAACCCGAAGCAGGTTATGCACGTCGTAAGGTTTCACTCCCCAGCGGTTACGCCCCCCTTCTTTGAAAGGTACTCGGAAAGAGGTTCTACAAATCCGCATCGCCTGACCGCTATCCATCATACATACACGGTCTAATGCTTTTAACAGGTCATTCAGGCAAAGCCAAACAACGGTTTCGTCTTCATGGAGTATCGCGCGAATGGATAACTCCTCAAAATTCAAGCTCTTTAAAATATCATTTGTCATCATGGTCGTTATTTTCAATATGGTTGTTTTTACATTTCTGGTCATTTATCTTTTTACGTCTTGCCATCTCCCGGACGGAATGATAGCGTCTCTCAACATGACACATCTGGTCATAATCCTGCAATTTCAACGTATCTAAATCCGTAATTTCAATCTCAATGTCCGGATGAATATGCCTAAAATAAAAACTGCCTGCCGAAATATATCTTCCTGTACAGGCAAACGATATCGCCTGCGCGTTAGTTTTGGATATTTCTGAGGCGCTTCGAATAGATCGGGTTATACCGACTAAGATGTAAGCCCCGTTAAATATCAGAACGGGCTTAGGTTGATGAAATGGACTTCTCTTCATTCGTCTATCAATTTAAGTAATTCGTCTTTCGTTAATCTGTTTCTGATTGCCTGTACAATACGAGTGTCCGAAAGAGTAACACCATCCAGAAATAGTTCTGACATCCTCTCTGTCATATAAACCCCGAAAGCTGGGTCTATATAGCCGACGAAAAGCAAGGCCAAAGACTGATCAATTAATACGTGCCCCGTTGCCTCATCCGTTACCATAATCTCGTAGTCCGGTATCTCGTAAATATCCTTTACACTCTCGAACCAAAAAGAAAACTTTCGGGCGAAATCAATTGCCGAATGCTTCTTACTGTCACCTTTTTCAGCGATGTAAGTTGTTGCGTCAAAATAGATTAACCCTTTTTCGGATGTTCCGAAAAGCAATTCCGGGAACTCCATGTACTTTATCGTAAATGGAGCTTTTGTTCTAACTTTCATTCATAACTTCCACTTTGTTTTAAATTTGCTGCTGCAAATATAGATAAAAACACGTAATAAATTTAAGTTTTTTGCTCTTTAAATATTTGTGTTTCAGTTGATTATAACACGCAAACGAACACAATGATACTATTTCAATGTACATACAAAATGAAAATTTCCCGCCCTGTCTCCGACTGGAATGCAACCAATCCGATGTGTAAGTAAATAATGCCATCAACATTTTTTTTCGGATAAAGGTATTCTGTACGAAATAACAATAAATGCAAGTAGTTACATCCGAAAATTCATTCAATGGAGAACTGTTGGAAAGCATCTTTCGCACTTCCAAAAAAACTATCGTCGAATACGTTCGCGAAATCGAACGGAATAATCGTTATAAGTCAGTTCGACAAGACATTACGTTAGGAACGATACTGGACGACCGCTCACGGTTAATAGACCTCTACGAAGCCTGCCTCGAACAGGACGCACATATACGCTCCGTCGTAGAAACGTTGGAATCCCAAATCTTAGGAGATCGGTACATGCTGGCCCGGATCAATGAAAAAGGAAAATACATCAAAGACGTAAAATACACACAGAAAATTCAAGGCACACAATTCGATAAAATTGTCAGAGGAATCGTTGAATCCAAACTCTACGGCTACACGCTGATAGAGATAATGCCTTATATCGATCCCAAGACCGGGAAATTGGCAGAAGTCAATCTGATTGAACGGAGAAACGTACTGCCCGACCAGTACACCGTGGTCAAACGGCAAGGTATTTGGTTGCCCAACTGGAATATAGCCTCGCCTACATATAATCAAAACTACATTTTGATAAATTCCGGTACAATCGGCTTATTTTCAGCGACAACACCTCTTATCTTGGCGAAAAAATTTACCGTCGCAAATTATGTCAACTTTGGAAGCACGTATGGACAACCGATTATCCATGGGAAGACCATCTCAGAAAGTAACAGCGACCGTAAACGCCTGGCGAACGATATTGCCAATGCCGCACAAAACAAAGTGGTAATCACGGGGATAGACGATGAGATAGACATCAAGACCTTCACAATGAGCAACAGCGAGAAAATTTATACCTCGCTAATTGAATTTGCCAATAAAGAGGTTGCCAATTTGATATTGGGTTCTGAATCAATGGCAGGTGGTATGCAAAGTTACGTTGGAAGTACGAAAGCGCATCAGGATATTTTCAGAGACAGGATCGAGGTATATCGCAGGTTTATCGAAAACGTGATGAACGAAGAAATTATACCTCGCTTGGTCGCAATGGGTTATATTCCTGATGGATTGGAATTTAAGTATTCCAACAGGATTGAAATGAATAACGAAGATAGAATCAAACTCTATCAGTTAATCACAGATAAATATGAAGTCAGTGCCGACGAAATTGAAAAAGAGTTCGGTATCAACGTGGGAAAACAACTCAACGTCATCCCCACAATGGGGGCAGCAGGAACCGGAACACCTGTTCCCTCTGGAGGAACCCATGACAGAGGCATTATGTCGGACGAAGAGTATTTTAGGCGCTACGGTCATTCCAGAGGCAGCCGGATAGCCAACTTTCTAAAAGAGTAATCACATGGCAGAAAGAATAGAAATAAAACAGGAAGACAAAAGCCGGGAAGAGTATTTACTGGTCCTCGATGCGTTCCGCCGCATGGTCTATAACTTCGAGAACAGTGCCGAACGCTGGGAGGTATTCGATGACATCGTTACCTTTCGGGCATCTTTCCTGATTGACCGGGCACTTTCTGGTTTACGGATAGATTTTGACCGGGCTTTGGAAATACTGAAAGGGGGCAACAACCATATAACGGCAAGGGAAGAATCCGAACGGGACACCCTGATAGCCGCTATCGACAATCTGGTCGATTTCGCCACAGCCGAGGAAACGGCTATGATGCGGGATTTGCCCGACAAACTTGATTTGAAAGATATGGAAACATACGAAGAAGTTTGTCGGAAATATAACGAAACCTATGCGGAAACAGAGAACAGTCAGGTTCTTCATGCAGCCACTATCGCCGCATGGTGGATGGGAACCTCTGCCGAAACCATTATTACATTCAATACGCAGTCTGACGAACGGGTTAGGCCCTGGCATCTGTCGCATGAAGGAGTATCCTATCCTAAAAGTGAATTTCCTCCCGAACTCATTCCACCGATAGAATGGGGTTGCCGGTGCTTCTTGACAGCGAATGGTTTCGGTTCTGTTTATGGTGCTGTAATTAAACCTGATTTCAAAGGAAAAATAAACCCGGTATTTGCCGAAAGCCTGGCAACGGGTGGACGGATATTCTCACCGGCTCACCCGTATTTCTCACATACACTGCCGGTAGAAGCTCTGAAAATCAAACAACGCATTAAAACCAAATTCGGAATAGTATGCCTGCAATAACACTGGATGAATTTTGTAACCAATGGGCCCGTGGCAAAGATGTTCGTCCATTCCATAGCCTGCTGGCAAAGAATGCCGAGGATTTTGTCACCCTGGCCGGAGAATATGCCCTGAGTCGTTTTCGTACCTCTTTTGCCGAAGGTGGTTTTTACGGCAGCGGAACAAAATGGGCACCCCGTACTTCCAAGTGGGGAAAGAAATTCACGCATCCGGTATTGATTGACAGTGGAGAATTGAAAAGTAAAATCAAAGGACAAAAAAGCGAACTCGGCGCATACAGCGCGTTCGGAAAACGGGACTACCGCCGACGCTACCATTACGACATCTGGACGGAAGAAGAAAGTCAGACCATGGAGGGGCATCGTGGAAAGAAAAAAGGAAAATACAAGAACTACGCAGCCGTACACAACACCGATCCAAAGTTCGGATTATATACAGTGCGTAAAAACTCGCTCAAACGTCCGGTGCATAGACAATTTATAGGGCACAGCCCCAAACTGCTTGATGCTATAAACAAATTATTCGTACCAAAAATATTTGATGGATTTCCCAAATGATTAAAGATAAGAAACAACCCGAAAAGCCAGTCGAATCGCCGGAACAGCCGACCATTCAGACCCCCGAAGCAGTACAAAAGAACCCTTTTGTGGAAATGTACTATGCCGTTAAACGAGCGATACTCACCATCCGGGAAGATCCGGAAAACCCGCTATCGCCCCCGTTCTTCAAAACCATTGCCATAGACAACGGACAATACCTTCGTATCATCCGGGACACCAACATGGAAATGGAAGTAGCGTTTCCCGCTATCTTCGTCCATTTCGTCAATGTCCGCTACCTCGTCCAGCAGCAAAGAATCGGCGAAGGACGGGCAACCATGCGAGTACGTTTCATCCTCAACAACCTCAATAACTCCGACCCGGATCAGGAATGTATTCCGTTCGATGTCTTCCAACAGGTAAATGTCGCCATTCAGGATGCTAAAAACCATGAACCGGCACTTAACGAGCGCTGTAATTTAACCTACTTCGACATGCCGCAAACCACTAACATGCTCCAGGCATACTGGGTAGATTACGAAGTTTGGTTCCGTGAGACCTCAGCCTGGAAGTACAAAGACTGGATTGAGCGTTACCTCGTCATGCCACCCTTCACCAACCACTCCGATGCCCCGGAACACGACGAGTCTGCCCACGGCAACCATTCCCGGCCAACCTACAAACAGGCCACCGGCTACGTTCCTTCCGTCGAAGTCGATGAACCGGAAGAGTCGGAATAGTTTCTATTTAGCGAGTAAAATACAGATTCGATAATATATTACTTCATTTTTGTTGTCTGGCAGTTTACTTTTGTTAGCAATTGTTTAAAAGAAAGACGAATACTTGCTATATTTGTACTGATTATAAATCACATAGAATAATAGTGTGGTTATTGTTTAACTGTCGTTTTTATTGAAATGAAAAAGTATTTGTCAAGCGAGGTCAGAAACCGTATTAAACAGGAATCCCCAGAACTGCTTCCTGATTTTCGATCTATTCTTAAAGAGTGGATTAATCACCGCTATGCTTGGATGGCTATTGTGATGTTTACGATAACCGTATTTTTTTGTGGACATTACATTAACTTCGAATCGTTGAATATAATCCGAATAGAGAATGATAATATTAAACCAATGGTAGAAAGCCGGACTACAAATATAGTCGCTATGATAAGTATATCATTCGCTGTTATTGGTTTTTTGATTTCTAATTTGGCAATAAAAGGAAACAAGTCATATAACATACTCTTTCGCAGAACATTTTTTTTACCAATCATATACTTTTCCCTTACACTGATGGGATCTTTCATTATTCTTACAGCCTTAAAAGACCATTTAGACATTCAAATATTAGGTCGCATATTGTACGTAGGAATATTCTTGATGTTAGTAGATATTGTTTTGATAGGAATCCTTTTTAGCAAACTTATTGTTTTCACCAACTCCAAGCAATTATATAAAATGATATGTGCGGATCTGTCAAATGAATCCAAAAGTAGAATATATCAGTGGGTTAAAAAGGAAAAGAGTAAACAAATTATTAATAATATAGTATATAATAAAAATCCTTATCTTTTTTCGGTAGAATATCATAGTCAACTTATTGATATAAAGAAAAAACCTTATCTAAAAGATATTAATATAAAAAATCTCCAAGCAATAATAACAAGAAATAAAGAGAAACAAATCTATCAAAACGAACTTTTTTTAGGAAAAGATTTGACTAATGATAAGGAATTATTCTATACACTCCCCGACAACAAAGAATCAAGCCCTTCATTGAAACTTTTTGGAGAATTGAATTCTACTGCCATATTTACAAGATATATTAAAGAGACATCTTCCGAAACAAGAGAATATATAAAAAATGAAATTTCAAAACTGATAGAAGCAGACGATTATAGAAGTGTTGAACAACTTTTGGCTGAATACGCTAAAGTCGCTCAAATGAAATATTTCGAAAATGTATTACTTGAAGAATTTTTATCGGATATTAAAGAACTTATTCATAAGGCAATCAAATATGATGCACTTGAATCCTTTAACAGGCTTGATGGATTCATCGTTAATGTATTGATTTCTGCCATAACTGAAAAAAGTCTCATTAACTTTAATCGTTTCTTAGGACTTGTAAAAGTTTACTATACAGCAACAAAAGACCCTGGCATTGGTAATAAAACTTCAAAATGGAGTCGTGAATTATCGGCAAGAAGAATCCGAGAAATAATATGGGCAATTGACAGCTTGATTGAAAAGCAAAATGATATTAATGCAATACAATCATTCACTGCTTTTACGTATTATGGATATTTGCATTTTGCCGATCTGCTCAAAATGAATATAGATTTTAAAGATTTGGCTTGTTTTGAATTTAGTTGCAATCAGTTAGATAATATAAAACTCGGTAGCAGGTATGATAATTTCGGAGATATAGGATACGAATTGAGATATTTTGAGGATAAGCAGAATAAACGCATTTTTATTGAGAAAAGGATGTCCGATTTCTATCATTTTTGTTGTTTGATTGGAATAAAATATTGGCTATATTGGCTTTATAACAACGACCAGATATCAGCAACCTCTCTCAAAGACTATTTGAATTATATAAAGATAGAACCAAATCGGCAAATTCCTCGGTTTTGGGAAATGGAATTGTTATTCTCGAAACTCAATTCACCATTAGTAATGACATTCTTTAATTGGGGAATGTGGACTTATTATGACGAATCGCCTAAAGAAGGGGAAGTCTATACCATAACTTCATCAATTGATTGGATATTTTTAGGATATGCCGTAGATATTATTTTGGCAGATACATTATCACCGTTTGATGGTGATGTTGATCTATCCCAATGGGAAGTCAAGGTTGGCTCTAACAAAGAACATTTCTTAAATCTATTGCTTCAAAAATTATCACTGGTGGACACAAATATTGAAAAGTGGCGTACCTACTTTGAGAAAGACTCTCTTGCGATAGATCATATTAAAAAGCAATTGGAAGAAATGCAAGAAAATAATAAACGCCAAATCATTCAGGCAGATATTGCACCTACAAAAGTGATTAAGTTCAAAACAGAAATGCAAAAGGCCTGGAATCCTGCTGGCATTGATGAAAGCCGATTTGGGGATTTTGCTATAATTGATTTTACAGAATATACTACAACAACAGAAGAAAAATTGGCAGAAAGGACAAAATGGACTATTGAAATTGACAATGGGAAACGTATGTTTGTAGATGGAGCCTCAGAGAACTTCACTACCTTGTCTTCTTTTGTGTCAGATTTTAAAAAGAGATTCAATGATGATATTCTCCGCTCCATCATTCAGAGTCAAAAAGTGGTCTCAATAGAAAAAGATTGGGATTTTATTTCAACGATATTGGAGTCCAATCTTGGCGATGGTAGTATCGTCATCACCAGCTTCAATCTTGCCCGTGAAATATATGAGAGGTATCCTGGAGCAAAGATTAGGATCACTAACAATCGAAGTTTTAATAATACGCTTATCATTGTTGACATGACATCTGCATTTAACATACAAGTATCAAAAGATACAGAAGGAAATATATTGAATATAGGCGTTAATACTGTCTCCCATGAACAGGCGGAGGCTATATCTGACCACTATTGTACTGATAAGGGTCAGAAAGAAATCATAACGAATAATCTAATGAACCAAATAATCATTGATATTGAAATCTCGTGGAATATAAAGGTGAATAAAATGTCAGCATGTACGATACTTTATCTGAAGCAATAACTTTATTGCTTGAAATTTATTATTCTAAACAGAAAATATCTGTTTAACTCAAAAAAGACATAAACCAGACAAGAAAGTATTCTAAAATAAAGAAAATAAGATTCACATATACAACTATAAACAATCTTCCACTCAAAATCTATATTAGGTATATACGTCATAGGTATTAGAAATAATCTATTAACTACCTTATCTAAGAAGTAGTTACATAAGCTGTTTTACTTCATAATATATACATCAAAAATAGCATCTGTTCGCTGTATAGGGTGCAGGTCTATTGAACCACTCGAAGTAAAACCCCTTTCCCCATCACATTCTTACCTAAAATAAGTAAGTAAATTTTTAAAATGAGACTTGAAAATTCGCCCTTTGGAAGCGTATGCCATCCGCACCGGCAGGCATACCCTCCCTTGTCTTTTTTTTCTTCTTTCAATCCGATACATATACTGATTATCAGTTGTTTATGTGGTTTACTTTTGTACAAAGTAAACCTTTTAACTCTTTAATCACCTTCACAACTTTCAATTTGTAACCAAAAAAAATATTTTCTTTCTGTTTTCCCTATTACATCAGTTTCAACTAATTGATTTTAAATTAATTACTATCAGTTTCACTTAATTACGCTTAATTATTCGGATAAAAACGATTAAAAAAAAATTTAAGGGAAATAATATTTCTTTTAAATGATTGATATTCAATTATTTACAAACAATCCTTCGCGTGCGCGTGTGTTCTCATCCATTTTAGAAAGGATTTTGACCGTCCCTAAAAAAAATATTTTGGAAAAAGTTTGGAAATAGAAAAATCAATATTATCATTAAGCAAGTCCAACGGGAAACAACAACCCAAACAAACGGACTTAAAACAGTATCAAAAAAGCGAATAAAAAAGCTGATACGAAAAACGCTCTTTGACAAACAGTAAATTAATCACCCGTAACAAGGTGAACACACACAAAGCACTGTTATAAGGTTTATAATCTTATACGAGTTGTATCTGATACGCTCTGTTTTGTCCCTATGTTTTTACGATTGACAAAATTTCTTTTTAGCAAAGTTGAAAAATTTTGCTAATCCAAAAAAACGTATAAAAACGTCAAAGGGGAAAATACACCCTTTTGCGAAGAAATAAAAAAGTAGTTATTAACAATCTAATTTTAAAGAAAATGAAACAATTAGTTATCAATGTAGTTAAAGATACTACAATCAACGATTTAGTATGTAGCCCGAATGTTATTTTGTTGGCAAAACAGAGTACAACAAACAACGCAAAAACGGGTGAAGTGACGACAAATGTACGCTTTATTGAAGTGTGCCAAGTAGAAAAAACGGATGCTTTGACTATCGTTCAAAGTCTGTTAAAGTTCTGTATTGCAGAGTATTTTGTTTGTAGAGATTTAGAAAAGGACTTTGCAGATACCAATATCAAGCAAAGAAAGCTATTTAATCAATTTTTAAGCGGTAACACAATTTACCGTACAAATTCAGAGGGCAAAGTTTCAAACGCTCTCGTTTCGGAAGTACCTTTCAGCCAAACAGCACTAAAAGTAAAAGATTATCACACTATTACAATGTGCAAAAAAGAAAACTTGAAAGCTGCCATCTATCAGCATTCAAAAGCGATTTTGTCGCAATGTGAGTATCTGCGCATGATTGTTAAAAAAGCAGAAAGTTTGGATGCAACGCAAAGCGAAACAACCGAAAAAGCGACACAAGCCAAGCGCAAAACAGTCAAAACGGCAACGGGAACGGCTTTTGTTCCCACTGCATCCGCTGCAATGGTAGCCGCACCCGCTGTTTAAAAACAAGCTGTTTGCCTCATGCAGACCGTACCCAAAAAGGTGCGGTCTGCTTTTTTATACCTACTCATCTCACCTGTGTTTGCTTTTTTTGTGTACATACTGCATTAAAATGTTACGCAAAAATTTTTCCCCGGCGAAATTACGGGAGAAGTACGCCCTAACGTGAAGTGGTTTCGGATGTAAATTTTCACAATCAAAAAACAGTAAAGCAATGAAAGCTAAAGATATTCTCGACAATTATTGTCGGTTGTATAGGGTAACTATGCCCGAAATTAACCCTGCGGAAACGCAATATTTTGTAACAATTTCCCCGGATGGTGCGGAAGTGTTATACCTGCGTAAAGCGTCAAAACTTCTGGGGCAAATCATCGGGGCTGCCATGAAGCGGGGCACTGTTTTACACGTCCGCAACGGGGCAGTATCTCCGCTGACATGGGAGAACTGGAAACAAACATGGAACAAATTGTTTGCGCCAAAGGTGCGCGACCGCAAACCCGCCCCGATGCCCAATTATTCACGTCCTTATAAATCGAAGATGTTTGAGGAAGGGCAACAAAGGAGCGCACATAAAAAGCCGCAAAAGCATGGGTTTGAATGTACTTTCGTGGCAAACAAGTCCATGAATTTACTCACACCCGCCAGAGTTCCCAGCATCCAGATATGGGGATAATTGCGACTAAAAAAAAGCGACCAGGCAACCGCAAGTCACTGTAACCGTAGCACCACTGCACGGAAGCGGTCAGACAAGCTGGTCAGTATGCAGGTAGTGGGCTGGAATATGCCTGCTATCTGCTACTTTTTATATGCCATTCTTATGTGGCAACGTGTAATGTATGTCATTTTTCCGGCGGTTTCTCACGGGCTTTAATATACACTTTGTCAGGATTGTACCCTGAATAGTCCACACTTCAAATAAACTTCAACTTTACTTCTTTGCGTCGTGATGACGCCCGTCCCACCTCTGAAATAACACGGCTGGCGTAGTGCAACAGGGTTGCATAAATCACACTTAACTGGGTGAGCTACGCCCCGCTGTTATCCTGACGAGAACGGAAGAAGTGAAAAGATTATGCCAATTTTTAAACAACTCAATATGGTAGAAATATTTAATATCGAACGCACAAAAAGTCTTGGGTGCTTCGTGAACTTTAAGAGTGCCAAAGGTACGCTTAACGGACTTATCGCTTCAGGCGAACTCTCTGGTGAAAACCCGGCAGTGCTGGTTTGCTGCTATAAAAACAATGAAATGCAACGTGAATATATCGCTACTTATTACGGAAAATGGCATGTACCGGCATCTCCCAAAGCGCCTCACATCGCACAAAAAATCGAAGGGGTTCGCCGTAAGGTCAAAAATCAATGTTGCAAAATCTATGAATTGCCGGTGGACTGCTTTACAGAAGCGTTTTCTGACTGGATAGGCGCTTATCAACCAGTGATTTGAAAATAAACCCGCAAAAATCAAGTAACCTTAAAAACCAAAGCCATGAAAAAAATCTATTGTTTTATCAAGAAGTACGAAGACCAGATTTCAAACATCGTGTTTGTGACGGGATTATTGGGTATAGTAGTAGTTGCCTACTTTATTTTTACCTGCCCACGAGTGCCATGTTTCGGCTTCTAACTACACAGTAAAGATATAATATATAACGCTTTATGTCTTTTCTGTATCTGCCGGGGTTCTGCCTGAATCTCGGCTTTTTCATGCCCCTACGAAAAAAAACGCATTGAGTTTAACCGATGCAAACTAATATCAACTAATCTAATTACAACAATAAAAAATGAGATTATGACGAAACATAATACGACCTTTCACGGGACCGATGTCAATAAAGCTACCAGCCTTTTTGAATACGGTCTGCTTATGCGGTGGAAACCTGAACAGAAAAGCTGGCAGTGTATTTACCAGTGTGAATGTCCTCCGGGCAGTACACGATATAGCTACGGCTGGGTAGATGAAAAAACGCTCGACGAAATCTTCACGAAAGGCTGGGGTGTGAAGCACCTCAAATCATTCCTGAATTTCTTAGGAAATAGCTGGGAAGAATGGAAGGAGCTAACAATGTGTCAACGTGTGAGCGATTTCATCAGCTATTTTGGAAGTGGCGAATTATTCAGTACAGATGCCACGGGTGGATATAGTATCAAAGAAATATGCAAGAAGTTGAAAATTAAATATGACGAAGAGTATGAGCAGGCTTAACTATTACTACCTCGACTATCTGTACCGTGAAATCGGATTAACCCGTAGCGATATAGAATCCGTCCCGGAATCCAGAAGCGGAGACGATGCCTGTTCTGTAATTGCTGACAAAAAGTATGTGCAAAAACAACTTGCAGAAGTCACGGATGAACAACTGTTCAATGCCGTAAAAAGCCTCTGTGATAATCCCGAATTGCCCTCTCGAAAAATAGCTATCATGTACATTGTCTGGATGGTGGCTCTCTCGATTAAGGAAGAAGAATTTACCAATCAAAAAACAGAATAACAATGCCAGAAGACAAGAAAACGATAAAAGTAAGGCTTCACCATATTGAATACGGTGTTTACCTTGAAGTATGGAAAGTCCAGACAGAAGAAGGTAGTCCCAAACGATATGTAGGGCGGGACATGAGTTGCTGTGACCGCCTTTGGAGTGCCCTGTGTGACGCCCCGTATGGATGCTGCGAACCGGACTGCCACCTCAGTAAAGCCGTTGAGATTATTGTCTGCGATAAGAACTGGAACGAACAACTCAGAGATGGAAACGACCGGGAACTCTATCCTGAAAGTTTTCCAACCCTTGAAGAAACGCATGATTCTGAATGGGCAGCCGTCAAAAAGCAAATCCCAGGTGTAACCAAAGAGGGTTTCTCAACATGGATAGAAGCCAAAATGCCCCCAAATGTCAGTGATATAGACCGTCTTAATTGGCAAGCTCCAACCCATTATGACGTTATAGAAACAAAAGTGCTTCGTCGATTTGCATGGTTAGGCGAAAACTATGTCGTTCTCCGGCAGACCAACAGACATACGATGTGCGATGCGATTTGGTACGGGTATTTCACAAGCAAGGAAAAGCTGGAGCAATACGAGTCACTAACATTTTTCTACGGCTATGAATATGGCGACCAACTGACAAACTCGCTCAAAGAGAAACTCACTAAAAAATAATACGACGAATAATCAAATTTTGAATTATGACAGATAAAATCCTACAAATGTTTTTCGACATTGACAGATGGACGAAAGCGATTGAGAAAGGTGTATTCAAAGATATTCGTAAGGATCAGCTTATATTATTGACTGATGAACACATCAGAGTAAAAATTGCAGATGCCATACTAAAAGGGAAGTACGAGATTTCACCCCCGCACACCGCCCAGATACCGAAAGACAATGGTGAGTTCCGCACGGTATATGTGAACGAGCCTATTGACCGGGTGATACTGAGTATCGCTAACGACCTGCTGTTCGAACTGATGCCGGAGATGATCCACGAGTCGTGTAAATCCTATCAAACAGGGATTGGTTGCGGCAAGGTCGTAACAGAGATTAGCCATAAAATTGCAAATACCGCAAAAAATGGCTTTTTAGGATGGAAGTCAGACCTGAGCAAGTATTTCGATAGCGTTCCACTTAAATATATTGATGAAGAATTTGACAAGGTAGAAGCAAAACATGGTCATTCCGCTTTGATTGATGTGCTAAGAAAATACTATCACTCTGACTTGTATTTCGATGAAGAAAACAATCTCCAGAGCGCATACCAGTCTTTGAAACAAGGGTGTCCGGTAGCCAGTTGGTTGGCTGATGTAATTTTGTATGACCTCGACCAAGAACTATCACAGATGGATGGCGACTACAAGCGATATTCAGATGACATGCTATTTGCCGGTGAAGATTATGAAAAAGCAATGAGTGTACTGGAAATACGACTTGGCGAGAAATCCATGAAGCTCAATCCGAAGAAAGTAGAGTATTTAAGTGCTGATAAGTGGTTCAAGTTTCTGGGATTTAGCATCAAGGGAAGTCTGATTTCGCTGTCTTCCGGTCGCATCAAGACCTTCCAGAAAGAAATTGAGGCAAGAACTATTCGCAATCCCAACACAACATTGGCAAAAGCTATTAACTCAGTGAACCGATACTTGTATAGGGGTAATGGCGAGTTCAGTTGGGCTACACAAATTCTACCTGTTTGTAATGTCAAACATGACCTTGACGAACTGAACAAATTTGTAATGGACTGTTTGAGAGCTGTAGAAACAGGAAAGCGCAAAGTGGGTGGCTTGGGATATGTCAAAACTAAGAGTAACGGTTGTATAGTCCGGGGACGAGGACGTAACGTGAAAGCCAACCGTGCCAAGACTGGTAATATTACCGGTTATCTGACAATTGGCTGTATGCAGAATGCCATGCTAACAAGTAGGGCTGTGTATAATACTTTGGTCGCATCCTTATAGGATATGCCGAGCACACGGTGAAAAGGGATGAAGGGGCAGAAATTTAATACTGCTGGTAATATACCAGAGCCTGAACGATCTTAACCGGTCTAACAACCGGTTAGGATCGAACGGCTCTGGTTCCACCAGCAATGTATCGAGAAGCTAAAGGAGTGTGCCACCTGTCTGACACCCATATTAAAACTGAAACACATCAGTAATAAAGTTCAAGGAATAACAATTAAGTAACCCGCGTTCGTAACCAGCTCATGCAGAGTCATGAAGGCCGTTAATTCACCGCCTTCAGACTCTTTACGAGCTGTAAACGCGGGTAACATCAAGATTGTAAAGTAATGTGTCATTATTTTGAGAACTTCAACTTAGCACAACAGCGTGATTCAAGGAATAATATTTAGTGGCCGGGGGCGATAAGCCCCTCGGCGCCGTCGGAACTCTCTATTGAGCACTCCGACGGCGCCGCTTCCGGCTTCCAGCCCACGGCGTACATCAAACATATAAAGCAATGTGCCGATATTTTGAGAATCACGAAAAACTTAGCACGAAGTTAAAAAGTCAAGGTTAGGATTTTAATAGTCCAGCTTTACAGCTACTGGGGACCGACTCCCGATTGTCGTGGTCCGCCAGTAGCGAATAGCTGGATATATCAATTAATTAAAGTAACGTGCCGTCCTAATGAGACTGAATGATAACGATTTTAAAAACATAGAACTTAGCACAAAGTGAAAAAAAAGTCGAGGTTAGGATTTCAATGTTCCAGCATTTAATTGCGGGCCACCACGTCATCTCCGGCTATCGCTGTAGATGACCTTTAGGCCAGCACACATGCGGCTCATATCAAATCAGTAAAGTAATGTGCCGTCCTTAACAAGACTTTAAAAAAGTGGTAACGCAATCAAGCATTGCACAAGGAGTCAGGTTCAATATACAGTATCGCACTTTTGTATCCTGATCCAGGTTATTACCTGGTTCAGGATACAAGCATACTGGATTTATCAAAATAATAAAGTAATGCGTCAGCGACTTTGAGTGCAATTAATTAATAATCAAGAAAACATGAACAATATCTATCAGAAAGCCATCCAAGCCGTTGCCGATGGCGCAAACTTCAAGGTTGATTTTCAGTCCCGAAGCCTGAAACTGAACGGCAAATTTATCATACAAAACGGTAAGTATGAAGGCGAATTAGGCGTACCGGATTGCGGCGAAGATGTTTTTTTCGCAAATGTGGAAGAACTCTATCTGTGCTACAAGCATTCGGTTCCTTCACAGCGTAGCGAGAGTAAATCCCGGCTGTATTTCAAGGCATTCTCCGAAAAGAACTTGAATGATGACGCTATGCTATACGGTGAACGCCGGGATAAGGCGCAAATCGAACTGGAACTATATATCCTCTGCCGGATATTGAGCGGGTTCAAATGGAATCCCGAAACGATGGGCCGGTGGTTCTGGCAGAGCAAGACCGACAAAGACCTTGTGATACTTAGAAACTGGATTGAACCTAATAACAATTAACCATTTAAAATTTAGAAAATGAACAAGAAAAAAGAAACAAAAGTGACAAAAGTAGTATGCTCACAATGTGGCGCAGAGTTTGGAATTGCGGAGAAGGAATTTACCGCTGTAACGACTGCTATCGGCAAGGATTCAAACTTAGGTACTGTTTATCCAGCGGTAGTCGGTCAGGGTGCATCGTCCAGAACGACTAAATCATCACAGGAACGTATTGATGCACTTCGCAATGCCGGTGTGGATGTAAGTCATCTCTTTGCCATTCAGGGGGCTAACGGAGGCGAGTATATCGCATCAAACAAGAATGGTATCTTTACTTTTCTGGAGGACAATGACCCGATTTTTGACCAAATCATCACTCAGGGCACAGTCCCTAACCGCCGCCTGTTCCGTCGCTGGGTCATGGCACAGATGTTCCACATGCTATCCGAAACAGCCTATCGTTCCAAAGAACCGTTGGGGGTAACGCACATGATTCATCGCTTAGGCTATGGATACCAATGGAAAATGCTTTTGGACGAGCTGTATGCACAGATGAAGATGGAGAACCGCGACCCGGAGAACTTTGCCGACCGCAACCGCTGGTTCAATGCCCGTGTGGTTGAGGCTATGGCAACGGATTATGTCACACAACTAAAGGAGCATGTAGAAGCTCTGAAAGAGAGAAAATGCAAGGGCACCCCTTACAAACGTATAGGAAATCGCAATGTTTTCGTGTCAAATTTGCATACCAAACTGTACAATCCGTTGAATACAGCGATAGCACGTATTAGAAAAGCGAAGAATGCCACCCAACTTTTCGACGCTGCAAAAAGGTTCAGCGATATGCGTATCAGAATGCCTCATAACACCCCTCAGAGTAAAGTATGGGTCGATGTTTACAAAGGTTCCGGCGCATATTTTACCATGCAGAACCTTATCCGATTCCATAACTGCATAGCCATTAATGATAACGGCAAGCGACTGGATAAATATCAGTCACTTGCTTTCATCTCAGCAAAGGCTGAGGAGTATAAAGATGGTGAAGGCTGGCGTTTGCTTGCGGTCTTGAAGAAAATGTTGAGTGATAACAACATCAACATCAAGAAAAAGATGGCAGCATGGCGTAAAGACAAATAAACCATTTTCCTGCCTGGCAGGCACAATGTGAGGGACCAATACAATTCAGATGGTCTTCTTCAATAAATCTGAGGCATGGCTTATAAGCCGTTGCCTCAGATTCAACCAGAAGAGCATTCATCAAACCGATAAAGACATGCCCCCGGTTGGTAATCACATTATTTGCCCTCAAACATAACAACTATAAGTGAAAAGAAATTTAACCCTAAATACAAGTTGACCGCCTACTCTTTACAGGAATGGCAAAAAAAATATGAATATGAGCGAAGAACAATTACAAGAACTTGCCGAAAGCGGCGACTGGAAAGGCCGGGCGATAAATTTGCTCCAGCGTAAAACAAAAGCCTGCCTGGAAATCATTCTTTCCTTCGTGAACGACTACTGGCAAAACCTTGCCAGCGATGAAGAAAACCTCTACAATTTTGAGGTGTACGAATCTGAATATTTGGAAGTTTATACTTATTGATATGAAAAATTCAGACCCGATAACTTATAAGGGAGTGGAATATCCCTCCGCTTATATCGAGATGGACGGCACAATCGGTTGTATCCGAATTGCCACCGAAGCACTGCTACGTATTTTGAAGAATGACGGATTAGACGAGGCCGAGGTCCCTGGCGAAGTTGGAGCCGTCGATAATCAGATTGCTTACTATGTCACCGACGAAGAATTTAAACTACCTATTCGGGAAGTGAAAAAAATCATACGGATTGCCTACGATGAAGAAAGTCCCCATGAACCTTCTTCCACGAAAAGCATCGGTGAACTTAAAAAGGGAGAATTCTTCCGCCTGAAAGATTCCGAAACGGCCCCGGTATGGGTCAGAGGTGGATATGTCCCGTCAGAAAAAAAGTTCAGCACCCATAAGTACGATGATGTGAACCATGAACGGCTGTGCAAGGGTGAAACAGAAGTTTACGTGGGATTTACATTCTAAGAATAATCAAACATGGCGCGTCCTGTTACATATCTCTTACCGGTTTATTGGGCTTGTGCTCTTGTAAACGATGACCATACAGGTCTGAGTGAAGAAGAAGAAAAGCAAATAAACGATTTTCTGGAAACAGCAGAAGGTCGTCCGGTCAGTGTGAACTTTGAAGCCGAAGGCTTTTACCGGCGCAACGATGCCGGTACTTTGCCCGGAAACTGTGCAGAATTCATTTTTTTAATAGACGAATAATATGACAACAAGTAAAAAACAACCTTCTCCGAAAACAGAACTGATTAAATTTAACAAATCAATAGTTCCGTTTCACATCTTCGATCACGAAAACGGCTTGTACTCCTTGTGTTTGCACGAGGGCAACAAATACGAAAAGACTTTCCATGAATGTCGAAAAACGCCGAATGATCCCGAAGGAAACGGGTACGACTTCGAGGCGTTAATCAAAAAGTTTATATCAGAAAAAATGCCGGACGAGCCCTTCAATCAGATAATAGGTTCAACGCCACTGAAAATAAGTTTTTTTAATGGAACGACGTCGGAAAATGACTCGAAGCTGGTGTATGATTCCGAATGCGGTATGTTCTGCGTGTACGCCAAGGATAAGGAAAAGCTGATGAACTTGGCCACCGGCTTTAAGTCAATTTGCGATGACGCGAGCCTGCTAAAAGACCTGATTTTCCGCACCAACTTCTTCGATGAAGATTAATAAATACTCACCATTTAATATAAAACACCATGAAAATATTTTGTCAGGAACGGTATGACGAAGCAATGAAACATGCCAAAGAAACCAACGATCCTACACTGCAAGAGTGCCTTGACAAATTAAAAAGCTGGGAAACCAACAATCCTGACCATCCTTGCGAGATTGAGTTACACAGGGATTTTGCTCCACTTTCATTTCTGTTTGTGCAACGCTATCCTGATGGGCGAGAAGGAATTGTGGGCGGTTTAGTCTATCACGGTACTCCCGATGAATCAATGTGCGTGCAGTTAGTTCCGACAAAAGGATGGCAAACCCATACCTAATCACCGGAACAATCCTACGAAATATTAACAATCAAACAACAACGAATATGAATTTTGAATTTGCAATCATCAAATCAGACAATTGTACCTATCTATGCCGGAAAGATGAAGAAACATATTACTGCGTGGATAACCCGATGTTATCCTTCACAGAAGGAGAAGATGAATTTGAAATCATTTCCCCCGATGAATCTTATAGAAAGAAAATCTACAAATACAAAGGTCGTAAAGTTCGTGTAGAACCTGCCATTTACGAAAATGGTTGGCTGGCTATTCATGTGGTGAACCCCAGAAATTCAGACGACTATGAATCTCTTACTACTAACCTTGGTGATCCGGATGCCTTTGGATTACCGGACCGTACATTTGTAGATTGCAACAACCATCCCGACGCATTGCGATTTCTCGAAGAGAATGGACTGGCTAAAAACGCAAATTATCAACGCCAAAGCGGGTTTGTAAATTACCCTATGATTATCGCCGACTTAGCCCTTCTCTATCAGCATAATCCCGAAGTATTCCAATTCATAAATCCCTAACAAAGTATAGTATGCAAGTATTTTTGCAAGACTCGATAAATATCTGTGAACAGATTGAAAAAGGAGAATTGAAACTTAATGCAGTTCCCTATAACGACCCTAAAACAGACTATCTGATTTCAATATTGCCGGAGTGTGATTACGCAGAATGGTGCGATTGCACTCCGAATAATCAACCGGATTGGCTGGCGTTCAGACCGTCCGATGCTCCTCTCACAACCTTGTATCTGAAAAACAAGCACTCAAAGACTATTTATTTCATAACCGATTAAATTCAGAAAAAACGATGAAGAAAGTAAATAAAGGAAAAGCGAAATTATCAGGCGACAAACTGACCTTAGAGGAAATTCAGGCAGAATATCACAAAAGCGATGTCTGCATGGGTGAACTTCTTGCGTTCATACCTGCCAGGGGATTAACAATGGAAGACGCCTTCGATCTGAATATTGCAGCAAGAAAATGGGCTGACGGGGATGAGTTTTATCGGGTTATTGACGACGGAGAACCGACAAAACTATAAATCTATGAGAACCTTTCAAGAAATATATGATTTCTGTAAAAACGACAGGACATATCGGACATATTACGATGTACCGGATCATTTTGCTTGTACACAAAAACAATATAAGTACTATTACTATAATGTACGGGAAGGTCAATGCCGGGTAGGGACTTTCATTTTTCATCAACGATGTGTTCAGCTTGAAAGGTTCCTTCATGGGCAAAGACAGGATTTTTATCTCCACGTCTTTCCCTATTCTTACGAAGAAGCAGACCGGCAAAAGTATGAAGCCTTTCTGATTTATATTATTGCACACATCGCAGAACAGGGCGTGCGTATCAGCTTTACCCATCCCTATACCAAAAAAGATATTCACTTTACCGCCCGTTCACATCGTTCATTCAATAAAGAAGGTATCATTAGTGAGGTCAAAGCCTATATTAATAAATACCTTTTACTGCCTTCCGGAAGATACCATGACCTGCAAGTCAAATACGAAGTCCCCAAAGAAAATTTTCCGGAATGGTATAAAACCTATAAAGAAAGAGTACATATCGCCGAAGAACAGGAACATTGGGCTATGATTGAGAAATACCAGTCGGACAATCGTATGAGCTACGAGGATAGCTATAATCAATTGGCCGCATCAGGAATGTTCTTCGACTTCAATTGTGATGAATACGAGCGCAATCAGATGACTGAGGAGTTTATGGATATATGCAATCGTTAATCATTACCCCTTCAATTTACCTATACTTTCTAACAGTTTGACCCGTTCCACTCAGGGTTATAAGTGGACTATGATATGATTGAAAAAGTAAAAACCGGTGACAAACTCACCATTATAAAGGTAAACAGCATTGCAGCAACTACAATCAGTGAAATAGTAGTTGATTCAATTGCAGATGATCGGATAATTTTCGCACACAAAAGAAAACGGTATTATCTGAACTGCGACAACGGCATGTTAGTTCTGAAAGGGCACAATCTTGGCATTACACAAGGTTCATGGAATAATGGAAATTGCTGTTTTCTAATGAGTGGGAACTGCAACATCGGAGGCTTGGACCGTGAAACCATGAAAACACTGCTAAAAACAAACATCAACGAAACGTTCAATCAGTGGGAACGAATTTATTGGTTTGACGGAACCAGTCAGGACGGTGATCCTATATTCATGCCTCGCCCAGTATCGGACAACTATCTTCGCTACCGTGAAATAGCGGAACAAAATAACTCCAAAGCTGCCGGTCAAATCAATATAGAGGATTTTATTTACAATTATCAAAAAGGGTCTAAGCATAACAACCTGACCGATATGCTCAAGTACCACCTCACATATCACAAAGAGTTTGGCGAACGTCTTCAACTTGGTAAGATTGTAGATATCATCGAAATGAGTGAAGAAGCGTTTGATTCTCTGGAATATATGGAATCGGACAATCGGCTTAAAGATAGAGGAGGTAATTATTCCGACGATTTGGCTGAGGATCGCACTGATGACAGCTATTCCAAATTTGAACTGGAGACATTCTATTCTCACCTCACTCTTATCCGTACACCATCCGGGCGTGCTATTACAGCGGATGCCCAAGGCTACGATTATATGCGCTACACAGGTTTGTTATCGCATTACCGGGTATCCATGAAAGCCGACTGTGATAAGGTCAACGAACTTCTGCGTATAGCCAGAGAAAAAGCCGAAGAAGAGCGCATCAAAAAGGAGGAAGAAACCACCCGGTTACGAAATGAAGAAATAGCACGTATCGAAAAAGAGTACAGTTTCCTGACGGTTACCACAGATAAGTACGACCAAAAGACTGCCGCAAACAATCTTCGTACATTGCTCAAAGTAAAATTTCCAGCGACAAAATTCTCCGTGAAAAAATATCACTACAATTCTTATACGGTTAGCTGGGAAGATGGACCGACAGAGCAACAAGTAAGCGAGATAACCCACCTCTTTAAAGATGAAGGCTGGGATGGAATGACCGACTCATCATATTCGATTAACACTCCATTCAATCAGCGTTACGGTTGCATAGGCTATATTTCTACCAGTAGAAATATTAGCGATGCTGTTCGGAGCCAAGAACTCGAACTGCTCAACAAAGAGTTAGGCAAAGAGTATCAAATGGAAGATTATGTAGTAGAAAAAGAAAATACAGCATCGACTTTAGTACATCAACGAACATACAAAAAGGATTATTCCCCCAAAATTAAAGAAGAAGCCAAACCTGTAAAAACCAATAAGCCTACCGATAAAACCATCTCCGCGCAAGGATTGGAACTAATTGACTATTCTGAAAAATCCTTTGCCATTATCGGAGATACCAAGCCGATAAAGGAAAAGCTAAGTGATCTTGGAGGTTCATTCAATGGCCGCCTTTCCTGCGGTCCCGGCTGGATATTCTCCAAGTCCAGAATCAACAACGTCAAACAAGCCCTAAATATGTAGTCTATGGAAGCAGCAATATTACCCTATATCCCGTCCAGTGTTAGCCTCTATTATGTCGATTACCAAGATGACTTGGATGAACATGAAGACCTTCAACAAAAGTGCCTAAAAGCCAATAATCTCATCTCTTTATACGAAAAGGCGGATGACTGGTATTGGGAGCAGGAAACACAAAATTGTGAAGAAGAACTCGATAGTATCCGTAAAAAAATGTCAGCCGATAATCGTGAGAAAGAATTTGATGCCCATAAAGACGAAATTCGTGATTTACTCTACGAACGGAACGATACAGATCCGGTAACAGACCTAATTAAGAATACCAGCACAACCAACATGTTCTACTCTCTTGGTGTCGAAATTGACGGCTATCACGATAGTTGGTGCGGAAGTTACCGGGGAGAATCAGAAGCGATGGCTTGTTATAAAATCCGGAGAGCCCTCAAACTCAAAAAAGGACAATTCGATGACCGTATTTCCGAACTCGTAGAAAACGCCAGCTATGGTGGAGAATTGCGCATCTACTTCAATGCAATGTTCAACGAACTTGTCAATAGCGATGAAAACAAAGATTTCAAAACAATCCGGTTTCATGGAGACGTCGTGGTTGCTGTTGCCGATAGCCACAACGGTTCAGGCTTCGACACCACTTTGCCCTTAGATATTACCCTTCCTTTCAACCGGGATAACTTGTTTGTTGACTCTCAAGTACACTATTCTTATGCTTCTGAAGTCTGCGGCATGTGCCATGATTGGTGTGACAGCACCCGGTGGGAACTGGGAACGCAACCAATCAAAAAGTCTATTAAGTCGAGTAAAATGACCGCCCACGTGCAACAGGAAGCCCAATACACGGCAACATTCAAGGCTGGCGGCTGCTCTGCGGGGGATATGAATATGAACCGTCACCGGGATGTTTATTACGATAACAATTTCCCGTGCGGGAACCGTTGTCCTCATTGCAGAACTTTCTGGGTGGATTGAAAAAAGTAAAATACAAAATAACATAAAAAGTTAAACATGAAAAAAATATTGGTAGCCAATAGTGATGGTAGAATGCCTAAAGGCTTTTTAGAGCAATTAAAATCAATATCAAAATTAGACTGGCATTATGACGAAGTAGCAAAATGCTTTTATGCAGAAATAGACAATGAGAAAGAAGCAAAGTTTCTTTCCATGAAAATAATTACAATCTCTATTGGAATATTAAATTTATGTTTTTGCTCCTACATTGAGAATGAAACCACAGTATTCTTTTATGATAGGCTTAAAGGTTATATCCCCATGACGAAAAAATAAGTAGGTCCGTTTTTGCAGAAATGAGACGGGAAATCGCATATCATAAAACAATCAAATGTCATTAATAATTATATAATTCAATATGAGAACATCAGAAAACACAGTCAGTAGCTTCTTCTACTATATGTGGAACGCTTGGTGCGAGGAAGAATGTCGCATCGTATTCGCTTCCGTTGGTTACCCACACTTCTGGGAAAAATGGTGCGCAGCCACCCATCCTACGGTGTACGGTGCAGCCGAGAAATTCTATGCTGAACTCTCCGTGCATAGCCGGACATTACTGGTGAATCGGGCCTGTGAAGTATATAACGGCGGCGAACGGCGTAGCTCATCATCCGTTGTACCTGACAAAGAACTTTTTGCCTACGTTTTCCCGGCATCACGTCTCGAACGTAACGCAACCGACGAGGAAATTCTGGCCGATTACGAAAACAACCGGGACGAACCAACCCAAAAATTCACCCCTGACGAATTTGCCGCCTATTGTAATGACGGTTATTTCAACACCTCAGGGCAACACGTCCGTTTTATATAAACACAACTTAGTTATGAGCGAAACTATTAAACATACCAATTACGGAACAGTTAATCTCGGATGCTGTGAAAATCTATATCACACTACCTACTATCAACTGAAGAAGGAAATTCACTTTGCAGTAAGCAAAGGCGAAATCTATAACCCCAAAAACTATTTAGCCCCCAAATACCACTTTGGTTATCGCTTCCCATTCCCCGACGAGGACCACCAGAAACTGTTCGGACACTATGACGATTTTGAACGGGGTTTTCAAATAGCCATACCCCGACATCTGTTTGGTGAGGGCGAACTGTCCGTCGGACACACTAATTTCTACATACGCCATGAACACAAATCCGGCTATTCTTTCGGCATCAATTTTCCCTGTCCGGGCGATGAAAAAACAGAAATACCATTTCAAGACCTACAGAACGTAAAAGGATATTTTGTCATCGAAATCGTACAGCAGAAAATTATAAATAATCAATTAGTTACAATAGCTCGATGTCCGTTTTGTGGTAACAAATCTCAGATGACAAAGCAGGAAATTCAAATCATGCACCGCATTATTTACAGTGGTAAAACCTACTACGATGACCTTACAAAACAGGTGATTGACATCGCATTGCAGGGTTATTCCGACCTCACATAAATCAATGATAACAATGAACGAAATAGAAAAAATACAGTCTCTCAAAGCAGAGATTAAGGAGAAACACGAAAAGATAAAGAAGTCGATGATTCTGTTGGTACAGATGCTCGGTGGAGAAGTTGAACCCGTAAATGGTCAAACATACAAAGCCGTAGAGGAGACCGGGAGCAATTGCGTGATAGAATCTTTTGTATTTGAAGACGGAAAACTGATGGTGAGAACCGACTTCGATGGTGACAACTTCACGCTGGAGTTAGATAGCTTTCACACTGAGGAGTTGGCAAATATACTTTACCTTATGTTGGAAGAGAATAAAAACCACCTTCAGCAAAAGATTGACAGGTTGTTTCAAGCATTCTTGAAGGAACATAGGCAAGAAGAACCTCTCTATGCCTCCTGTTGCGTAAAATATCTGGATAACAGTCCATACGCAGATGTTACAATCAAGCTAAACAACGAATTAGATGACCAGGACGATTTGCTGTTTTACTACTGTAACTCTTTAAATGGTATTAAATCGCTATGCGACTTTGGTGTTGAAGAGTTTATTTTGACTGATGTATATGAACTCTTAGACCGCTTATAGATATAATATGAACAGAACTAAATAATTGCATTATAATTTAAGAATGAAAGCAATAGAATTTTCCAGCCAGTACACCAAAGCGGCAAACAATTTCTTTGCCAGATGCTTGGAGTGTGAATCGGTTCCTTTGCATAAAATGCAGGACATAACCGTATCCTTTACCGACCGGGGATTTACATTACGGCTTGAAACCGTCGATAATGATTTCTCGCAGGAATTTGACGTAGACGAAAAAAGGGCTACTCCTCTCTATTTTGAAACACACTAATTAAAAGAACATACATGGGAACAGCAACAAAAGAAAATACCCAAAAATGGATTGCGGATAGTGTAAAGCCGATGTTAGCGAAAGATGATGGTACAGTATATATCTGTCGTATTAAAGGTGGTATTTCATTCGTACTCGCTTGGATGCGTTATGATATAGACGATATAGAAAACAAATTTCGCGATGAAAATTATACAATTGAAGTCTCTGTTCGCAAAACAGATTCATCGTTCTTTGCAGATGACTGGACATATATCAATGAAGGTGTCCCTCTGCAAACACCTGACGAAAACGACTCTTTTGCTACTGTCGTAGATTGGATTTTCAAAATCGCCTTAAACTATCTCAAAACTAAGATTTACTACATGCTGCCGAACAACAAGCGAATCGAATTACTATCCGAGATGCACACGGCAAACTATGATTTTGGCGAATTTGACGAACCAATCGAAGACCTTCGGAAAAATTATTTAGAGGGATCAGATGAAGCAGCAAAAAAGAGCGTCGAACAAAAGATAGAAGCCCAATGCACTGCTTTTGCGGATTTCCTCGGTATGCAAGATGAAGAAATGCAATCCATGATTAGCATCAGTGACTTATCCATTGGGATAAAACAAACACTTCTTGCAGGATAATACAACAAAAATGAAATCAATAAACAGCAAAGAATATGAATAGACAACTAACAGAAGACCTGCACCAGTATTTCAAACAGAAAACAAACCCCACACCCGATGAAAACAGTTTACTGACAAGATTAACGGGTGAGCTGCCCTATTTCCCCATTTCTCACATTTGCCGTGACGATTTGGAAGGGAAAGGGTTTGATATTTCAAACGTTACAGATTCCGATATGTCAAGGTTGGCAGACAAATTAGGCGATGATTACTGTGAACAACTATATTCGATAAGTATGGAAATTATTGCTGAAGACAGCATAGAAATCCCTAAATATATTTGTCCTAAATGTGGCAAAAAAGCATCCCGCTACGATCCGTTCGATAAAACCTATCAGTGTTTTTCATGTCAAAACACATGGAAAAAAGAAGAGCCCACCGGTCGCTATGTATTAGTGGAATTTCCGGAAGATACTTCTTTCTATGAAAACAACGACATAGGTTATCCGTGTTTCAACTGCGAGGACAATGGAGCTATGTACGTTCCCGAGCATTTCTATCGGCAGCATACTGGAAAAGAACCCGAAGCGAACAGCATGTTCCGGGCTATTCAATGGCCGGAATCTCAAAGATACTTTGAAATCGAACCCGAATCAATTGCCGCACTTTGCGAACCGATTGAAGCTGACGCCAAATCAATTGAAGATTTTGGAGAGTCATCTATCTGGGTTCCATTATGTCTAATTGAATAATAAGCCTATGTTCACCGATGAAAAAACACTCAACACGATACACGCTGACCTCAATGCCAGCGTGTCACACGGGACCATGCGGCTCCAGAACTTGATACCAAAATTTGCAGATGTGCTTCGGGACACTCCCGAATATGCTCAACTAATGAACGTTGTGCCTGCCCATGCTGCCGAGAATCATACTTCAAAATGGTGGGACGGCGAAACCGCTACCTTTCATGTGGAAGATTTAATTGACACGCTTAATAATTACGCTCCCAAAGGTTACTACTTCGGAACACATCCCGGCGATGGTTCCGACTATGGATATTGGAAAATATAAATTTTAAGATATAAAGAATGAAAACAGTGAACGTATATACCGAAAGCGGCGATTTCGTAACCTGTAATGGTTGTGGCAGAGTAATGCTATTGCCATACGGAGCAGACAAATGTCCTGAATGTAAACAAACCGGTTGTCTGGCATGGACTGACGACGATTTGCAGGAAACGGACATTGACGGTCTATTGGCAAGGTATTTCGATCTGCATCAAAAGCACGATCTGACTCCTGAAGAATATCTCTCTCACGATGTGTTGAGCTCTGAATTTCCACATGATACATCTTTAAACGGTATAACATGAATGTAATAAAAGTAAAACGGAAAAAAGAAATCCTGTTTTTCCCACACACATTTCCCCATACAGTCAAAGGTCAATCCTTTGAATATTTTATCAGGGGCGAAGGGTATAAAAAAACAAAGGCTTTTGAAATTCTGAATGAAGAGATACCCGAACAGTGGAGTGGTCTGTCATGGCTGGAAATAATGTACATCCATGAAAAATACGGTCGGTATTGTTCCATCATATATGCCGAAACGAAATGTGCCGGTATTGTCGCTCTCGAAAACCTACTTTCCAGATATACACTTTTTCAGAAGGCAAAGCATCTGTTATGCCGGGAAACCGATGCTGTTTTTTTTGAACTGATAAAAACGGAAGGGATACTCTCATGGTTGGGAATGTACCAGATAGACATTATAGGGATGGATGACGAATTTGGGAAAAGAGATCCCGAATACCAACCCGAATTAGCACTCTATCAGGGAAAAACTTGTTCAATGGACGGATATATCGAACAGAAGTTCGGAAAACGATACGTTCAGATAATAAATGCCATGATGAACTGATTAATCCTGAATATTAGTAAGCGAAAATAATTGCAAGGCGGTGAAAACAAACATTCATCGCCTTTTCTATTCTTACCCAAACAACTTGTAAAATATGAAAGCAGAATATGAAAAACTAATCCGTGCCCTACGGATTGAATTTTCCGTGGAAATAAAAGAAGCAGATGCCAACACGGACAAATGGTACGAACTTTATGTGGATAAAGGCGTCGAAATCGGTACGCATACAGTCTGCAGCGCTTCTACATTCGACGAGGTAATCGTCCACTTCGAGAAATATGCTGAACAGTATGGCATTTTGAATACGCACATTGATATAATGCGCCAGCCGGACGATGCCGAGGTCGATATTAGCCTGACACATTCCGCTAAGTTGCTCAATGTCCCCAAGCTGGTTAATGTCTATTTCCGCCTTGACTCCGGCTATGTTTGGGGTGGTGACCACCCCGGCATGTCTAAGGAAAAAGAAGATGCTTTCTTTGCTGAAGCTCGTCGGCTCTTTAGCGAAGCCGGTTACGAAATCAAGTCAATAAAATATACCGAATGTCCTGGCATTGTCAAAGAGTTTACTGACCTCTATTGTCACCCGATGGACCTCTCCGGCTATTGTGAAGAAAGCCGCATCCCCGAAATCGAAGCGATTCTCGCCAAAGGAACCACGTTCAGACATCGGTGTACCGACATCTACGAACAAGTCTATCCGTACAATCGGCATCAGGAAATAGAATATTATCGGCAGACCTACCGTGATTATATCCAAACCCGACTGCTTTCCTTTTTCTCAACCAAGCGTTGCAACCTCTACAAACCGCAGCAGAAAGTAGTCGAACAACTTGCTAACCAAATCCGCATAAAAACAATTGAGCATACCATCGGCGTGTCCTCCGGTGATCCCTGCGAAACCTACATCCATGAATTGTACAAAGATTTGGTGTCCAAAGGTATGCTGATAGAGGCGGAAAAATCAATGGGCGTATCCTGCATCAAACTCTGTCGTTCAGCTAATGCAAAGGAAATTAAACAACTAAAACTAATCGTAACATGAAAAAGAAAAAAGATCGTTTTAATAAAATAATGAATATTCTAAGCTCAAATCAATTGATGGCAATTTATAACTTACTTCAAAATATTATTGCCAATATAGACACCATATTAGGGAATAGATGTATGAAAAAGATACAGCCTTTGTTGGATGAAGGCCGATTCAAAGAAGCCCTAACAGAAATAAATTTATTCTTTGGTTCTGAATCAGAATATTCGGTAGCCAAATACCTCTGTATTTTTTCCTTGTCAAATGCTGAAAAAAAACAGGAGAAAGATAAAGAATAACTACTTAGAGAAATAAAATGTAATCGGGCGGTGAGCGGAAGTTCACCGCCTTTTTTTATCCTAAAAAATTACTCCTATGGCAAAACAAAAATTTCCCGGTCTGAACAACATGACTATTGACGAAGTACGTGTTATGGCAAGAGTTTGCAAAAACGACGGCTGCGACACCGAAAAAACATTGGAGTGTATCACCTGTATCGACGATTGTCTCACTATTCTGCGGAGTGCGGCAATGATAAATCGTCGCCGGGGCAATCAAAGAAACAGAGTAACAGCCAGGGATGTCATTGAAGCCCGGATCATGCAAGCTAAATTATAAGGCCATGGCACGTAAAGGACAAGCAACAACCTCTGACTACCTTCCTTTTGAAGAACTAAAGAAACTCTTCGACGGACTTCACAAGGATAAACTCTACAAGTGGGAAGCCTATTGTAAGGTTTCATATTGCACGGCGTTCCGGATATCAGATGTTCGCACAACAACGTGGAAAGACATACTCCACCAAAGCGAATTGATAAAAATGGAACAGAAAACAAAGAAAAGTCGCCTGATTACGTTCAATCAGGAAATTATTGAGAACATCGCTCAAATGTACGAACTGGTCGGTTCTCCCGACCTCTCTCTGCCGGTAATATGGAACTCCCATACAGGCAAGGCATTCTCACGGGAGTACATCAACCGTCGGTTGAAATATTTCCGGGTCCGGTATCAGGTTAAGATACAACACTTTTCCACTCACACGTTCCGCAAAACTTTTGCCCGCAACACATTCGAGGCGAATGGGGGAACGATGAAAGCGCTTTCGCTGATTCAGAAAATCCTCAATCACAAAAACCCACAGACCACATTAATCTATATGGGCTATGTGCAGGACGATATTAATACGATTTATAACTCACTTCATTTTTAATCACAGATAATTATGGAACAAACAGCAACAGTGGCAAACGGCATAGACATACTCGCCGTATTCGATAACATTCAAATCAACAACGAAGAGAAAATCTCTCTTCCCGATAAAGAGTTTTGCGAACGCCAGCAATGCTTGCTCGACGCCTCACTCGACCAGATAGATAAATGGTACAATTTCTTTCTCCAGGAAGTACTGCAATACAAGGAAAGCCATCGTATAACCTTTGTCCAAAATGGTACAGTGAAAACCAATCCACCGTATTCACCCTCTGAAAATTATCCGTCCAATTACCACGAATTTGAGTTCCGTCCGTTCGATACACTCAACAAACTGGTAGAACGACGCTTCAGGGCAATCAACCGGTTCGGGCGTACCATTATTTCCTATTTTAACAACACCTACTCACTGAGTATCCCCCAAAACGAGCCCGACGGGGAACAGATGTCCGTTACACTTCGTCCCAGTTATTTGTCCTATGTCGATTTGGTGATTGACCACATGGGAGGCCGTGGCTTCCGGGAGACAGCCGAAGATGAAATTATTAGTCGCTTCCGTGACAAAGTACTCAGTCGCTACAAGAAAATGCCTGAACTTAAAAACAATAAAATCATCTTTTACGATGTCATCCGGTTCGATGAATTCTATTACAAAAGCTACCAACAGTATCACCTAAGCTATAGTTACACATCTGAACTCAATACCTTCTGCGAGGGTATCGCATTGGTCGGTAACGATAGCCTGAATGGAAGTACCCGCATCATTCCGGGATTCAATACCAATTACGTGAACATCACCGAACCCTATTCCATTCAGGCAGGAGAAGCCGAAAAAATGAAATTCTACAAAAATGGACGCATCGACGTTTGCTTTTCTTCAAAGGCAACTGCCGAAGCCGCTTATAAAAGACTGCTATTAAACAAGGTTAGTTTTCAAGACAATTAATGATGTACCAGACAATCACCCAACAAATACCGCAGAACCGCCGGGCAGAAATAAATGAGAAAATCTTGTTTAGCATCGACACCGGCAAAGCACAGGTAACGGCAGAAATGATTTTCAACTGTTACACCGGTATAGGTGGTTTGCACCACCTTAAGCAAGAAGATTACCCTTCTTACCACGAATATGCACAGGCGAAAAAAGAAATCGAAATGGGACAATTCTTTACCCCGCATGAAATCTGTCGCCAAATGGTAGAGGCAATAGCCCCCGAACCTACTGAACTGATCTTAGACATGTGCTGTGGCATGGGAAACTTCTTCAACCATTTACCAAACCAGTATAACGCTTATGGCTTCGACATCGACCGCAACGCTGTCAAGGTGGCACGGCACTTATATCCTCATGCCAATATCAAAACCGCCGACATCCTGGCTTATGAATCCGAAGTCAAATTCGATATTGTAATCGGTAATCCGCCTTTCAACCTCGATTTTGATGGCACACTGTCCCAGTTCTATTACATCAACAAAGCCTATTGGATGCTCAACCCAACCGGCTTGTTCATGTTCATAGTGCCTTGCTCATTTTTGCAGAGTGAGTTTTGGGATAAATCGAAAATCAGGACGATAAATGATGACTTTTCTTTTATCGGGCAGACAAAGTTGGACCCTAATGCCTTTGCCTCGGCTGGCGTTCACAATTTCGACACCAAAATCATGCTTTTCATGCGGACCTCGCAGTACATCACCATGCAACCCTACAATGCCGAAGAATTTGTCTCTATGGATGAGCTTAAAAAACGCATTGCCGGAGCCAGGGAAATACGCAAAAATCTGAAACTCAAACTTCATCAGGAAGCCAGTACCGAGATTAAAGCCGAAAGAGAAGCCTTCGAGTTCCGGCTCAAAAAGTACCTCTACGAGTTAAAGGTACATCCGCACTTGAGAAAACATTACGACAAAGCCGTTGCGCTTGTTACCAAATTTTACAACCAGAAACCGCCTGAAAACTGCACTTCGGAAGAACGGAAGGCATGGGAGAAAAAGAAACTCACATACGGCAAAGTCCTTTCCGTTATTTACGGTTATATCAAACGGCAGAACTTTGTTCCTCGTAAAGAAATTGCACTGGTTAAAACAAATTACGGTTTCCGGCTTAAAGGCTATGCGCCTCGTCTGCTCGACGGGGTAGAACTGAAATATGCTTCCTTGAACCAAATCATCATCGGGCAATCCGAACTACCGGAACCTCCTGATATAACCCCGGCACTCCAAAAACAATACGATGCTGCCCATAAGTTTATAGCCCGCAAAAAAAAGGATTACGAACTTCAAAGCCGGGAAACACTTCAAATGGAACGGCAATCCAAACTCGATGCCAAAATCAGTTCCCTGACGTTCTACAACAAGCAAATGGAAATCTGCCATTTCACGCCATTGCAACAGCATGATATGGGACTAATTTTTCAGAAACACTATAACCTGCTCAACTGGCAGCAAGGCAGTGGCAAAACGGCTGTGGCATACTATTACGGTAAACACGTTTACGAACAAGGTCGGGTGAAGGGAGTTGTCGTTTTGGCCCCGGCCATTGCCATTCACCTGACATGGGTTCCTTTCCTCGAACGTCACAACGAGAAATACATCGTGGTAACCAAACCTGAACACCTCGGTAATGTATCGGGCGATACTTTTGTACTGGTGTCTCTTACAATGTTGGACGATTTGAAAAAAACATTCAAACGCTTCCTTAAAATGCGGTCGCAGAAAGTATGCCTGCTTTTCGACGAATCCGACGAGATTACAAACCCGGCAACCAAACGGACCCGCTTAACCCTTAGCCTCTTCCGACGCTTGCGTTACAAGCTGCTCACCACCGGAACCACAACCCGGAACAATATCGGAGAATTATACAGCCAGTTTGAATTGATGTACAACAACTCCATCAACATGATTTGCTATGCCCGTGATGTTTATTACGAGAACAAAGAACGCGAAATCGAAACAGAAACGAATCCCTATTATCTCCAGCCATTCCCGGCGAGAAGGGGGGCTACGTTGTTTAAATCTTGTTTCTGTCCGGGTAAGGCTACCGTATTCGGCATCGAGAAACACAATCAGGACATCTACAACCAGGAGTACCTGACCGAACTGATAAACAAAACCATTATTACCCGCAAATTTAAGGAATTTGCAGGCGATAAATACGAAATCGTTACCCGGACGGTCAAACCCAGTGAAGGAGAAAAGGAAGTGTACAAAACCATTCTCGAAAAGTTCCATGAAATACTCTATCTTTATTTCAACCCGATGAAAGATAAGAAGAAAGAGTCGCAACTTCGTTTGGTCAGACAAATAATGCTCCTGATTAAAGCCTGTTCCGTTCCTCAATACATGAAAGGCTACTACGGTGAAGAATATCCCCGGAAAGCGAAAAAGATAGAGCAAATGCTGAAATACGAGATGCACGGTAAAGTGGCCATTGGTTGTACCTCTCTCGATGCCGTGGGAATGTACAAGGAATACTTGTCGGGGAAATTCACGGAACGTCCATTGTTCGTAATCCGGGGAAACGTCGATTTCAAAGTACGCCAGCGCATCCTCGATAAGTTTGAAAAAACAGAAAATGGGATACTGGTCTGCACCCAGCAAAGCCTGAAAAGTTCGGCTAATGTTCCCAGTTGCGAGGACATCATTATTGAATCCCTGCAATGGAACATCCCACGCATGGAACAATTCTACTTCCGTTTCATCCGCCTCGACTCCGAAGGGATGCGGCACGTACATTTCCTCACCTATGAGGATTCTATCGAGCAAAACCTGATGGCACTCGTACTCACCAAAGAACGTATCAACGAATTTATCAAGACCGGTTCCGTCATGGAAGAGTCGGAAATCTTCGACGAGTTCGATATATCACCCGACATTATCTATACGCTCTTCCGCCGTGAACAAGACGATGAAGGACACTTTCACATCCGGTGGGGATCACAACAAGTAAGTTAAATCATTAAACCCGTAAAATTATGGAGCAACAACAATTCAAAGGCACAAAAGGCCAGTGGCACAGAGCCATAAAAAGAGGAGGTACGGGAAGATTGGTTGGTGTAACTCGAAACAACTTCCAACCTCTTTGTGAAATCCTTTATCCTGCCGGTTATGGCATGACTGAAGAAGAAGTCGAAGCAAATGCAAATCTGATTAGCGCCGCTCCGGATTTGTTGAAAGTTTTGATTGAAGTGGCTAATTTGCTTGAAGAGAACGAACCTAACTGGTACTTGCGGAAACACTATAACCGGATAACCTCGGCTCTGAATAAAGCATGTGGAAATAACTCTGGTTAGGAGTCAGGCAGAACCATTTCGCTGACGCCAACGAAATGCTTTCTTTATAATATGTTGATATACAAACAACTAAAAAGACGAGTTCTTTCCAAAAAGGAAAACACTCAACCTGAAACCGGTTATTGTCGAGCCTCACGGGTATAAAAAATATATAGTACTTAAAAACAAGAAAAGAACGGATTATGAAGGGCAAAATATCTTTAAAGAAAGAGATAGCGAACATAATAGATAATGCTGAACATCTTGGTGACAGGAAAGTTAAATGCAATCGGTATAACATGGTACAAACTAATATGTGCGTTGCTGAGGTAGTCAATGAACATGGATATAAATGTACATACTACTTTAAAGAAAACTGCAAGGATCTATTATTGCAACGAGCGGCAGCTATTCAAAGAGGCACGTCTTACAAGTTTAAGACTAGGGACAATGGAAATAGCACACAACAGATTCTGCTCTTTCTAAAGGAAAACAGCGATGCTTTGCAAGTATTGCATGATATAAACTACCTGATGAAAACCAACAACTACAATGCACAACAAGCGTGCAGGATTTTATTCAAGGATAAAAAGCAATTACCTCCCAATTTTTGCCAGGAGAGGACAAATGACTCTTGCAACCCCATCATTTACCGTTTTTATATGAATAGCTATTCCCAGCGCATAAATATCGAATATCTGATGGAGAACATATTGCCGATTTTGCCAAAATCATATTGGAAAGGAATAGGTGACTTCTAAATAAGATAAATGGATAAAGAAATAATATTGAGAATTTAAAGATAAAAGTACATACCAAACTGAATATAGATATATCAGAAATAATGATTAGAGAAATATCTACACAATAAAAATAAAGGAAAATATGAATTTATACATCGGAAAACTTCAAAACGATGGCGTTGTCAGGTACATCGCCGTACCCTACGAGGAACAATACAACGACGTTCCCCGGATATTGGGAACATTCTACAGCACAGATGCCAGGGTCGAAGCATTGATAAACCTCGGTAATCTGGTCACGTTGCAACCATCACCCTACAAGAAATGGAAAGGACAAAGCGACACGGTAAACTGCCGGGCTGAAATCCGGGACGATGGCGAGAAAAAAGGAAAGCATCTGCCGCAATTTGCCGACACCATCGAAGACTATGCCAATCTCAATGCCTGGCTTTTTCTTTATATGGAAGGTCGTTGGCACTTCAAAACCTCAAACGGTTTCCAGCATCTTTCAGCCGTACAAATTACCTTTTCCAGTCGGGAAGATTCCTTCAAAGGTATCAATCTGTACGAACTCTCGGAAAACGGTTCATTAAATTCCGTGCATACAACCCGTTCCGAAAGTTGGAAAGATATGCAAACTAAAGCTGCCACCGAAAACAAAATCTATTACGCCTTTCGGGGCGATAAACTAATAACCACAGTCAATCACCTTTCAAACCAATAAAAGAATGAAAAAGGATATAGAAATATACAAGGCAATCGCCAACCTGCCCGAAGAGCTTGTTACCCCCGAAATTGCGGCTGCCGGTATTGAAGAAGGCGACATTAAATTGCTCGACCATCTGCCTCACAAATACCTCACTGGCGAAATAATCCTTGGCATCATTAAGAAAAATGAAAAGTCATACAGTTGGCAGTCTTTCGAACTTTCCAGCATCCCGGTAGGACTGCGCACGCAGGAAGTATCAGACTTTGCTGTTAATAAGGACCTCAGCAATTTTCCCGATGTACCGGCAGAGCACAGAAGTCAACTCATGCTGAAAAAAATAGTGTCGGACATCGACAAAGGCATCAAGTATTTACATCTGATGCCTAAAACATTATGGGACACATCACTTGCCTATGCCGGGGTAAATGATGCCTATTCCTGTCATAGCCAAAGTTACAACAGTCGGGGAAGATATTATAATTCCGGCACAAACGATATCCAAATGGTGCAGGTATTCCTCACCTTCGTTCCGGCAGCAATCAAAAACCGGCAATTTTATTATGGGTTGTTAGCCAATACGAAACTTTTACCCGAACACATCGACCTGATAACCCCGTTGAAACACAAATCGCGCCCATACTACTTACAAATGGCTACCCGGAAATTCAGCCTGATACCTGAAAAGCATTACTGCTACGAAATCTTTATGGCAGCGATGGCGGAAAATTCCCAGACGCACATAAGCACTCTGCTTTCTGACCCTATAAAATCGCACATGCTTGCCTGCATGGACGATACCATGGCCGACCGGGTAGTAACTGTCAGTGCCGGAAATTTCAAAGATTTGCCAAAAAAATTTCAGACCTCTAAACGCCTCATACTGGCAATAGATTCGTTTACCGGAAGTTATGGCTACAACCTTGTCGATGACTCCTACAGACACCTGTTCACCAAATCTGTTTGTCAGGCATTTATTCGTAAAGACAGGGACTATCCCGAATTTCCTAAAACGATTTGGACGCCCGATTTTGTTGAATACTGCCTGCAATATGGTTCGTCTTTCAACTGGTTCAAACAGATGCCCGCTCACCTGCAAACTCGTGACATCGTGTATAAGGCACTCGACAAATGCTTATCCAATTTACCGTATGTCCGTCCTGAACTAATCTCCCTCGAACAGGCGCAAGAAATGTTCAGGGATTCCGAATACACTCACGAACATATTCCCGAACATTTTTATAGTGAGTTTACCGGGCAAACCGGATTACCAAAGGAATTTTTCGGTGGAGAGGTCAGCTTTCAAGCACTTAGAACGAACAAAGGGAATTTTAGGTATTGCAAACTGGGAGACTGCTATCTGGGATGCCATAAATACGACCGTTATAGCTCACCTATGTACTTGATAATGACACGCCGAACTCCTCACTCCATACGTCCGGAAGTAATCTTCGACCGGACAATCGGCACATATCACGCCACCTGGCTCGAAAAATTGATTGCCGATTATGACCCGTGTTTTTCAAAACCGGCTGTTCCGAAGGGATTAAAAGAATATCAGGTCAATGCCTACTACGGAATTGAAAAGGTCGATACCTATAAGGGGCTCACCATTTACCGTAACACATTGCTTGGTGCAGGAATAAACTATGCAGTAAAAATAGACGGAATAATAAGGAATTTCAATGAAATCAACAATTTAAAAGAAACAATAGATGAAACAGAACAAAAAGCAATCAATTCCCAGCCCCAGCACACAGACGTACAACGAATTGCTGTGTAAAGTCGATACCGGGCGGGGCGCTCCTATGGGACGTCCCAGCATCGGTGACCGTTCCGGGGTTACCGGCCAGCGCATCTACTGCCGCCGGGTTTATCTTCCTATCGACGGAGCCTATGACAAAGGAGGCGCTTATTGGGGCTGTGGCGCACCCCTCTATGTCGAGTTCACGCTCGACAAATCTTACGTGAACTTTTTTAGAAAATAGATGAAGGTCGAATTAGATGTTTACCGGGTTTGGGGGCAACCTAAAATCCATAAGCCTTCGGCTTTGAAGGGAATAAAACCGACCTTTACCATACTCTTTCGAAAACGGAAAAATCAGGTATATATCCTCGGTAAAGATATATATGTTTATTTCTTTGACCTTTTTTCTCGTCCACACGGTTTTCCTGATGCGGAAGATATGGCTTTGCCGTTATCTGCACTTCAGAAAAAATATCCTGATTATTTCAATAACATCATCAAAAATGAACGATTCCTGTATGCTGATACATGGGCAACCATTCTTGACCGCAATGAAGGATATGTGAAATTCACGGGGCTGATTACCGCAATAGAAGAATGTGGCTATCTGCCCAAGCTCTCTTATGACTTGTCATCTGAATTTTGTGAGTTGTCAAAGTTGAACCCTCGGTTTGAGGTTAGCGACTTTATCCACTTACATGGTTCCTATGCAGATTATTTCAGATTTATTAACGATATGATTTACATGATAAAAATGCAATACAATGATAACAGTAACAGCAATATTCGGCGAAGATGCCGTAAAAGAATTTGAAACCACTGGTCAAATCCCTTCCGATAAATGGTTGATGGATAATGGCGGAGTGGTTGAAGAGAAAACATTCCGTACACAAGAAGAATACGACGCCTACATGGAAGGAGTCAATGACACTGCCGAATGGAGTGGCTCTCATTTCTTAGAACCGGAAATTACGCCAGACTCAAATACCCCGGCTCCCTCTTTCGCTAAAAGAATCTCAGCACTTAGAAACGAAATCCGGGCTTCCATCGTCTCGGCCTTGGAAGACAACAACCTGACAAAACTCGACATCAGTGATGCCACCGACCCGACCTATGTTATCTGGTACGATAACGACAACGATCCCCACGAAGGACAGGCAATAGAAATCGGTTACGACGGCAAAGAACTCTCGCTTAAAGTTGAAACCGAAAGCAACCCCATTACAATATACGAAGACGATCCGGCATTTGAAAGCCTGAAATGGCTCGCCAGTATCCATGATAATGTACTGGAAGCACTCGCTGCATAAAACAAATATGAAAACCTCAAAACTATACAAAATGAATGTACAGGAAATAGAAGTCGGTAAAGAGTACCACCTTACAGGAGATATCGAAAACGGACACATAAATGGAAAACCTTATATCTCCCACGAAGAAGTCACAAGAGCTGTAAGGAGGGTAACAGAAACACACATTATTTGTGAGTGCGGCAGAAGGTTTCTAATAAATGAAAACCTGACAATAACCATCCCGGCGTATCGGAAATAACTTCAATAACTTAAACAAGAATATGAAAGTAGGAAATTACTCATTTGAATTAAAAGCCTTCAAGTATCTTGAATCCCGCTCGGAAGAAACCTATTGTTTCAGTGCGGTATTGTATGTCAATGGAACAAAATTGGCACATTGCGGTAACGACGGGCACGGTGGCTCCACCGATGTCCGTTTCCTTCCCGAATGTACTGAAAAGGGCAGGATGATCGAAACTTTTTTGAGAACACAACCCAAAGTGAAACCCAAAGGCTTCGATTTGGAATTGGATTTCAATCTCGAATATATCGTTGATGAATTAGTCCAGGAAATTATGGAAGAAAGGGAACTCAAAAAAATCAAGAACGAAACTTCCAAATGCCTGGTATTCAAAGACACCAAAGGCGGTTACTACACGATAAGCTGGAAAAAATTCACTATTGATAAAATACTTGCCAAACCGGAAGGACGCAAAATACTCAAAAAGACAATCCAAACAGAAATGTCGAAAGGCAACAAGCTGATAAACGAAAACATTCCCTCGGAACTTTTACCTCAAAAATTGTGATATGAGAAAATTTACTACCGGACAACGGGTATATTGGCATGACCCTGACAACCAAACATCAGGAGAATACAAAGTGCTTGATACGTATGAAGAAAGAAATAAAGAATACACCGAAGAGGACATAACCGATTTCGACGACCGGATAATCCTGATCGGCAACGATGCCGGTTCTCAGGCTGAGGTATATGCAGAGGAATTGGAAATTTTACACTAATACATTTTTATGACAAGAAAAAAAGTAAACGCAGAAAAAGTGCGCCGCCCTTCAATGGACGACCGGATAAAGGCGCTTCTTAAAGAAGGGCCGCTGGTAGCCCTGTATTTTAATGTTGCCGTGAGTGTGTTCAAAGAGCATATAAGCAACATGACAGACGAAGAACTGGGAAAAATGTTCGAGAACCTTCTGCATCCTGAGCGAATCAGAGGGAATATTGAGGATATGTACAATAAACTAAACAATATCAAGGATGAATCAGACTCTCAATCTCCATAGTTACGACAAATACATCGTCAGCTTTTCGGGTGGTAAGGATAGTACAGCTTGCTTCCTCTACCTGCTCGACAATGGCATTCCTTTGGAGAAAATAGAACTGTGGCATCAGGACGTGGACGGACGGGGCGATACGTTTTTCGATTGGGAAATTACTCCTGACTACTGCCGTCGCTTTGCGGCTGCTTTTGGTGCTAAAATCTACTACCAATGGAAAGAAGGCGGTTTCCGTCGGGAACTCATGCGTGAAAACACGTTGACAGCTCCCAACTGTTTTGAATGTCCCGACGGTACTATCGGCAAAGTGGGAGGGAAACGGGGAAAACGGACTACCCGCCGCAAATTCCCGCAGTGTTCTCCCGACTTGAAAGTCCGCTGGTGTTCCGGCTACCTCAAAATAGATGTCTGCTCCGCAGCTATCATCAACCAACCCCGGTTCCGGGGTATCCGTACCCTGATATTATCCGGGGAACGGGGTGAAGAATCCGCAGCACGGGCTAAATACGCTATCTTCGAACCCAACCGGGCAGACCTTCGTAATGGAAAGCAGTTCACCCGGCATGTGGACCGCCTGCGTCCCATTCGGGATTGGAAGGAACAACAGGTATGGGACATCATCAAACGATACAGGGTAAGAGTACATCCTTGTTATTACTTGGGCTGGGCACGCTGTTCCTGCAAATTTTGCATATTTGGCAATAAAAACCAGTTTGCAAGTGCAGCACTGATTAGTCCCGCTCAGATTGCCCAAGTGGTTGCTTGCGAAAAGGAATTTAACTGCACCATCAAGCGTAACACCGATCTGCCCACCTTAATCGCTTCCGGTACTCCCTACCAAACAATCACCGAGAAATTAAAACGGTTGGCTACCGGTTACAATTACGACCAACCGGTTATTCTCCCACCGGATGAACCGTGGATACTCCCCGCCGGAGCCTTTGGCGAGAACTGCGGGGCAATGTAATCAACAAAATATAGAGCTTATTCACCGGTTTGATAAAATACATCCGTATTCTACACCCCGGACAACAATCAAATATGATTAATAACCTTTTAAAAAAACAGTTATGACAAACATTCAAGAAGAAACTTTCGAAATTTTAGAAATCAACGACATCGAAACCTTGTTCTCTAACGGACGCATCAACAGAAAAGAGGTCCCGGCTGGTTTTTTCGTTTACGACATTCGTTATGATGACGAGGGCGAAAACTTGGCTACCATCGAACCTCAAGTGACAGTCAATCATGCAGGTACGATTATCACCCGGCAAGAAATTCCGATGACTTGCGAAAGTTATACACCCATTGAAGATTATAACTTTACAGGAGAAGAAACGACCTTGCAAGAATGGAATAAACAATAATCAAACAAAAAACTATGGAATTTAAACTGTTAATTGATGCTTACAGACAACACCTCGAAGCATTCCACAAGGAAATTGAAACAATCTGTAGCAGTGGGCAAAGGAAGAAAATCCCCGCCTCTCCAAACTATCAGACAGAAGTCATTATTCCCGTGTACCGTAGCCTGGCAGCAGAAATGCCAGGCTACAAAATTAAAATCCCCGATTCAAAAACCTATCTTCCGATAAAAGGCTATTATAGGATCAGAATCGGAATCACTACAGTAGGTGGATTTTCCACCCCGGAAGGGAATGACTTCTCGCTTTATTTTATCCCAATGCGACATGCCAAGCCCACCGGGAAAAGAAACAAAATCAATACCACCGAAGAATTGGTGCAACTAATTAAGAACCAATTAGAAACAGAGTAAATAAATTCATAAAAAAGCACTATATTTGCCTATCCTTTCGCATGAAAGAATTGAACTAACTCTTTCGTTTGCAAGCAAATAAGTGCTGAAATAATGTATATATGGAAGAAATGAAGAAGAAGCTAATGAACAAAGAGCTCTCACTGCTTTCAACGATTATGAAAGTGGATGAAGAGTTTTTAATACAGATAAGATCTGTTTTAGATGTAAAAAAAGTGCGGCGGATGCTTATAGTGAAAGAGTTTCAGGACACTGTTAAGGAAGGAAAATTCCAGAAGAAACAAATCATTTCAGCGCTAATGAAAAAATATGGAATGTCACAAAGCGGCATCGAACATATTATCTACGCCACGGTCAGTAACAAGGAGAAATTTTGTACCCGTTGCGGAACAAGTATCAGTAAATATAAATGGACTCGTGGCAATGGGGTATGTGATAGCTGCATGACGAAAGAAATTAATCAGTCAAACAAATGAAAAAGCATAGCATAAGACAAGCATTCGCTATAATGAAAAAGCGGCGGGGAAAAGATACCATTATCCTGTTTCACAATGGTGGCAACTTCGAAGCCTACGAAAATGATGCGCAAATTATAGCTCGTGAACTCGGATTGGAAGTATCTGTCAGAGAAGACATGATGACGGCCATTTTCCCACAGGAAAAACAGGAAGAATACTCAAATTTCCTGCTCGACAAAGGATATGCCGTCTGCATATCCGAAATGCGGGATTTTTCTGGTAATTATATCACCGATATAGCCATAGAAGAAGATGAATAAATTAGTCGAAGCTATCAACAAAGGATGTCTGTTAGTCGGACTGCTCGGCGGAACCACGTCCATGATTATACTCATTGTGATTATCGGACTGGTCAAAGAATGTGTCGGCCCCAAGGAAGACCCTATGGACGTTAGTAATATGAAACAAAGGGAATGTTACGACCGTCAATACCTGACCGATTCGACCAGGGTCGGTTTTGAACTGGTTTGGTACACCACAAATACCGTGACTCCAAAACGTCTGAAAGAAATCCAGAGCCGGGAACCTATTAGAAAAGCGCAAAAACAACTGCTGCAAGAAGCACCGGAACATTTCAAGCACGATTTCTTCCACACTGACATTTACGATTTTGCCAGATATGCCCGTCAGTTTGATGTTGATCCGGACGTTCGGCTCGTAAACCTCTTTGTCTATGGAATGGCACTCGAACAACAGTATCTCCAGCCCAACCCAAATCTTCCGGACGGTTGCACAGAATACAACACCTCTACCCAACAAGGCATCCTCTACCTTGAAGAAAATGATATTTATCCCTATAATCCAGAGGCAGGTCCCACATATAGATATTGGAAGTGTTGGCGAACTTCCACAACGGACGAACGTTACACCCATTTTACCACCTCTGAATATATACAGCGATAACCCCTTTGTTCTCTGTATATATCACTCGTAACATACAGAAAATAAGTGCAATAAATATTTGGCTACTTGCTCTAAATAGCCTAAATTTGCCTTTCGTTAGAATAAAAATTGAAAGAAAAGAAGTTTGTAAATTGAAAGAAAAAAGATGCAACAGATGACTTAAAATGACAGTAGAAAAAACGCAAATTAAATTTGCGAAGTCGGAGTCCACAGGTGAGCTGATAGGTTTTGTATCCCGTCACTCCAAGACTCAAAAATTGATGGGTGTTCGCGAGGACTCCCGCTTCGGTAAAAAAATATGTGTCCTTTCCGAGGAACTCAAGGGCACAGTACAACCAAACAAACTATACGCTGTTGAGTTGAAAGCCATGCACAATGGTTCCGGGTATGTGGTAATTTCGGCAACACCCATACTTTTCAATGCGCAGGTAGATACTCTGATTATACCCAAAAGTATCTACCAGGTTACGGTTACCTTTGGGTTAAAAACTATTTTCTTTGATCCCAAAGACGGAAAAAGTGCTTCCAGCCGTACCTTAGCCGGAGTGATTAACCTGATCAGGCAACGGGAAGACATCGAAAATCCTGATGCAGTAATCGAAAGCCTTACCCGGCAAGCAACCCAGCTTGTCCGAAGAATGGAAAACGACGGGTATATAGTTCCAGACTTTACCTTAAAATGAACCGCCCACAAATAGGCATTGCTACGGATGGGGCCCATTCAATAAAGAATGGGCTCACCCGTTACAGGGCCGTTGACATAGCTACGGGCAAAGAACTGTTCTGTGTGCATCTGGGCAACCAAACCATCAACATAGGCGAATTTCTGGGCGTAGTCGAAGCTGTGAAGTACATCATCGCCAACGACTACCAGCCTCGGATCATCTACACCGATAGCATGACCGCTATCGCATGGTTTAATGCCCGGAAAACAGCATCCGGCAAAAGGTTTACCGCTCTGAAAAAGGCAGAGATATTTCTAAAAACCTTTGCTGCCAGGATAAAAGACATCGAGGTTAAACACTGGGACAATCGGCTATGGGGCGAAACCCCTGCCGACTTCAACGAAAAATAAATTGATTGATTTTAGATTGTTAATTTAAACCCCGCTTCTCCCTGCTGTGAAGCCCGGAGAAGCATTTTAATACATCAAAAACTATGGCAAAAATAAAATCCCAAGCAAATAAATACATCACCATAAAAGAAACAGAATATCTCCAACTAATAGAAAACACCATGATTGTCGAGGCTCTGAAAATGGCTGGTGTCGAAAACCTCCCGATATACCAGGCTGTCAAGCGTATCTTAGACGATAAACGGATAGAGATACACATCAAACCGTTATGCACAAGATACTCGTTTTAATACCACAACATATTGACAGGAAAAATATAGGGCTCTGGCACTGATGATAAGGAAAAATAGCCCCCCCCTTAAGAAAACAAAATACCGGTACTTTATCAAATACAGGGTTAAGTTTTGGTGTTCTCTTGTTGCAGGGAATCCGATTACTTTTCAAATACTTTCAATAACGCCAGTTTATCCTCTTCCTTCTTTGCCCGGAGATAACTCCGATAGCTGCTGAAGCCTGCCATAAGTACCAAATCCATGTTGCTCTTGGTTGCATTCGAGGGGAGTAAACGTAAGTGGTCGAGTTCGTTCAGCCTGCAACGGTTAATCAGGCTACAGAAATTCATCTGGTATTCCTTACTTATAAACTCAGATATATAGCTGCGGTTGGTATTCAGCCCCGCGGCTAAATCGGTGATGCGCAATTGGGGATTAAGATAGGGACTCTTATCACGCAGGTAACGCTCGAAGTGCTTGCGGTCGATGCTTGCGGCCATAGATGGGCTGTCGTTTTTCAAGGCATCGGGCTGGATAATAAGGTAATTGCTATTGAGCAGATTAAAACAAAGGATAAGGTAATTAATAAAATATGCCAATGCTCCAAACAGCAGCAGAGAACTGACAGCAGCGACCGGAACACCTATCAGAAGCCCCGCAAAAGGGAGTGGAACCGTGACAAGTATGAGCACCTGGATGATAGTCTGCCAATTAAGGGAGGTATAATACGCATCGGCGGAATAATTCACGATAAATTCTCTGTAACGGCGTATATTCCGCAGGTTCAATGCGGGATATAAAGAATTATAAACAACGAATATGACAGTTGCCGTCACGTACATTACCCGGAACCAGCTATTGTAACCGGCATCTCCGTAAATAATATCCATTTGACGGTCCACCGGAACAAGGAGGCTACCGGTTGCCGAGACGGCAATGATGAGAAGCGGTATAATCAGATGCAAACGGTTGAACTTGGGATGTTCCCCTGTATTGGTAATGATGGAAACGAACCTGTAAATCATCACCTGGTCAAGCATCAGCGTCAACAGGAATACCGTATAGTAATACACGAAGACGCGGGGGCTGAGAACAAAAAACACCATGCCCAGCCATCCCAGTAATGAAACAAGATAGGCAAAGGCAAGGAACAGGCGCAATCGTCTCTCAACCGGGTTAGACCTGCGTGCATGGGCGTCCATCAGCATCATTATCATACAGATTACCGCACATACCACAGGAGCCGAAAAAGCAAAGGCTTCCGCCAGTTTCATGTGTATCAT